ATGGTTCTTCCACCTTGTCATTATGGATTTCAAGTTTATACAAGAGAGTTGAGTAATGAAGAGAGAGTACAGTATTTGTTTTATAAAACAGATTTATCAAAGTTATATTTAATACAACCAACAGAAGAACAATTAAATAAAGAAAACATCCCAACCAGAGCAATCTCTTTAATGTTCAATATGCGTAGCAATGATGTTCCACTTGGTCTTCCATTCAATTTGGCTTCATACGGATTACTTTTAGAAATGTTAGCAAAAGAAGTTAATATGGTTCCTGATGAACTAATTGCAAGTCTTGGTGATGCTCACATTTATGTAAATCAAATTGATGGAGTTAAAGAACAATTAACAAGAGAATCATATCAATTACCAAAATTAGTTATCGATCAGTTTGATGAAACAAATCATTATATTGGCGATATGGACGATATCTCTGAATACAACATTAGTCAATTTAAATTAGAGAACTATAAATCTCATCCAGCTATAAAAATACCACTTTCTAATTAATTATGGCAACTCTAAGACAACAGTACGAAAATTATCTATTTGCAACAGATTCGAAAATAACTTTCGAGGAATGGGAAAGAACAGTTTTTAACAAAAAATTTTCTAGTCTGTCGCAAAGAAAAATAAATGCAATCTTAAATACATTTCCTGATGTTGATATTGAAAGCGAATACGAAAAAGAGGAAAGATTACTAGAAGACTTTGATGAATATCTAAAATTACTATCTGATATGAAAGTAGGTCTTAAAAGAAAAATGATGCTATTGGAAGGATATGTCGATGTAATAAAATCCAAGAAGAATGGATAGTCAATTAACAACGGAAAAGATAGGGGATAATCACTTTAAAGTAATATTTGGTGGAAATCGACATATAGGATATGCAATAATGGACGTTGATGGATATTATTATTTTGAGCATGTCGCCCAATCAAATGGATTCTGGAGTTCTTATGCTTTAAGAATGGTTTCCGATCTACTTGATGAAATTAATCAGGAACACGACAATAAGATAAGAGAACATTTTAAAAAAGAGAATGAAAACTATTAAAATAAGATTTATTCACGAGAGGGACAAATACTACATTCAAAGAAGAGGATGGTTTGGGTGGAAAGATATAACTTATACAATAAATATGGGTTATGGCTCTATTACAAATTACTATACGTCCGATACCAAGGAATCACTTCTTGATGAAGTTCTTGAAAAATATTATCAGACGGATAAAAGATTTGTACAAGTTATAGAACATTCAACAATTAAAATTTATTAAAAAATGGAAGGAAGAAGATTAATTATCTGCGGATTACTTTTAATGCTAACTGGTGGTTTAATGGTTTTTAGTTCCTATAAAAGAATTGAAAATGAAAATGAAAATGAAAGACTAACAAACAAGTTAAAGGAAAAGCAATTAAGGATTGATGAGCTAGAATCTGAAGTGGAAATTCTTGAGGATGAAATTTCAGAAAGAGAAATAGAGATCAAGTTCTGGGGTATGAAATATGATTCAATAAAACAAAAATAAAATGGAAAAGCCTAAAATTTCACTAGTTATTAGATCAGGAATTAAGATTATTGAAAACACAATCGAAGGTGTTACTGTTAAGATACTTGACGAAGAAATGTCTAGAACCGAGCCTACTGAATTTTTACCTATAGGTGCGTTAGGAGTTAATGTAAGAATAGATTGGGAAGAACTAGGATCTAAGGATGTTTTTCTTACTTGCCAATTGTGTGAAGATATGCACACTCCGTATGGCGATAAGATAGCGGAGGGCTTTATTTTTCCTATGTTTAGAGAAGAGATGGAAAAATTTACAAATAGCTGTAAAGAATATGAATAAGATTTCATTTAAAATAAGTAGGGAGATGATAATGGAGATGTCATCTTTAAAAACAATGGATGAAGGATTTCAATATATTGAAGATTGTTTTGCTATAGATAAAAACAGGATTGAAAGTGTACAAACAATATACGAACCCGAATTTGAACCACTTTTAACAATTACAATCAAACCAAAATTATAATGGATCGTAAAAAATATCCTCCTATTATTCCAGAAAAAAGCACAGAAAAACCTATGGGTGCTCTTGCAAGAAGAGCGGAGAACGAAAGAATAAGAAAGGAAGAAGAGCTTAAAAAATCAATGAAAGTTGATATCCCTCTAGATCCTAGTATAGATTGGATAATAAAAAACATAAAAGGGAAAAACTACTTATCTATAAAATAATGGAATTATTAAACACCCATCCTATTAAAAAATCTGATTTAGGATTTCATGGTAATCTTTTTGGCGGAAAATTATTAGCTTGGATAGATGCTGCAGCAGCTGGATATTGCATGCAGCTTTGTGATAGCCCAAGAGTAGTTACTGTTTCAATAGATAAATGTAACTTCGAAAAGCCAGCTAGAGAAAGCCAGCTATTAAAAATATACGGGAATCCAACTAAAGTAGGGAACTGTTCAGTGACTCTTTACATGGAGGCTAGAGCTCACAATGTTTATACTGGAAAGCAGGTTCTGGTTCTAAAGACGCATATAACATTTGTTCATATAGACGAAGAAGGAAATCCTATTCCTATTGGAGAAAAAGGAAGAAATAGAATAAATAGGATTGTTGGCGAACAGCCGGATCCTAATGATAAATGAAATATTATGGAAAAAGTAAGAGTATATTTAGACGACATTAGAACACCTATAGAGAACGATTGGCTAATTTGTAGGGATTACGATGAATTTGTTAATAAAGTAAGCGAGATAGGCTTAGAAAACATTTATATGATATCTCTAGACCACGATCTAGGTGAAACTGCAATAAGAGAATATTTTAAAAATGTTTCCAAGAATTATGTACTGGATTATGATAATATACACGAAAAAACCGGATATGACTGTTCTAAATGGCTAGTTGATCAGAGCATTGAAAAAAATATAGAATTACCTCTTATATTAACTCATAGTGCTAATCCTATAGGATCTGCAAATATTATGGGCTATATAAATAATTATCTAAAAAATATGAAACTACCCCAAAATTGCATTAGAACAAAAATACCACATACAGTTTAGAAAATTACGAATATATACTATATGGAATTTATAAAAAAACTGTTTTCCGCAATCGCTTTATCTTTGATAATATCATTGCCATTATCTATGCTAGAAGCTTTAGCAATATATTCCATAATAAATCTTTACGAAATACCTTATTTAATACAGTTTTATTACTACCAGATACTAGGGATTAGTTTTATAGTAATGATAACAAGAAATAGAATTAGAATAGATGAGGATGAAGAACCCCCGATTATTCAAACAATTATGTCTTTTAGTGTAAATCGTCTTTTCAGAGTTATATTTGTATGGTCGGTTTCTTTTTCAGTACACTACATATTTTTTAATTATTAATAATAAATGATAAGCAATCTTTTAACTGTAATTATCCCTTGCAAAAATTCAGTAATTTCTCTTAAAAAAACTGTCGAGGATATAATTAAAAAAACCAAGGTAATAAATACCAGAATAATAATATTAGATTTCGGATCAACTGACGGATCATACCAATATGCAGCTCAGGCATCTAGTGAACATATAAGATCTGTAAGAATAGAATCGATAAAGATGGAAGAGGAGAATAATATAAAAGATTGTTTAGATCTTATAAATACTCCATATATTTTAGTTATTACTCCAGGAGCTACTTTTAGGGATAATGATATATTCATTTCATCAGTTAATGGAATAAATAATACTGATTATCCTATAGCTTATTTAAGAAAAACCGATATCTTTAATAATATCATGTCTACCTTTATAAAAAGTAGAAGGAAAGTTGATGCTATCTTTTCTAAAAGGGAATTATTAAGTATTTTAGATTACAGATACGACGATCCTTCCCCTGAAATATTACTAAATGATTTATCTAAAGGAATAAAAGTTGGTGGGTTTACTGACTGATTATTAGTAAACCTTAGATCTTTGTTTAGATTTTTTTTCTAGAATTTCAAATTCTTTTCTAACGCTATCCCATAATATCTCTAGGGGTTTACTTATGTTACCGCCATCTCTTTGGATAGATGCTATGAATTTAACCCAAAGTTTAAATTCTTTCTCGTCTCTTACGTTAATTCCCTCGTTTCTTGAGGAACCTTTTGTTAACATTGTTTTTTTATTTTAGTTAAACTTAGTAACTTTATTACTGCTAAATTAACATCTTATTGTTAATAAAAAAAATTATTCCACGTATTTTTTATCAAAAAAGGTAAAAAAACTTGGTTTATTGATTTTTTTCGAATGATTCTTTAGCTAATTTTGCCTTCTGTGCATATTCATAAAGCTCATATTTAACGAAATATTCTATAGCTTTGTTCATAGCTTTAGGTATATCGCTTCTCTTCATGTATATTTTTGAATATACTTCATTCTCCCACATAAATTCCATAAATGATTCTTCTATCAAATCCTTATTTTCTGATAGATATATTGCAGTTTCGACAGACCTTTTATAAACTTTTTCAGGATTATTAACTAGCCATTCTTCTAAACGATCTGGATTAACCTTATTTGTCATTTCTATTTCTTCAATCATATAAGTTCATACCACTCTAATTAAGTTTTGTTCCGAAACTAAAATTGTGTTGACACATAAAAACAATAAATAATAATTTATGGAAAACTCAATAATATTGCCTTCGTGCATTTCACATCTAAATGAGATTAAAATAGAAACATTAGAAGATGCAATGAAGTTTGAATTGCTAATGGAGATTTATAAGAAAAAATCATATTTAGAGATATCTGATATAATAGAAGAACCGATTAAGTCTTAGTTATCTATTTTTTATATATAAATAATTAACTACTTTGGCAATTATGAAATTAGTATTTATATCTGACACACACGGACAACATAACAAGTTTAAAATACCTGATGGTGATTTTATAATACATTGTGGAGATGTTTCTTCTGTTGGCAGAGAGGAAGAGATAATATCATTTGCCGATTGGTTTTCGTCACTCCCTCATAAATATAAAATCATGATACCGGGAAATCATGATTTTCTTTTTGAAAGAAATTATGATGTTTCAAAAAACATAATGGATTCTAGAGGTATAATATTTCTTATAGACTCTTCAGTAGAGATAGAGGGAATAAAATTTTGGGGATCTCCTATAACCCCGTGGTTTCACAATTGGGCTTTTAATCGATATAGAGGATCTGAGATAGAGCACCACTGGAATAAAATTCCCGAAGATACAGATGTACTTCTAACACACGGACCTCCTGCTTATATGGAAAACTATTTATCTATGGTTTTAGAGGGAGAGGATGTTGGATGTGAGGATTTATATAGAGCTATAAAAAGAATAAACCCAAAGGTTAGCGCATTCGGGCACATACACGAGGGGTACGGAACACACGAGGACGATAATACTATCTTTATAAATTGTAGTTTATTGAACAGAAGATACTCTCCAACAAATAATCCGATTGAATTAATATACGAAGATGGAAAATTTTCTCTCCATAAATAATATAAAAAAAGGAACATCCCAGGTATCGGACAGTTTTAGAAAAAAACTAGTAGAGATGGGATATAGAAAATTTGACGGTAAGCCTATAAAAGGTGAAGTTTGTTATGATGCTTATTTTAAAGATTTTAATTCTGATGATTCTACAGATACAGATTATACAATATATTGTTATTGCTTAGATCTTGATGGAATAGTGCCAAATCATCAATTTTTTGAATTCTCATTTGAGGTTCAATTAAATGCTGGAATAGGAATTATAGGACTAGAGGCGATACAATGGGATTTTAAGACCGAAGAAAGTGCAGAGCTTAATATAATTTTATTTGAAGAGAAAGTAGCTGATGTATGGAAAGCTCTGGGTGGAATAAAATTTCCGCATTAGAAATCCATCAGCCTCCTTAAGTTCTTAAATCCTCTATCTAATGATTCTTTTAATCTTGTTATAGATATTTCAAATTCTCTACCAAATAGCTTAGGAGCATCTTTATAAGATTCTTTTGATTCATCATTAAAGTCTCTCGTATATTGCCAATAGAATGATAAATCATCCGGAGCATTGAAACCGTAAAATTCGTATACTTTTTTCTGAGTTTCTAATACTTGCTCTGCATTCCAATTTTGTCCTATTACTACACACCCAGCATCTATTCCTGTTACTATATTATCCTCTCCTAGAGTGGTGTGTCTATTTTCTATCCAGTTTAATCTTTCGATTAATTTTTGATAAAAAGAATTTGCCTGTCCCCATCTAACACTTATAAAAAATATAACTGCATCACATTCTAAAAGCTCTTTCGATACTTTCCATAGTTCGTCATCCTCATTATTAAGAGAAGCCCAACATCTGTGATCTCCTGATGGATTTTTTTCTTTGTCCTTTAAAGTTGATCCTTTAATTCCGCAATTGTTACCATCTTTTCCCGATACATTTCCCTCGCACGGGTATATTTTTAATTTAGGTATTTCTAGTAAAGTTACACTGGAATATCTTTTTAATTTTTCCTTTACCTCCATTGCTAATAGAGTTGATTTTGGTATTTCTTTACTTTCTTCCCATCTATTAGAAGTAGTAAGCAAAAGAACCTTCTTTTTATCTCTGAGTCCCTCTATTAATTTTTCTAGTTGGTATTCCATATATTTCTATATATCCAGATAAATGCTTAATAAAATTAAATATATAAGAGTATGATGAAACATATTAGATTATACGAGAACTTTAATCTTCCAGAAAGAAAAGATTTCACTGATTCAGAAATACAATACTATCAGAAGCTCTGGGATTGGCTTCCGGAAAAATATAGATATAATAAATTTTTTCTAAGCCTATGGGAACAGGCTAAGAATAAGATGTATCTTTCTAAAAAGCAGTGGATACAATTAGAGTATCTTCTTAAAAATGGAAAAAGCCAATATGAAGCAGGTATATTACCAAATAATTATTAATTGATGAAGAATTTAAAATACTTTAGTGCACTTTTCGAATCCGAAAATATAAGCAGTCCTGGTATAACTATAGATGAATTCTGTAATAGAATAGGAATATATCCGGCTATGATACCATCTATATCTGAATGGTGGAGTAATAACAGAGCAAATATTAAGATACACCTTTTTAGTTTTGGATCACCTGAGCCTATAGCAGGTGTTTTTTTAGGTGATGATACTGTGTGTATAAATGAAAATTTAAGAATGCCTCCGCACATTAAAATGTTTTTATCTCTACATGAATCTAGACATTGTGATCAATACAGGGAAGGAATATTTATGGATGGATATTATAATACAGTATTAGATAATGATCTTCAAGGATTTTTAGAAGCTTACTCTAGATTAGAAATAGATGCTAATGATTATGCTATCGAATCTATGAGACAGATAGGATTTACAAGAGAGATGGACAGAGAGGAAAATATGCTAAGAGGAAATGAAAGAGCAGGAAATATGGTCTATAGAATGATGAAAAAAGATATAGAAAGACTAAATCCTACTGATTTCTTTGATTTATTGAAAAAACAGATACTTTAGCATTTAGAAACAAACTTATGTTTTTTCTATATAAAATATATGTCTAAACAAAGAAATTACGGTATAACAAATCCTTTCTCTGAGAGTCACAGGAATAATCTACCAAATAATTATTGCCTTTTTGATGTTGATGGTATATTATTAAATGATTCAGGGGATCCTGAATTTTTATATGAAGGAAAGTATAAGAGGGTTTCTAAAAACGTAGATTTTATAAAAACATTCTATAACCCCAAAAATGTCCAGGCATTTTTTCTTAGACATATCTCAGAAAAAATAGGTGTCTATATAAGGGAAGAAAAAACTAATCTTTGGTGGTTCTTAGAAGATAGGGAATTAAAAGAATGTCCAAATCCAAGATTAGATCTTGTAAAGACAGAAAATAGAATATACATAGAAGATATTGTATCTGGATATAAACAAAGCATTTCTGGGGTTTTTGTTAGAACTGAGGGTGAAAAACCTTCTGATATGGAGAAATACGGGGACTTTATAGCACGAAAAATAAACGTACCTAATATATTGGTTAATGATGTCTTCGAAAGTGATTATATACACTTTAAAAAGGAAGATATGATAGTCAGATGTGAAGCTAAATCCAATTGGAATGAGCATTGGGACGAGATGAATATTATTATATAAAGCAAATGGAAACTATAAACAAATAGGGTTCTATAAAAATAAATAAGCAAAAAATATGGCTACTAAAAGTCGAGTAAGAAAGAAAAACGGTAAACCAGTAAAGTATAAAGCAAAGCCTAAAGGTTTATCTAAAACGAAAATGAAGAAGCTCTTGGAAATGATACAAGAGCAACAAAAATCTGCAGAGATTAACAGTGCAGGAACGCCAGAAATAAGAGAAACTGGAGAACTTTTAATTTCACCGGATTTTATAAAAAAATTAAATGTATCCCCCGCATCAGAAATAAAAGAGGGACCAGAGTTATCTGATAAAAAAGAAAACGACGAGGATGGCATTTTAGAAGAGCCAATCGAAGAAAAAATTGAAGAAAATAAGGAAGAAGGTCCTATTTCTTCAGAAATTTAAGAACAAGCAAAGTCCCGTCTTAAGGCGGGATTCTTTGTGTTCGGATGGTTATATACCATATCAAATAATCAAATCACATGAAAATTATTAACGATGAACAGTTAAATGAAGCAATTGTAAGTGGTGAAAAAACTTTAGTTCTTTTTTCCGCTGATTGGTGTGGGCCTTGTAAAATAATTAAGCCGTCACTAGAAAAATTAGAAATTGAACTATCAGAAAATATAAAAATAGTAAAAGCTGATGTTAGTGAGGCGGAAGAATCTGCAAAGAAATTCAACATAAGAAATATTCCAACTTGTGTACTTATAGAGGGAGATAAAGAGATAGCAAGATTCTCTGGAGTAAAAAATGATGAACAAATTAAAAAATTTCTTGAGGATCATCAGGTTTTAAATTGAAACTTTATCTAAATTTGCAATATATTAATAAAACGTTCTTTAACATACATATTTTTCTTGAAGCGGTTTAAAGGGTTACTTCAAAAATTATAAACGCAGAAAAAGATTAGTTCTCCGGTTCTAATCTACACAGGTCTCAGTACTGCTATAGATGAGGCGCTCTTATTTACGAAAGGACATAAGAGAAAAATCAGTAGCTCGGTTTAATTCACCAGACTAGAAATGAGGGAATGATTACCTCCCATAAGGAGGGACCACTCTTTAGAGATTTCTCAAGAAAAAAATTATATAAACTCCGAAGCGGTGTGAATGGTTACTTCAATATTTAGGAAAAAAGAAAAAACGCCTTTCACTAATATTCTCGGATTTAAAATTGTTCTGAAGCGGGATTTTGAGATACTTCATATATTGTTAGACTCGAAAAATCCTCGAAATCGATTTTCTCAGAACGACACTAAGGGGTTTAGACGCTAGCGACTAAACCCTTTTTTTATTTAGTAAAATTTAAAAACAAATATATGTCAAAGTTAAGTGATTACGCAGACAAAAAAATGGCAATGCAAATTGCACAAAATTCAATTTACGGTGCTTTTGCAGTGGAAAATTTTATGGGAGGGACATCCTATGAGATAAATCCTCTAGACACTTTAAGAATCGTAGCGGCTTCGTCTATATTTGGAGAGCCTCAGTATTATAGAGATGGATTAAAGGCTCCTAGCAATCTACAGACATTGTCAAAATATTCTATATTTCCATCAATGTATCAATCAGATGTAACTGCTACTGAGATTTTTGAAAATGCTATAGAATCTGCTTTAAGTTACGATTTTAAAGGAACATTGGATTTAGCCCTAGATCTAAGAACTAATTTCTTTATGAGACTTAATCCAGCTGTGATCTTTATAAAAGCTTCACAACACCCTTCAAGAGTCGAGTTTAATGAAAGTAATCCGGGGTACATGAAGAGTATAGGTAAAGCTATTTCTTTACGACCAGATGATTTGACTAATCAATTCGAATACTACATGTATAAGAATGGAGATAAAAAAGGTCTTTCGTCTATGGTTAAAAGAACTTGGGCAGAAAGACTTGGAGAATTTAGCAGATACCAATTAAATAAGTACAAAGGAAAAAGACTAATAGATCTTGTACGTATATCTCACGCAAAAGGAGAGGACATAAATGAGTTAATGTCTACTGGTACTTTAAAAGTTAAAGAGAGCGAAAAAACTTGGGAAACTCTAAGATCTGAAGGAAAAACATGGAAGGAAATAACAGATACCATTCTTATTCCTCATATGGCGTTGTTGAGAAACCTTAGAGGTATTTTTACAGAAGTAGATGATCGTACAATCACAGCAAGAATATTAGCTCAACTAAAATCTGGGGTTGAAAACGGAAAACAATTTCCATTCAGATATTGGTCTGCTTTCAAAGCAATTCAAGGTTCTGATATACACCACAAACAGCTTGTACTGGATACTTTAGAGGAGTGCTTAGATATTTCAGTATCTAATATGCCTAAATTAAAAGGTAAAACTGCTTGTCTATCTGACAACTCAGGATCAGCATGGAGATCTTTTAATAGCGAATATGGAACTGTAACAGTAGCAGAAATAGCTAACCTTTCTTCATTAACAACTGCTTTACAGTCCGACGAAGGTATTGTAGGAGTATTTGGAGATGAATTATCACTAAAAGGAGTTTCTAAAAGAAATGGTATACTCACTCAATTAGCAGAGACATCTAAAAGAGGTAGAGAACAAGGAGGTGGAACAGAAAATGGAATATGGATATTCTGGGACGATGCTATAAAAAATAAGACACATTATGATACTGTTTTCATATACTCAGATATGCAGGCAGGACATGGAGGTTTATATGGACACGGAGACACAGTTGGGGTTTCTCCTTATGGACACGGAGATAAGGGATCAGTAAACGTCGACGTTCTAGCAATGGTACAAGAATATAGAAGAACTGTTAATCCTAAGGTTAATGTCTTCTGTATACAAGTTGCAGGTTACAACAATTCTGTACTTCCTGAAAATCTTTATAGAGGTGCAATATTAGCAGGATGGACTGGTAAAGAACCAATATTTGCCAATGCTATTATAGATACTTGGGATTCTATAGAGTCCAAAAAATAAGATATTCCTTAAATTTCTTATTAAATCCCTAGCAATAGGGATTTTTTTTGTGTTTTTATGTAGAAAATAGATAAATACTAATATGAAAAACATAAAGACTTTCGAAAACTATACTGTTATAGATTCACCAGGCGAAGAGCCAATAAAAAAATATGGTGATCCTTATCCTCTCCTAAATCTTAAAGTGGGGGATAAAGTTACATATTTAGGAGTTCCTTATATAGTAGAAAAAGTTGAAGAGCATACATTATTATTAAGATCCGCCGAAAGAGGAAAAACTCTTAGGGTTAACCAAAATATGTTTAACCAAAAAGGTTACATAGGAAATATGAGAAATTGAAAATATGGAAGAAGATATTAAAATACTAGATATACTATCAGATAAAACAAAAAAAGACATCAAAATTTTTGTTGCTAACTGTTCTATATCAGACGATCCTATAAGAAAAAAGAAATTCTATGATCTTATTCAAAGAGTAATATTTGAATCTACATTAGGAACTAAAGACAAAATAAAATCTAAATAATGGCAAAGGCTAAATCCTCAGAATCATCTAGAAATCACATAAAAAGTGCAAGAAAAAGAAGACCAGGTATACATTCTAAATGTAAATCTAGTGTTAGTAAGAATTCTAAGCATTATAAAAAACCTTATAAGTCACAAGGAAGATAAGAGATATATAATATAAAAAAATGAAGCACCTTAAAATATACGAAAGTTTCGTCGGTAGACCTGTTAAAAATATGGATATGGGCGGAGAGCAAATGGACATGGATATGGGCGGAGAGCAAATGGACATGGATATGGGCGGAGAGCAAATGGACATGGATCCTGCTAACTTCGAAACTGAAACTACTAAATTTGTACCAACTCAAGATGATGAGGAGGGAGATTATATAGTAAACTTTACTAACGCTAACGGAGAGGAAACAACAATGGCTATAGGTCATTCAGTAGATCCTGAATATGTTGGAGGAAATATGGTTAGCTCCATAGAAATGATACCAGATTCAAGCTCTGATGGAAGAGAATATTCTATAGTTGGTTATTATGACGAGGTACCTGGATCTGAAGGTGCTTATGAACTAAAGAAGGTTTTAATTGAGGGATAATGAGTATAAAAATATATTCAGGATACGACGAGTTTAAATACGAGGAACCACAGATATCAGAATATCTAGAGGATGAGAATTGCAGCGAAGATGAAGAAGAATCTGAAGATGAGTCAGACGATTTATTTTTCGTAAGTAAAAAAGGATTAGATTTTGTAGATTCATCAACTTTTTATGTTGTTTCTGATATGGAGGACGAAGAAAACGCCGAGGACATATCTGGATATCTAGGTAAATTTAAAAGAATGTATCTCCCTGATTTTCACAAAATAGTATTTTGTGTTTCTTAAAAAATACCAATGAATAAGATTTTAGACTTTAATGATTTCGTTTTATTTGAAAGCGAAATTACAGACAGTAAATCAAAACTGTTTGATATAGATAATAAACTTCTGTATAGAACATTAAAAGATGTAAAAACTACAACTATAAGCGGGAGGGAATATAATTTCTTGTGTGTAGGAAGCGGAATGAAAGCTTATGCTGATTCAATTAATGAAAGTAATAAGAAGATAGGAGCTACGCTTTTAAAAATAGCAGAAAAAAAAGATAAGACCCTAGTTTTTACGCCTGACGGGATATATGTTGTTTCTGAAGCAGTTGCAGACGGAATAATGACTCTAGCTTCGTCTATTTTTTCTTATGTTAAAGAAGGAGAAATCACAGCAGGATTAAGCGTTATATACACTTTTAGCAGAATAAATAAATATTACACTGATAAAGGAGAAGAGACCTTTAATAGTATGAAGGAAGATTCATCCGGATTATTTAAAATGGTTCTTAAAGATCTTTATAAATTAGCAGAATCTTCGCCAAAAGCTTCAGAGGCTGTATCAGTATTAACTGTAGGATCTTATAAATCATCGACTTCATCATTTAAAACAATACCTGAATTTTTAAGTTCTTGTGTTTATGGTACAGCAAAAGAGGTTGGTGTAAAATCAATTAATATAGGACAAAATATAGAAGACTTTTATAAAGTGTGTCAAAATACATTAGACAATCTTAAAGTTCCTATTAACAAAACTATTGATGATGGAATGGAAAAAATGACACAAATGATCGATAAGGGGATAAGAAAAGGAAATGTGTTTGGCGCTAGATTAAAGAAAGACACACAAGACGCTCTTAAAACAGTACAGGATAGATTAGCACCAACGGGAAAAGCCATAGCTACAAAAAGTAGAAACATATGGGATTCTATAGCAGGTAAAAAAAGAATTAATTGAAATATATAGATATATAGATATAGATAAATAATATAAATATAATGAAGCATATAAATTTATTCGAAGAGTATAGCACTCCATATTCACAAAAACTTGCTGGACTTACACCTAAAATGATTGAGTCAATGACTCCTTCAGGGATTTTAGCACTTGCAAAAGGTGTAATCGATAAAGGAGATAAGGATGATCTTTACCACTTTATTTCTGTTATTGGATCTATGGTTAAAGAAGGAAAACTAAATGGAGATTTTTTTACTGAGATTATAACTATGGCTATAAATGCTGGTAAAATGGATAATTCAGATATCGAAAAATATTATAATGGCCTCGATCCTGATACTATTAGAGATTATAAAAGAGCCTCTCTTTATAATAGTCTTTCTAATGAGATTGATACATTAACTAATGATATAAAAAGAGATATAAAGAATAAAATAAGCATGTTTATTAGCAAACATAAATTAGATTATTCAGATAAAACAGATCTTTCAAATTATATCATTGAAAAGATTAAAAAACAAATTAATTTTTAAAATTAATCCACATAATCATTTTTTTTATCAATATAAAAGATCTATATTTGTGAAACAAAACAAAAGGAACGATATATAATACTTAAATGAACAAAACACTTAACATATTACCTATAATATTAAGACCGTCGATAAGACGATCTCTAAAGGTCCTGTGTTAGTTTTAACTATAACTATAAACTAAAAAACCGGGACCTTTAAAAGTCCCGGTTTTTTTATGGTCTTTGAAATAATGATGAATTGGAGAGGTGGCAGAGTTGGTTTAATGCACCGGTCTTGAAAACCGACGTAGTGAAAGCTACCGCGAGTTCGAATCTCGCCCTCTCCGCCATTTGGTCCGATAGCTCAGCTGGATAGAGCAACTGCCTTCTAAGCAGTAGGTCGCAGGTTCGAATCCTGCTCGGATCACACAAATCCCTCTGCCTAGCGCTGGGCATGGATCGAAGATGGAATAGGCCTCTACACCGTAGACAGGTAGGATACCTTGGTATTCTTTAATGTTATGCACACTTATTCTCCAAATCGTTGGTTGGCACAGTTTGTATGTTCTGGTGATACTTAAAGACATACAATTTCGGGATGTAGATCAGTTGGTAGATCGCCTGGTTTGGGACCAGGAGGCCCCAGGTTCGAGTCCTGGTATCCCGACAGCCATAGAGGCGTAGCTCAATTGGTTAGAGCACATGCCTTATACGCATGCGGTCACGAGTTCGACTCTCGTCGTCTCTACTTAGGTCCCTTAGCTCAGTAGGTTAGAGCAACTGACTCATAATCAGTAGGTCCACGGTTCGAGCCCGTGAGGGACCACAAAAGTCTGCCCGGATGTTGGAATAGGTAGACAAGACAGACTTAAAATCTGTTGGCCATTTGGTCGTGAGGGTTCAAGTCCCTCTCCGGGTACAAATATAAGAGTGGCGGAAGCGAGTTCATTTATGATCCGATGGATAGACGCTAGGGTGTCATGCCCGAGAACGAAAGTTCATGTTGGTTCAAGTCCAACCTCTTGTACTTTTTAGATTTTTTTACTTAACCTCTTTAATTCTGAAGTATCCTCGGTGATCGGTTTTACCTGGTTCTACGCCATCTTCAAATTTGCAATATCCAGTAGGATTAAAGAAGTTCCATTCTTCTCTTCTAACTCTTGATAGTGTATCCTTTGGCATTAATCTCCTGTTATATTCTATGTTATCCTGATTTGTATCCTTCCATAATCCCTTATAAATTGGGGATGTGTTAGGTAAACCTGAAGCATAATCCATTAATTTTCTATTAGTATCAAAGTCAAATATAGACTCGTACATTGAAATCTCTGCAATGTCTCTTCTATAACTAATCCAAATAGATACAGATCCTCCGTAGTTATATTCAGATTTGGAATTTAATCTAGCTACGTAACAAAGATTATAATTCTCTTTAAAATCAGTACTCCCATCGAACAACTGTATATTTTTAGGATCAGGATATCCATAACTTCCATCTGTTACAGTTCCATTAGATTCTTTCATTCTATTGTAGAATCCAGGAAGTATCTCTAATGTTATCGATGTGGGATTATTATTTGTATCAAATCCCTCAAATAGTTTAATATACTTCATACTACTATATATCTAAATAAACGAGATATATAACGTATATGAAAAAGTACATAAAATTATTCGAAGAGTTTGTTTTTGAATACCTATCAAAAGCTTCTAAAATAATTAATAATATTAGTGAATTACCTAAAGTTGGAGAACCTGTGGACAAACTGGATTTTAAGGAAGATGGTATAGTAGCTATTGATTGGAAGAACTTAGTTTTTATTAGATCCTCAGATGAGCTTCCCACACTTCGTGGTAAAGATATGATACTTCACACAGGAAAAGCTCTAAAGAGCGTAGGCTTCAATGACTCTTTCGAGAAGTACCTCAAGAAGAAGTACAATGATGACATCAACGACCCTGAAAATACATGGATAAAGGAAGAACCTCACTACAAGGACTTTGAAACTTTTAGAAAATGGATGATAGATGCTCATTCCACCAGATGGACAAAACACTTTACGTTGAACCACGTAGTTTCTTCTCACTCAGGTGGAAACTGGACAGGTAACAAGTACATCTACTTGATGCCCGGAGAATCTATGATCAAGACTAACGGAAAACCTGCCAGTCTCTTTGCTATAGACACTTACTATGACAAGAGCTTGGTAGTGTCTGACGGTACAGTAGTTCTTTACTTACCTGAAGCAGAGGAAGAAGTTAGGGAGTTTGTGTCTAAAACAGCTGAGAACAGAAACCAAATTTATTTCTTGAAGATAAAAGGAGATATTGTCGATTACGAGCTGCAAGATGCCAACAATGCGATAGAAGCTATGGGCTACACTACGTTTAGTGGGGGCTCTCACTACTCAACCGATGATAATCTTGACAGTGAGATGAGAGATTTACAAGACAGGGAAGACATCAGAAAAAGTGGACTACACTGGGGTTCTAAATGGTACAATCTTGAGAAGGGACAAACGAACTGGGAAGATTTTATGAGTCTAGGGAAGATTAAAAGATCTCAGTACAAAAACTTGGACATCAAGAAAGAAGAACAGGAGTACCAAGCTCATAGAGGATTCAGCAAAGATTACTTGAAAGCTTGTGTGAAATATTTATCAAATGATCATACAGAAGATCCTTTCGACAAAGAAGTTGTGCGCAACTACTTACGATACATGACGATGGTTTGCAAGATCATAGCTACTCCTAAATTTTCAATGAAACAGTTCGATGAGACTGCAGGTTTCATTTGGAATAATTCGGATGAACACGCGTTAAGTATGGATTCATGGGATCCGAATAAATTAGAATCTGAGTTAGATAGAGATTTTGAGTCTCACCCTGAATACACAAGACCTGAACGATACAGTTACGGAACTCCAGAACAAAAAGAAGTTATGGCTAAAAGGAGCAATGAATACATAGGTGAGTATTACTATTTCAATAAGTACCTACTGTTCGACATAAAGCAAGCGTTTAAAACTTCATGGATAGGAAAGTTCCTCCAGGATAACCGTAAAGAACTAGAAATTTTACAGGATATTATTATTAAAAAGAAAGAAAGCCCAGAATGGGAAGAAGCTGCCGGTAAGATAGCTGATAGATTAGTAGACAGTCCAGTATTTCCTGATCTTTTAAACATTGGATCATATCTAATAGCAATGAATAGAGGGGCTAAAAAGTACGGATATAAGGACGTTTATGACATGCTTGAATTATAATTAGAATAATATGATTAAAAAACTATCATATTTCGATATATCAGGAATAATTACAAAGCAATATCCCGAATATACTCTAATAATAGGGAAAAAGTCCGAAGATATATTTAATTTTTTTGGTGTAGAAGAACTACATGGTCTTTATAAGAAAGACTGTTACGATAATCCAACTAATGCTTATATAGCAGGATTATGTAATGTTTATCCGGATGATCACAACAAGCTCTTTTTATTTTTAAATGCTACTCGGTTAGGTAATGGATATAAGGACGTTTTATTGATTATGCACGAATCTATGCACCTATCTCTAGAAATACACGGAACAGATTTAACATATAAAGGTGTAGATATAGAGGAAATAGCTATAACGTGGGCAGAGGAAAATTCTGATTCTATCTACCAATTTCTAAGATCTCAAGGAATACTATAGATATATAAATAAAAAAATAAATGAAGCACCTAAAAATATTCGAGGATTTTAATCAGTTTAAAAAACCTTCTCTGCTTCAAAAAGCAGTAAGTGCTGGAAAAAGATTTATTGGATACGAAAAAAAAGAAGATCGAGCATCACTGGACAGCATTTATAGAGCTATTGGATATAAAGACCCATCAGGATTTCCTGATAAATCCTTTGTTGAAAACGTCAGAGAGATTAAACCTGGTGTAATAGTAGCTTGGATTATTGGAAAATCTGTTACTGTTGATACTAATGAATCAACTATAATGTACAACGGAAGAAATTTAGAATTAAGCGATATGGATTATGAATGCGATAGTCTTTATCACATTTTATCTAATATGCTTTAAAATAAAAAACAAAATGAAACATATATTTGAATTTGAATCATTCTCTGAAAAAGTAAACGAGGGATTCTGGGATGCTCTCTTTGGCAGACCAACAGTTGATGATGCAGCTCACGATTCTATGAGAGGACAAGGATGGAGCCACAGAGGTAAAGATGAAGAAAACTACATCATGTTCCAAGGACAAAAATTCTACCCAGACCAAATAGAATATGATGATGTTTATTCAACTAAACCTATTCCTAGAGTAGAAAATGGCATTCTAATAGTTGCTAACCCAGCTTGGAATTTATAAAAAAAATTAAAATGAAAAATATCCTAACATTCGATTTATTCCTATCCGAGAATCTTAATGTAAACGAGGCTGCTTCACCAGAGGAGTTTAAAAAGAAATTGGAAACTTATATAAGTCAACAAAAAGATTTACTCGGCAAACTATTTGTTAGTGAAGTTAAAGACTCTGCTGGAAAGCTTAATCCTCTTTATTTTCCTATTAAGGGGAGTCCAGCTATATTAGTTGAATCAGCATCTATTGCTAGTCAAATGGAAGCACCAAAATCTACAGGAAACGGTATTGCAGTGAGATTAAAAACAACTGCAGGAGGGACAGAAAAAAATATAGACATATATTTAGCTCCTGATCCTAAAGACAAAAAAATTAAATTGTTCCCTTCACAAAATAAAATATATGATATCACGATGGAAAACATTACTAATGCTCTTCCTCCAGTATTAGTTAAAGCTATTAATACGGGTGATTCTAGATGGGAAGGACAGAAAAAAAGATTATTCGACGGGATCAAAAAAATAGCTGATACCTATGCTGCTATAGGAGTAGGAGGATAAAAAATAAAAAAATTCAGGAAATCGTTTTTTAAATAGGAAACTTTTCTGTACTTTTGGAGTATATAATAAAAAAGGAACAAAACTTTCAATGAAACACTTTTTAAATATCGCAACAGATTTTACTCTTCGTAAAGAAGATTCACTTCTAGAGGATAGATTTAAGTGTCAGAGGAATTAAATTAATATAACGATATAATTTAAACCTCTGATAACCTCAGAGGTTTTTTTGTTTTATACGCTCTTTGAAATATTGAAATTAGGAATAAGGTAACCACTAACCCACTGGTATTAGGCAGCTCTTGAGATGGAATGCAAGACAGAGCGTAGGTCCTGCCTTATTCCTTTTTTATGGTCGGTTCATCTAGGGGTCAGGATACAAGGTTTTCATCCTTGTCACACGGGTTCGAATCCCGTACCGACTACTACAACCTGTACCCTTGAGAAACTCGTATTTAAAGATAAGCAGGTTGGTTACGAAATAAAAGGGTAGGAGAATAAGTAACAAATTGGTCCTACAGTCCAGTTGGAGTGGACGCCGCCCTGTCACGGCGGAGATCGCGGGTTCGAGTCCCGCTAGGACCGCAATATCGCGGGGTAGAGCAGCTGGTAGCTCGTTGGGCTCATAACCCAAAGGTCGCAGGTTCGAGTCCTGCCCCCGCTACTAAATGCCTTCGTGGTGGAATTGGTAGACACGCTAGACTTAGGATCTAGTGCGAAAGCGTGAGAGTTCGAGTCTCTCCGAAGGTACAAAAAGGTCCCTTAGCTCAGCAGGTTAGAGCAACTGACTCATAATCAGTAGGTCCACGGTTCGAGCCCGTGAGGGACCACATGAAAGTTTTATTTTTAGATCATGATGGAGTAATCTGTCTTTCCTCACAATGGGGAGGACGATTCAAAAAGAAGGGATACGATAGTAACCCAGAAACCCCTTTGGATATTCGAATGGATAGCTTTGATTCTAAAGCTGTTAAAGTTCTAAATCAAATTATCGAAGAAACAGGATGCGAGATTGTTATTTCTTCCGATTGGAAAAACTGGGGTAATCTTGAACAAATGAAAAAGATGTATGTTACCCGTGGAATTAAACCCCCAATTGATCTTACACCTAATATGAAAGATTTCGACGAGAATGGTTTTGGACTTTTCAAATGGAAAAATCTTTACGAAGCTATTCGTTTTACAGAGATTAAAGAATGGCTTAAAAACCATCCAGAGGTAACACATTGGGTGGCAGTAGATGATATGAATCTTTCTAAACTAGAAAACTTTGTAATGACTACCAAACCTTATAATGAGGGGATAAAACAGTCAGGAATTAAGGATAAAATTATTAAATTTTTAATTTAATTAATAAAATCTTTTTTTCCCCTGTAATTTAATTCCTACATTTACATTCTAATTAAAAAAACTTTTACAATGGAATTAAACAAAATGAGCAGAGTTACTATGAGTGTAGCTCACGAGAATCCTGATGCACAGGTAAATTTTAAAGCAGTTGGTATTGGAAAAGATCAAAGAGAAGCAGCTATTTTTGCTTTAGGATCTTTCTTAAATGTGATGAATGGAGTAAGTCAGGAAGGAATTTCTGATTACAATGAAGCTTTAGAAATGGTAAACGGTCAATATTCAGAAGATGAAATAGTATCGTTTATGAAAAAACAATTAGAAAGAAATTCAGATTCTTTCTTTAATGCTTACGAATCTACTAATGTGGATTATTCATGGGATGAAGTAGAAGGTGAAGAAGCTGTCGGATTAATCCAAGAAATGGAAATAATCGAAGAGGAATATTAAAAAATATCAAAAATCATTTTTTTATCTGGAATAATTATTCTAATTTTGTGAAACAATATCGGAATAGAGATATATAATAAAGAAAACAATGAAAAACTGTAGTAAACATAACATCATTCGCATGAACAGTCAGATTAATGGCTGCTATCAAACGGTGGCGTTTTGGGCTAAGGGGAAAGAACCCGATCGAAGCTAATACAGAAAATCATATTTAGATATTTTGGAAAAGGCTTCGATTATTCGAAGCCTTTTTTATTTGTTCTTTGACATACTGGAAAACCAAGGTACCGTAGCTCAGTCGGTAGAGCACTAGACTGAAAATCTAGGTGTCGCCGGTTCGATTCCGGCCGGTACCACAATACTAAACAAGAAATTGTATTACTAAACATCATTTGTTTAGTGAGACAAAAATAGGTTTAGTAAAATGATCTCGTAGCTCAGTTGGCTAGAGCACCTCACTTTTAATGAGGGAGTCCCGGGTTCGAGTCCCGGCGGGATCACAAAGGTTGATTGGGGAAGGATGATTCCAATAGCATGAGAGTGTATATCGGCTGGGATCATCGGAGTTGGGAGATATACACCTAAGTAAAGCCAATCGTAAAAGATGATGTCCACGCAACCATCTTCATCTTTCCTTAAATGCGTCTTTAGCTCAATTGGTAGAGCGTTGGTCTCCAAAACCAAAGGTTGTAGGTTCGATTCCTACAGGGCGTGCAAAAAGGTTCTATAGTTCAACGGATTAGAATGGATCACTACGGATGATCTGATCCTGGTTCGAATCCAGGTGGAACCTCTAAAAAACAAGATCGCGTGTCCGAGTGGTTAGGAAACGGTCTGCAAAACCGGCTATACTGGTTCAATTCCAGTCGCGATCTCAAATAAATTGTGCCTATGAATAAAAAAGAAAAAGTAGTAATTAGTGGAAGCTTTGCTTCAAGTAGGGAAAACCTAAGAATTGATGTGATTAATTTCACAACTGGTAAAAAAATTCTCAAAAGAATAAAGAGAATATTAAAAAAAGGAAAGTAATCTCAGATGGTGACGGGGCTCGCCTGCTAAGCGAAGCGTACCTTAATTGGTATTTGGTTCGATTCCAATTCTTTCCGCAACATTGACATATAGCTCAGTTGGTTAGAGCGTTGATCTGATACGTCAAAGGCCGAAGGTTCGAATCCTTCTATGTCAACCACATTTAGTCTCTTAGCTCAGTTGGTAGAGCGTTTGGTTTACATCCAAAATGTCGGGGGTTCGAATCCCTCAGGGACTACAAGATTAGAAGCGGTGAATGGGGTTACTTCTCAGAACTTTTAAATTTGACCAAAAAACACCTCGCTCAAATATTCTCTAATCTAAACTGGGGATGTAGCTCAGCGGTAGAGCTCTCGACTGTTAATCGATAGGTCGCTGGTTCGAATCCAGCCTTCCCCGCAATTCGGAGTGTTGAGCAATTGGCTGCTCAGCTGACTGTAAATCAGCCGCCTTACGGCATTGGGGGTTCGAATCCCTCCGCTCCGACACAGTGTATCTGTAAGATATAGAGACGGACAGTCCGACGGTTGAAGTGGATGCGTAATTCCACACGTCTCTAAATGCGATAGTAGCTCAGTTGGTAGAGCACCGTCCTTCCAAGTCGGGGGTCGCAGGTTCGAATCCTGTCTATCGCTCCACGGGGTAGTAGCTCAATTGGCTGAGCGCTTCCTTTGCAAGGAAGAGGATGTGGGTTCAAGTCCCATCTACTCCACTTATATGGCGAGTTAGCTCAGTTGGTAGAGCGTTGGAATCATACCCCAAAGGTCGGCAGTTCGAACCTGCCACTCGCTACTGTGACGGTAGCTCAGTTGGTTAGAGCGTCTGATTGTGGTTCAGAAGGTCGGGGGTTCGATTCCCCTCTGTCACCCCATGCTTTTGTAGCTCAGTTGGTAGAGCACTTCACTTGTAATGAAGGTGTCGCAGGTTCGATCCCCGTCAAAAGCTCATATTTTCCTCTCGTCTAATTGGCAGGACATGTGGTTTTGGTCCACAGAATCGAGGTTCGAACCCTTGGGGGAAAACAAAAAGATAAATACAATGTCCAGTATGTAAAATTTAAGATTATGAAAGTGCTAGTATTAAATAATGACTTTACGCCTGTAAGCGTTACCGATTTTGCCCGGGGATTTAAGCTTGTATACAAAGGTAAAGCTGAAGTTTTAGAGCACGATGAAGAAAATCCGATAGTAACAGATCAAAAAATTTACAAAAGGCCCTCAGTTATAAGGCTTTTAAAGTACGTTGTTCTTCCATTTAAAAAGCTAAAACCCACTAGGGAGAACATATTTAAGAGAGACGAATTAAAGTGCTTATACTGCGATTCTACGAAGCAACTTACTATAGATCATGTTAGACCTAAATCTAGAGGCGGTATTAATACATGGGAAAATCTAGCTACCTGTTGTTCTAAATGTAATAGTAAAAAAGGCGACAGAACACCAGAGGAAGCTGGTATGAAAATGAGACACAAACCATTTAAACCTGGTTATGGGTATTTCATTAGGAATTTCTCTAAAGGAATGGATATCTGGACTGCTTATCTACCTGATTAGAGATTAAAGAAGAACTGATTCAGCATATTCCATAACTGAAGGGTGAGTATCAACTAAATGTTTAACAAGTTTAATTGTGTTAACATCCTCTGAATCTTTTGTTTGTTCTAGAAAAGATCCTAGCATTTCTACACCTTCCGTTGTTAGTTTTAATATATTTATAACATCATTTTTGTCATACTTTCCTTCAGTAAGTTCTTTAAATAGATCTATGTCTTCTAAACTAAAGAATCCTCCATTTTTTTCTGAATTAAAAGCGCTAACAACCTCTGGATATTTTATAGAGTTATCTTTTCTGATTATGGTTACTACAAGATTTTTAAATGTATCCATTTCCTCTCTAGAGTATTCCCCTTCCTCTATAGCTCTTTGAACTCCTAAACTTCCTAGTGCATGTATTAACGCTATGTTGCTTCCCCCAGATTTCTGAGATATTGATTGTATAATTTTTTTAATTACTAACTCTGTATCGAAATTTTTAGTTATAGCTTCCTCTATTTCTGGTGAATAGATGCCATATTCTTTCATAAGCTCTAAGTAGTTCTGAGAGCCTCTATTAGTAACTGAGTGGTTTCTTCTATTAGCAGAACTTGTAATTCTTCCGTTAGGATCTACAGTAAGAGAAGTTAGATATTTATCATCAGTTTTAGGAAGTCCTAATAGATTTATTGATAACTGTAGTCTTCCTGATGTATATTGCCAAAAAGTTGAATCCGTTCTTATACAATATGGAGCATTTGATATTTTACAAACAGCTCTCATCCCTTCAGCTGATCTAGCTGAAGTTACCACTATTTTTTTAGCAATATTATAATATAGTATTTTTATAGATGGCGCTATAGATCTTAAAAGTTCTATAAATTCTGTTATACCTGATCCCCATCCCGAAACTTTATCTTCACAATCTAAAACAAATTCCTTGAAAGCAACATAAGTATCTGAGAATTCTGGATATGTTCTTGTGTCTTTATATTTACTACCATTAGCAACTAACTGATCCTCTGCAGTTTCCTCTTTATTAGTTTCCTCATCAACTAGAGGTTTTAGCTGTTTCAGGTCAGTTACCGCGTGATATAGTCTATCTAAAAGACTAGCTCTTTCAGGATCTGTTTCTTTTAATCTTAGAGATTCTGAAAATTCTCTTCTTATTGGACCTACGAATCTATCTACGAATTCTTTTATAGGTTTTTGTGATGTAATATTTTCTAAATCATCCCATAATTTTTCGAAAGATCTTTCTCCCTCGGGTGTTCTTTTTATGTAGCTATCGATATTTCCTAAAGGAAGTGGAAAGGTTGAAAACATTGGAGAGTTTTCTTCATATTTTCTATAAAGATTTTCCACGGAAAAAGCATTAGGATCAGGATCACTCATAGGTAATCTCTCTGCTATTCTAAAATAAGTAAATGGATAAACCAAACCTGGCTTCTTAACCGTATTTAAGAAATAATCCCTAACCTCTACATAATTAGGATTATTTAATATTTTTTTCTCTTCCTCTGGAGTAAACTCAATTTTCTCCATCGGATCTAATTTAAATCTTCTTCTTTTCTCTTCTGCTGCTGTTTTTAGTAACCATGCTTTAGCTGGAGCTACGCTTTCATTAACTGGAGAGAATTGGTTAAACGATTTTAAATTTCTATTCATAAGATATTTATTTTTTTATAGTAGTATTCTTTCTGCGTATTCAATTACTTGAGGATTTGTATCTAATAAATGTTTAGCAAGTCTAATAACATTAGGATCTCCTGATGTTTCCAGTTGTTCTAAAAAATCCTTAAGGTGCTCTATTCCCTCTTTTGTAAGATTTATTATATCTAATACGTCAGATTTTTTATATTCTCCTTGTGTAATAGACTTAAAAAGATCTATATCGGACATAGCCATAAATAATCCACCTGCAGATTTAAAATCATCAACTATACTTTCATATGTTATTTTATTATCTCTTGTAATTATTTCTATTATAAGTTCCTTGTAATCTAGCATCTCTTTTTTGGTGTAATCTCCATTTTCTATAGATCTTTGTACTTCCATACTACCTAATAATAAAACAAAAGATCTTCTTTCATTATTAGATTTTTGTTCTAGTATTTGTACTAATTTTTTAATTGTTAACTCAGTAGAGAAATTTCTTTCTATTGATTTTACTACTTCCTCGTAATTTATTTCTGGTAAATATCTAGGTATAAAATCTCTATAGTCTTCTCCTGGCTTACAAGGCTGTGGCGCTGACATATTAACCCTTGTTCTAGCTTCTTTTATCCTTCCACTAGGAGCAACTGTAAATGTAGTTAGGTATTTAAGATCCATTTTTGAAAGATCCATCATGTTAATGGATATTTGTAAATGTCCCCCTGTTATCGACCAGAAGTTTGCTGGGCTCAATATACATAAATCTGCATTAGAGATCTTACATACTTCCTCCATTCCTTTTGCTGATCTTGAGGATGTCACAACAACTTTCGAAAAAGGATCACTGTATAATAGCTTTATTGAAGGAGATATATTTTCTATCTCTATAAGAAAATCCTCTATACCTGTATCCCATCCCTCGACTTTTTTTCTACAATCATCCACAAACATAGCAAATCTTTCTTGTGGGTTTTGAAATTTGTGAAGATTGTATTCATCTAAATATTTTTTAGATCCTTTAAGTATTCCAGATTCGGGAGTGTGAGAAACCCCTAGCATATCTACCTTAGGTGCCAAGTTTTTAAAAGCTTTGTAAGAATCATATAAGGTGTCTAATAATGCTTTCATCTCCGGATCCTTATCACCTAATTGTACAGCTCTTTTAAATTCATCTCTAACGTCTTTGGATTGTATTTTATCTACAAATCCTTTTAATCCTTTCATTGAAAGAATATTTTCCAGATCAGAAAAAAGAACCTCGTAAGCAGGGGTATTAGATTTTTTTAGTTCCTTCTCTTTTATATAATTACTAATGCTTCCTAGAGGTAAAGGAAATATAGAAAAATTTGATGCTGCTTGTAAATATAGATCCAATAGATTCTCTACAGTAAATGCTCTTTTATCATAATTTCCTTCCGAATCTTTCTGATTGAATCTGGGTAGTTTCTCTTCTATAATAAAATAAGTAAATGGATATACCAATCCCGGCTTATTTATTTTTATTAGATAGTCTCTAATTTCTGTATATCTGGGATCGTTTAATATTTTCTTTTCCTCTTCTGGTGTAAATGTTACCTTTTCACCAGATCGGGATCTTTTACTATTTTTTGCTGCATTCTTTAATAACCACACCTTAGCAGTTGCAACGTCTTCATTGATATCAAAATACCCGTCGAATGTCTTTATCATTTTTTTCTTTTAGTAAGATATATATCTAAAATAAATACACAAAAAATGGGTAGAAAGATAATAACTAAGTTATATGAGTTCGTTATGACTCAGCCTTCAACAAAGCCTGCACCTACTACGGTACCTACACCTACTAGGCCTGAAACTCCGCCAGCTCCTGCAAGACCAGGTAGACCTGTTCCGGACAGAGAGCCTAATCCAGAGGAAACGGAAAGACCGATAGCTAGAGCTTTTGGTGATGCTATGGGAAATATAAAAAATTCCCTATCTCAAGAAAGAGGTACTAAACTAGCAATGGGCATTATAAGTAGGCTAAGAAAGCTTAAAAATTTACCGATGGCATAATGAAAAATATATCTAAATTCGACCATTTCCTATCTGAGGCTACTCTTAGAGGAAATACAGGATTTCCTGGAGAAACTCCTGCTAATAATAAAAACCAGGACATATACAATACTCTCGGAGGAGAAGGAAACTTTATAGACGCAATACTTACAGCTAACCAAGAGGAAGCTCAAAGAATGAGAGCAGAAATTCCACAGGACATTAGTAATCTAATGGGTAATGCTATGCAGGCTCAAAGAATGCAGAGAGGTCACGAACAAGAACTTTCAGATTTGGCTGTTGAAGTTATAAGACAAGTATATGGTACTTTTCTAGATGATGTAATATTGGATCTTAAAATAGTTACTAGACCGGATCAATCTCTAAAAGATAAAATGAAGGAATGTAAAAATTGTGGACTTCCTAACGTTGTAGAATTAGAGGATCAAGAAATCATAGATGAAATAAACAGAAGAAAAATAATAAGAACCGTACAACAAGGAAAGGGATTAAATGTAAAGGAGATCATAAACTTGCCAATGGTTTCTAAAAGATTAAAACAAATATTAGGGGAAAATGAGGGTGAGGAATACAGAAGACTCGCAAATAAAATAGCAGCAGGAGCTCACTATTACGACTTAACTCTAACACCAGCTCAGAAATCTTCAATGTTTAGAGATGCACCTCCAGGAGCATGTGACATAGATATCGAAAAACCTAAGAAAAAAGAGGAAGATGAAGAAATAAATCCTGAGGATCTATTAGACGATATACAGAAAGATGGCGAGATAAATCCTGATATGGCTCAAGCTTTAGAGGGAACTCAGTCAACAGTTATAGCTAGAGCATTGGATTTTGGTTTATTAATCCACGAATCAGTTAAGGGAGTTTATAAGTTAATAACACAAACTCTTCTTATGCAGGTAGGAGATACATTAGGTTTAGAGGCTGCAGACATAGTTAAAGCTAACACTGAAACTATGTTTGACGAAATCGAAGAACAAGCTATCGGAAAGACTCTACAAAGAGTATTTGGACTTGTTATAAATAGTAACTCTAGAGCAGAAGCTATATTAAAAGATCTTAATAATAACGAGGATTACGAAGGAGCTGCTGCTTTTATGGAACAGCTACATTGGTTGTTTTACGGAAAGTTAGCTAAAATTACTCCAGCTAAAAAATGCTTAGAGATAACAAATTCTATACTTGCTCAAGCTTTTGATCCTACAGGAAACAGGTTAAAGCCTATTTCTGAGATAGGTAAAAATATGGATAGAAGAGAGGTTGATGTTATTATTAACCAATGTCTAGACGATATGGATGCTGAGAGAGAATACCAAGACTGGAAGGATAAGTACGGAGGTTCACAAGAGGGATCTTCTGATACAGATCAAGGAGGATCAAATGGTCCTTCAGGATTCGGTGGTCCTTCAGGATTCGGTGGATTCAGTGGATTCGGATTAAATTAATAAAAAATATGTTTTTAGGAAGTCCGGTTTAATCCGGACTTTTTTGTTTTATTAGGAAATTTTTATAGTATTATACTCTATAAAAAATAAAAACATGTTATTCGATTTTGATGATATTCTTATAGAGCCGGAAATCCATACTAGTATTAGATCTAGAAAAAAAGTAGATCCCTTCGACGAAAAACAAATGCTCCCGATTTTTACTGCTCCTATGGATACAGTAATAGACAAAAACAATTTTACAATATTCAATGATAATAAGATATACGGAATAATACCAAGACTTCCTGTAAATTACCCATTAGACTATTTTTCTACTGATTACAAAGTATGGTATTCATACGGATTAGATGACTTTAGGAGAGTATTTATAGAAAATAATATAAGTATTCCTTTAGGAAAAAGAATGTACGCCTTAATAGACATAGCCAATGGACACATGGAAATAGTTAAGGAACTAGTACAGGAGTCAAAAAAAATATACGGGCCTTCTCTTGTTATCATGGTTGGTAATTGTGCTAACCCCCATACCTTTCTTTCCTTATCAAATGCTGGTGCAGACTATGTTAGAATGGGTATAGGTAACGGTGCTGGATGTTTAACCACTGTGCAAACAGGTGTTGGATATCCAATGGCTTCTCTAATACATGATACTGCTAAAATACAAAAAGAAAGAAATCTTTCAACTAAAATCGTTGCTGATGGAGGATTTAAAAAATATGCTGACGTTATAAAAGCATTAGGTTTAGGAGCTGATTATGTGATGCTAGGAAGTATCTTTAATAAAGCTTTAGAAAGCTGCGGTGAAACATTCGAAGGAAATAAAAAATACGATTCTTGGACAGAGCCAGGAGATAAGGTAGATCAATATTCAATAGATGTACTTTTACAATTTGAAGCTGGAAGAAAATTCTTTAAAAAGTTTAGAGGAATGTCTACTAAAGAGGCTCAAAAAAGTTTAGGAAGGGGGGAGATTAAAACATCCGAGGGAATATCTAAAATGCAACAGGTTGAATATACACTATCTGGATGGTGTGAAAATTTTAATGATTATCTAAGGTCTGCAATGAGTTATACCGACTGTTTAACAATAGGAGAATTTATTGGCAAAGTACGGTTCAATAAAATATCTAAAAATTCTTTCGATAGATTTCATAAATAAGAAACCTTTATAAAAACTATCATATAATAAAGAAAATAGCATAAATGAAAAAATTTGGGAGATTCAGTGATGTCATTAGATGGACCGCTGAACAAATGTATGATTATTCTTATATTGTCCACACAGAAAGGTGGCAAGGAAAAGAGATTAAACATGATCCTAGATATGCTATGATAGAGACACTAAATTTATCCTTCTCTTGTCAGATGGATACAGATTTAAAAGTTATAGGGGATCAGATAAAACCAAATTTTGCATGGGCTGACGAACACTTTGAAGAAAGAGTAAGTGGTTTACCCCTAAATCCACCTCCTTCCCATGTTCGTTGGCCTTATGCTCAAAAGAATAATGAAGAGTTTGGCGGTAATGAAAAATTCTCTCATACATATCCAGAAAGAATCTGGCCTAAATTTGCATCAGAAATACCTAATAGTAAGATGTCCGGTATAAGATATGACTATGGAGATTTCAATGACGTTGTTTCTTTAATGGCTAGAGAGCCTTTTACTAGACAGGCATTTTTACCTATTTGGTTTCCAGAGGATACTGGATCTGCTCACGGAGAAAGAGTTCCTTGTACAATAGGATATCATTTCATAAGAAGAGCAGAATGGGTTCATGTAGTTTATTATATTAGATCATGTGACTTCTTTAGACACTTCAGGGATGATATCTATTTATGTGCTAGAAAGGTATTTTGGCTTATAGAAAGATTAAAAGAAATAGACCCAGAAAATTGGAAAGACGTTAAGCCTGGAATGCTAACAATGCACATAACTTCACTACACGCATGGGCTTCTGAAAAACCTATGCTAAAGAATTTAATCTGAGGATATATATTAGATGCTAAGACATCTAAAAGATTTTAAAAGTTTTTATTTATTAGAAAGCAATAAGATAGAAAAAATGGATCCATCTTCGTATAAGATGGAAACCGTTACTGAATTACCTTATACTAATCTTATAGAAGAAAACAGAAATTCATTCCTTAAGAAATTAATAAAAATATCAGAGGAAATTGGAATAAAACCACAATGGTTACTACATACTATATTTCACGAGAGTAGATTCGATCCTAAGTATAAGGATCCTGTATCTGGACAAGTTGGTTTATTATCTTTTATGCCTTCTTTATTAAAAACATTTATAAATCCAGATAGCGGTAAGTATTATACACCTAACGATGTTATACAAATGTCAAATGTTGATCAGCTAGATCTAGTTAGAGCATTTTATAAATCCTGGCTTTCTGAAATGAATTTAAAAGGTGAAATGTCTCCTGGAGATTTTGCTTCATTAACTTTTTATCCAGAGACTATAAGAAAAGATTGGAAATGGGAATTTCCAGAATATGTTGTCGACAAAAACATGGAAACTTTTAAGAAATTTCCTTCAGGGGGAAAATCAAAGAAAAACTACTATGAATACATAGACCAGGTATTTAATAGCGATATAGAGCAAGACGATAACAATAATTATATATTGGGTAATTTCTCCGGAGCATTTGCAGATCCTGAATCTTATAGAGAAAAAAAACCTTTGGAATATTATAGAGGATTATTAGATTCAATAGAAGACCCGTATCTCAATCAAGAAATACAACAACAAGATTTAGCAAACACAGAAAAATCTAAGCAGTCTAATGCTAACACTGTGCCCTTAGGAATAAATACTACGAAATGAAAATAAAGAAATTAAAAGAATTCCACATAAAAGAAAATATAGAGTACAGTGGAGAGGATGTAACTAGAATGCCAGTCATAGGAAAAGTTATAACAAAACCTATAGGTCCTTTCGAGGAAGCAGAATATGATGTGGTAGAAATAATAGAAGATCCTAGAGGTAGCGAGATTTACGTATGTAATAAATGGTATAAAGAATACAAGAGAATTCCTCAACTAATACATTCGGAGCTTGTAAAAGAGTATATTCCTGTAGCTAAATTCGGGAACTTTTATTAATAGAGTTATATAATAATAGAACTAGAGGTTTCTAGTCACTTCCCGGTCAACGAACCGTAGAGTTTTCAGAAATGGACGCAAAGGAAGGGGCCAAATAAAATAATCTTTATGTATTATTCAACGCCAAGCGTGAATGTGGGCTGTACTGCACACATCACAAGAAACAGAAATAGATCTAAGATCTATGGTGATTCAGTCTACCTTAAAGACGGAGAAAATTTCGAGATTGAATTATTCAATCCCACAACAGCAAGGGTCCTTGCAAAGATCAATCTAAACGGTAAGAGTATTTCCGAATCTGGTATTATTTTAAGACCAGGAGAAAGAATCTATCTAGAAAGATTTATTGATACTAATAATAAGTTTCTTTTTGAAACATATGAGGTTGATAAATCTGATGAGGCTCTTAAAGCTATAATTGATAATGGTATGTTAGAGGTTTCTTTCTATAAAGAATCACTACCTTTAACTAATTATACCGGAAGCGGTTATTTTAAAGGATCTCTTTACAATCCAACAATTAATATTGGAGGATCTACTGGGATTTATTACAGCTCTGATGTCTTGGGATCTTATTGTTCGGACTCAAGCTTATCGGTAGGTGGATCAACAATAAACAATTTATTTACTACTACCAGTATGACTAACGATTCAGTTAAAGGATCAAATGCTAGCAATAGCTTAGAAACTGGAAGGGTTGAAATGGGCGAATCTAGTAATCAAGAATTTATAAGTGTTTCTGCAAATTTTATGGATATAGCAGAAACAATTATTAAATACAGAATATTACCGGAATCTCAAAAACCATTAGAGACTTCTTCTATAAGAAACTATTGCACCGACTGTGGAACTAGAATGAAAAAACAAACTTGGAAATTCTGTCCTAATTGCGGATCTAAGATCTAAACCATGCTACACAAAAAACCCAGGAGAGATCCTGGGTTTGTATTTTTTATAGATATTTTTCCCAATCCTGAGCCATTTCTGCTTGAGATATTTCCATATCTGTATATGGTCTAATATTTTTAAGCGGAGTTCCTTGATAAGCCATATAAGCATCTTTAGGAACTGGTATTTGATATTCAGGAGAAACTGAAGAATTTCCTGAATACCCAGCAATACTTGGAGTAGTTGAAACCTGTGGTGTATCTTTAGGACCGAATAACCAATTATAAGCTTTATAACCAGTTTTAACTTCTCTTGTAGTTGATCTTAGTGCTTTAATTTTAGAAGCATTAGTAGCTAATGCAGTTAATTTAGATCCTCCTTTTAATATGAAATTTTTAAGAGAGCCAATGATTTTTCCAACAAAAGGTGCAATTCCAGAAAACTTAGTTAAAAACTTAGAACTTTTTAAAAATGCTACTATTTTAGGAAAAAATTTAGCTACAACATTAATTAAAGGTTTAAGTATAGACGATCCTAATGAAGCTCCTTTTCCTAGTGCTTTAACTAATAGTGATCCCCCAGCTCCTACATATTGACCAAAAATTGGAATTAATCCTATAGCACATAAACCTGCTAGAAGATATTCTCCTTGTTTTGCGTAAGATACTAAATTTATACCCTCTGCTACTGATCCTACTCCTGGTATAAGAGCTGCAAAGTCTAGTACAGTATTATACCAAGCTTCCATTAATGCTGGATCCTCAGAGTTTAGATATTCGAGGGATTCTTTGATTTGTTCCTCTGTAAAAAATATTGGTTGTCTATTCTCTAATAAATAGTTCTCTATGGTAAGAATATTGTTCATTAAGAAGGTTTTCTATTATATATCATATTTTACATCTGAAATCTTTTTCATCTATACAATATAAAAAACATGCTTTATAGATCAAATAAAATTTATGTAGAAGAATCCTTGGTACATGGTAGAGGGGTTTTTTCTTCCGATAGGATTAAAAAGGGTGAACTTTTAGAAGAATGTCATTTTATAAAAGTACCACCGGATTTTGAATATCCCCAAATATTAAATGACTATTTCTTTAGTTGGCCTAAGGGAGAGATAGATGGTATAGTTATATGTTTAGGATACGGTAGTATATTTAATCATTCTGAGGAATCTTATAATGCTGATTGGAATACAGATAAATCCAAAAACAAGATAATATTCTTTACAACTAGGGATATAGATCCCGGAGAAGAAATATTTATAAATTATAAAAGTTATTTATAGGAATCATTTTTTTAAAGATTCAAATTACTCTACATTTGGTATATAAAAAAATAAGCAAAATGGAACCAGAAGAAATAAACAGATTAGAAAAATTAGAGAGTGATATAGATAGAATGTATGACGCTCAAACAAGAAAACTGTATGATTATATGTTATTGGAGGGAGATAAAGCTTTTGAAGAAGGAAATCCTTTAAATAAATTCTTAGGAACGGATCTTTTTGAAAGACTTATATCACATTTTGAATCTACAGAGGAATACGAAAAGTGCGATTACGTTCTTAAATTATCAAGAAAAATAAAGAATGATTACATAAAAAATTCTTTTAAAGATCTTGTAAAATAAAAGAAACTTTTTCCAAGTTTTTCCATATAATATAAATATGGAAAAAGGAAAACGATATATCAAAAAATCTGCTGATGGCAGATTTTTTTTGTATATAGAGAAACCTGTATACTCCATAGACCCAGATAAAAAAACAAAGCTCTGGCTTTCCTCCCCTTATTTGCTCGAAGAATCTCTGAGTGAGGATAAGGACAAAACAATAAAAATCCTAGACTATTTAATAGAGTGGAACGAAACGAATCAAAATTTCGAATCTTGCTCACGACTTTTGTATTTAAGAAATAATATCTAAATACGAATCTTTTTTAATTTTTCCTCTATAATATAAGATTATTAAAATATAAGGAATTATGGAATCGATTTTTGAAAATGAAAAATTATTTTCTGGTAGAATGCTTTCTTTCTCTAAATCTGGATATAGAGATCGATTCCCAGACAACGAGGTTTATTTCAATGCAAACATTTTTGTTTTAGGGGAGGGTAAAATTTGGTATGGTGATATTGATGTCACTAAAGAAAAAGAACAATTAGAAAATGTAGCAAGAGAAATTGGAAAAGATCTGTACATTCTTAGAGAAATGGACGGAAGATTTGGAAATGAAGAATTAAAGGATTCTGAAATTATTACTAGGGCAATGTGTAAAATAACTAAATAAGAAAAATAAAGATGGCAAAAAAAGAATTTTCATTCGCAGAATTAGACAAATCCCTATCTAAAATAGAAGGATTTGAAATGGGATCAATTTTAGAAACTAACGATTTCTCCGAGGTCGGAGATTGGATTCCTACAGGTAACTATTTATTAAATGCACAGTTATCAGGTACTCTATTTGGTGGTATTGCAAACAATAGATCAATGGGTATTGCAGGAGATCCACAAACAGGTAAATCTTTCTTATGTATGAATATAGTAAGAGAGGCACAGAAAAAAGATTACAACGTAATCTATTGTGATACTGAAGGTGCTATTGATAAGACAGGAGCAAAAAAATTCGGTATCGATACTAATAGAGTGAGATATCAACCGATTAAGACTATTTCAGATTTTAAAGTTTTTGTAGCTAATTTAGTTGATAAGGTTAAAACTTATAGAAAAGAAGGAGCAGATCCTAAGATTGCTATTATCTTGGATTCATTAGGAATGTTATCTACTGATAAAGAATCAGGGGATGCACTAAAAGGTAAAAGTGTAATGGATATGGGTATTAGATCTAAGGAATTAAGATCTTTATTCAGAGTTATTACATTAGATCTTACAGCAGTTAAAATTCCATTGATTTGTACTAACCACACAACTACTGGTAACATTGGAGGATTTATGCCAACAAAAGAAGCTGCAGGTGGTGATGGACCAATCTTCTCAATGAGTAATGTTATTATGCTTTCTAAAGCACAATTAAAAGAAGGAAGTGATAATACAAGAACTGGTATTGTTGTAACTTCTACTCCAAAGAAAGCAAGATTTACTAGACCTTATCCAGTTAAGTTTCATATCTCATTTATGAATGGTATGAATGCTTATGTTGGATTACAAGATTTTGTTTCTTGGGAAATTTGCGGAATTGAAAGAGGTAAATTGGAGGTTGACAAGAAAACAGGAGAAATGGAATTTACACCCAATGCTTCTTCTACCAGATGGGCAATTAAGCATTTGGGCAAAACCGTTACATCCTCTCAATTATTTAGTTCGGAAATATTTACAGACGAAGTACTGCATATGATTGACGAAAAAGCTATTAAACCTCATTTCTTATTGCCAGATCTTTTTGATGAAACAGAATTAGAAGAATTAGCTAATCCTGAAAATGAAGAATCAGAAGTAGAAGAAAATGGAGAAGAACAAGCTTAAATTAAAATATCTTCTAGGAATATGGAAAGATCTTCCTGAATATCCAACAAAAGAAGATATAATCTATGAGCTAAATTCGTATCTAGTTAGAGACGGAAGGCCAGATGGAGAATTTTCAGATCAAACTTTTAATTCTTTTTTAAATCCAGGTTGGGAGAAAACTAATCATGGAAAATTAGTAAAAGAATTAATAGAATCTGAAGTATTTGAAAAAACAGAGAAAAGTATAGGGAATAAAAATTGGTACAAAATAAAGGATAATCCACATTATTAAAAAATGCAGAATCAACACTTAGAAAATATTTGGTTTAGAGCAGTAATAGAAAACCCTGCTTATATAGATGCTACTGATGTTAGTTTTTTTAAAAACACTGACTATCAGGAAGCATTTAAAGTAATAAAGTCTTTTTGGAAAAAATATCAACAGATACCAAGTAAGATACAAGTAAGGGAATCTGCTAAGCTCTTAAAGATAGACGATAAGCTACACGATTCTTTATTAGATTCAATGTGGATGATAAATCTGGAGGACTATGATATAGATTGGTTAGAACAAAATGTAGAATCATGGATTGAATGGAAAACTCTAGAGAAAAGTGCAGTTGATTCTATAAACTATATAAGAAGTACTGATGTAACACCCGATAACATTAAGGATGTAATAAACACCTATAAATCTATAGTAGTCGACCGAAATAAAGTCGACTTTTCTTTTGATATGGGGCTTAACTTTAGAGATCCCGAATCTCATAAACAGCCTAGCAATTTAACCTTCTCCAGTGGATATGATTATATCGATTTTTGCTTAGGAGGTGGATTTTCTGCCAAAGGATTATATGTTTTATTAGGCCAACCTAAAGTTGGTAAAACATTATGGCTTGGTAATATAGCAACACAGGCGATCAGAGCTTCTAATAATGTAGCTATTATTACACTAGAATTAGGAGACAGGAAATATATGAAAAGGCTAGGATCTAATCTATTAGGTATACGAATGTCTGAATATAAAGATAGTGCAGAGAACGATGTTTTAATAAAAAAGAAGATTACAAATTTAGCTTTTGAAAATCTTAGAACTCCTGGAGAATTAGTAGTTAAGGAATTCCCAACTTCTCAAGCATCTGCAATAGACGTGGAAAACTGGTTAACTAAAGTTGAACAGATATTGGGTATAAAATTTAAGATTGTAATAATTGACTATATCAACATTATGAAGAACTGGAGAAATCCTAACTCCGAAAATACATATATGAAGATCAAACAAATAGCAGAGGATTTAAGAGCAGCTGCTCAAAGAAACCAATGGGCTATTGTTACAGCAACACAAACTAAACAAAGTGAATTTGATGCTACTGATTTAAGTATGAATTCAGCTTCTGAATCATCAGGATTAGTTGCTACGGTAGATGGTATGTTTGGGATTATACAAGATCCGATGATGTACACGAATAACGAATATAAGCTAAAGCTATTAGCAAATAGGGACGAAGGGTATAAAAACTCTTATAAGAAATTTTTGGTTGATTATAACCATATGAGAATTTCTGAGGATCCCAATTCTCAAATAATGAATGATCAATGAAAAAGCAAAGAAAATTAATTGAAGATGAAAAAGACGACCTAAATATAGACCAAGAGCTAGAGCAGGAAAAAGAGGAAGAATCATCGGAGGAAGAGATGGAATCCGATCCTAATCTAGACTATAGAAGCCTTCAATCTGTCGTAACTTACGAGGATGAAGACTACATATATTCATGTAACCTAAATGATAAAATAGACGAAATATTCCAAGAATCTAGATGGACAATTATAAATCCAAGTAAGAAAATACCAAAGGATCTTATACCATTAATATTTCAGGATATACTGAAAGAACTAGAAAGCACTGAATACAGCATGGTTGAAAAATTTGTAGCTATTTGTGATTATACAGCAATAAATTATCAGAAGGCTTATGAATCTATCCATATGAAATATAAAGAACTTATAGTACAAGAAATGGATCAGAAATACGGGATATTAGGAAAAAAAGGAATTAAAAAAATATTTTAATGGACAAATTCCCAAACATTAAAAGAATAATATTTATAACAGATACTCACCTAGGTGTAAGAAATAATTCCAACGATTGGATAGAAATACACGAGGACTATTTTAAAAATTGGTTTATACCTTTCTGTAAAAAGATCTATAAACCTGGAGACTGCTTAGTTCATTTAGGAGATGTTTATGACAGTAGACAATCTTTAAATCTAAGGGTTCTTAATTTAGGAATAGAAATATTTGAATCTCTCTCCGATATTTTTAAAGATGGAATATTCATAATATGTGGTAACCATGACATTTACGGTAAAAACACAAATGATGTTAACTCACTTAAATCTTTAAAATGGATTCCTAGAATAAAAATATACGAACAGCCCGAATCTATTATCATGGGAGACAGAAAAGTTTTTCTAATGCCATGGAGAAAAGATCACGATGCTGAAAGAGAGACATTAAAATCTGTAGCTGTGCCTCATGATTATATGTTTTGTCACACAGATCTTAAGGGATTAATGTTTAATAAATTTGTTAGGATAGATGAGGGATTAGAATATAGCGATATAGATAAATTTGAAAGAGTTTATTCTGGACATATCCATTATTCTCAGACTTTTGGTAAAATGAGAATGCTTGGATCTCCGTATCAGCTAACAAGATCTGATACTGATAATCCTAAGGGAATAACAGTTCTTGACCTTGAAACAGGATATGAGGACTATTATGATAACAATTATTCTCCCAAATTTGTAAGAATAACATTCGACAAGGTAATAAATTCAACCCCAGAGGAATTAAATAAAATATTTAAAAACAATTTTATAGATATCCTTGTAGATCCAGAATTAGCAGTAAAAGCTCCTTTGGGACTTTTAACAGAATACGTTGATCCTCCACTTAAGATATCTTTTACTCCTATAACAAATCCAGGGGAAGAAATAATAGACGAAGGATTTCACGATTTAGAGGGTAAAAGCTTCTCCATCCTTGACTTAACTAAATTGTATTTAGATAAATGTAACTATGAGGATGACAAAAAAACAAAAATATATTCTGCAATAGAAAAACTATTACATAAGGTCTCGGTACAAATTAAAGAAGATGAAGATCAAGAAGATTGAATGGAGGAACGTTGCCTCTTACGGAAATAAAGTACAAAAGCTAGAATTGCCGGAGAATACTGGTTTAATTCAAGTATTTGGTGAGAATGGTGTAGGTAAGTCAACCATATCTGATGTTATAACTTTTGGTCTATACGGGAAGTTAGAGGGTAAAAAATTAAAAGATATTCCTAACAGATCTAATAAATCTGCATGGATGAAAATAGAATTCGAACAGGACGGTAAAATATATGAGGTTGAAAGGGGATTAGAACCCGCACACTTTCAACTTTCTATAGACGGAAAAATATATGACCAAGCTGGAAAAAATAATGTTCAGGATTATCTCAGCGATGATATTCTAAAAATACCTTATTATGTTTTCAATAACACAATATCTCTTTCGATAAACGACTTCAAAAGCTTCTTAAAAATGAGTACAGCTGACAAGAAGCTTATTATAGACAAGATCTTTGGATTCTATATCTTAAACGATATGAGAGATATTCTAAAAGAGGAAAGTAAAAATATAAAATCTTCCATTGATAGATTAACTGGTGAAATATTTGCTACAGGTAGATCTATATCAGCATCACAGAAGGAATTGGAAGAGCTTCAGAAAAAAATAATTGAAAATTCTGGATCAGAGATAGAAAAGACGGAGGACCAGTTAGAAAATTATAAGAATCTTTTATCTTTACATACTGACAGGATTAAATCTTTTAAAACTAGTGAGAGCGAAATAAACAGAGCAGTAACTAAAGCATACGAGAAATACAGTGACCTAGCATCTAAAATAAAAGAAATTAATTCCAAAATAAATCTTTACAATCAAGATAAATGCCCAACATGTTCATCAGATTTATCAACAGATTTTCATAAGAGTATATTTGATGATCTATGTAGATTAAAAGAAAAATCTGACGAGGATCTTAAAGATTTAAAAAAGAATTATGAAAGTTCAAAAAAATCACAAAATGATTTAGTTGATGTCAAGAATGATCTTTTCTCTAAGGGAAGTAAAATCGAAAATGGAATTAAAACCCTAAAAGATAAATTAAAGTCTCTTAAAACAGCTAAAAACAATGACGAAGCTAATTCTATAAGAAAACTTTTAAACCAGGCAAACGAGGATCTCACATCTTTTAATCAAGAGAAAGTTACATTTGAAGAAAAACAATCTTGGGTAAAAACACTAGACGAGGTGCTCAGTGAAAAGGGAGTAAAACAATTAGCAATAAAATCGATACTGCCCTCTTTAAATAACGAGATATTAAATACATTGCTTTCTCTACATTTACCATATAAGGTGGTATTTAACGAAGAGTTTAATGCACAGATATTTCATCTAGGGGAGGAGATATCACACGGTACATTATCTACTGGGGAAATGAAAAAAGTTGATTTTGCTGTTTTAATTGCCGTTATAAAATTGATGAAAATAAGGTTCTCTTCAGTAAATATACTTTTCCTGGATGAGATATTTAGTTCAGTAGATCCAGATGGAGTTCATAGTATTCTAAACACACTTAGAAAATTATCTGATGATTTAGGTATGAACATTTTTGTAATAAACCATGCACCTATGCCTACTGAAATATTTGATTATAAAATAGAAATCGCTAAGAAAAATAACTTCTCCGATATTTCTTTCGATAAGATATCATAGGATATATAAAACATGGCAGAATTATATCCCGCGGGAACGGAATCAATAAGGAATCTTAATCCCACTTTTAACTATTTTCTTGTTGTTAAATCAGACTCTTTAGCAGATGACATCCCACAGAAAGAATATTTTGTTTACAGATTTATAGTTCCTGTTAACAAGAATGACGGAATATCCCAACTTAAAAGATACTTTAAATTTGTTGAAACGTCAACAGTTTATGAATGTAGAGAACTTACGGATCTAGAATATGCAACAGGTGATTTTTACCACCCGGATTACAAAAATTCAAATAAACAGCCTTTAAGATTTAAGATGAGAGAAATTCCAATCTATTTACAATCAAAAATAAGGGTTATAGATTTAGAGAAGGATCCTTATCAATACGGTAGTAAACCAATAATTAGAGATAAAACGTCCGCTATTCTGGATAACGATTTAAATAATACTATATGAATTTTTTAGAAAAATATAATACAGACGATGTATTTTTTAGAGGTATTATAATAGGACTTTTAAGTAAGCTTAATGAAGCTGTAACATACGAACAAACTGATAGTGATCAGAATGTTACAACTATATACATACCTTTCTTTTATTCGATGGTTGGTGACGAACCATTCCTTCAGGATTTTTATCTATCTTATGAAGACTGCGACGGTAAACCAGCATTTGCAGAAGGTAATTATGACGTAATTCCTAGAGGTATTTTAGAGCTAGGTGCTACTAGAATAGACACCGGATCTGCTACAACTAAATTCGTTCGTGGTTCATATGCTAAGGAAGTAGAAAAAGATACAGGTAGCGAAATGGTTACATATTCATCTTATTTCTACCCAATTCCTCTAGGCATATCGATAAATGCTAAGATAAAAGCTGATACTACACTAGATGCTTTTAAAATACAGCAAAGTGTTTTAGAGATACTTTACAAAAGATTCGTTTATTATTTCTATTACAAAGGATTCAGAATACCTGTACAGGTTAGTCTAGGAGATGCTCCGCCAGATAAACAACCTAATAATTTTCAATTATCATATGGATCTCAAAGAGGAGAAGCAATAACATTAAGTTTTTCTATGGAGTTAGAAACTTATTTACCTGATATAGATCAAACAACCGAAAGATTTAGAGGAAATCTAATGCAAGGTGGAATAAGACTTAATGTTGAATTAGGTACAGCTCCTCCTGATAACAGCACAATAATATCTGGACTAGGAATATATGATATCAAAAAAGATATCACTGGTGCAACTGGTGCAACTGGAGAAGCTCCTTCTAATCCTTAAGAATTTAGTGGCTCTTCAGCTGATCCTTCGCTAGAAGTTTCCTCTTTAACTTCACCTTCTAAATCGGATACTCCAGAATCTTTTGATTTTCTATATCCAAGAAGTGCTGCTCCTAATGATACTAGGATTATAGATTGAGTAAGAATATCAACACTCTTATCTAAAAACATTTTATCTATACAGCCAAGAAAAAAGCATATTCCCCCAATGAAAACTATGTAAAGTCCTGCTGTACCGCTACCGGATGTTTTACCGTCAGAATTTGAAGTAAGCTGTGCGAAACTAAACCTCTCCATTTGCGCTCTAAATTTTTTCATATAGTTTTTACTGATATATATTAGAAACAAAAGCCAAAAATGGCAGAAAGCTTAATAGAATTTTCAGGTATAGGAAACTATAGGATCATATCCTGGTCAGAACCATTCAAAAATGTAGAATCATTTACTGGATGGACCATAGATACTAGCGGAGAAGATCCTCCACACATATATCTATATCTAGAGTATAGATGGAGTATAAACGGTTCCAATTGGTCTTTGTGGACAGAGCTTACAGAATCTTCAATACAAAGCATATTAATATCCCCTGATAATCCACTATGGATAGAGATAAGGATGACTGCTTCATCTGATGAAAATTCTAGTCCATATTATCCGCCAGGAACTCCTTTGAGCCCTCCTATAGTATTATTAGACTTTGAGCTTAATCTAACATATAAAACTGTAGATCCTAGGAGCTTGATGAGTAATCCTCCAGCACCCTTATGTAGTAAGGAGCTAACAAATTATCCTATAGTTTTTTCTGACTGTGATTTTACTTTTAGACCTTATGATATAAACAGGTCAATAAATATGTACCAGGATCTAAGTAAGATCGTTAATAATGTATTTGGCCATGAGGTTGTTTATTATTCAGTACAACCACAAGGAAGGGGAAAGGATGTAGTACTAAAGGAATATAATTTATTTAATGTTGTAGATGAAAAATGTATTAAGGTTATGGTTCCAAACAACCAATTCCCAGATGCAGCATTAACATTTGATTCATGGGGGTTAAACTTTGCCCAGCCTTTTGAAATTCATATAGATAGAAAGTATTTCGAAGGAATATTTGGTAAAGGGTCACAACCAAGAAAAAGAGATATAATATACTTTCCTATAACCAATAGGATCTACCAAATAGATTCTATGTACGTTTTTAGAGACATTAATAATTATCCAGTATATTTTAAAATACAATTAGCTAAATACGAGGTTAAGAAAAATACTACATTTTTAAATACAGAGGCAGAAACGGAACTTTTAGATTACACGGTTAATACTAAAGACCTATTTGGTGAGGAAATAAAAAATGAGGAGATAGAATTAACAAAGCCACAGCAATATGCTATTACATCCCAAAGAAGATTCGAGGATCCTATAAGATCATATATAAATAAGGATCTTCCTATAATAGAATATGATCTTAATAATAATTGGACCATAGTATTTAATAATTATTATGATCTAGATAAAATATTTGTTGATTCACAAAATCAAGTAGATCCATCATCTCCTGAAATTTTACAAATAGAAAGAGACGCAGTTAGATGGAAAGCTGATCCTATATTAACAGAAAACGAAGAAAGATCTTTTCTTTGCTGGTTTAGGAATAGAAACTATTTAGACAGGTCTAAGTTAGTTCCTAAGCCCGCTTCTAAGCTTTCTATTACTATAGATAATATAGGGACTGATGAAATAACTTACAGCACTTATCCTATTCCACATAAATTAGTAATGGGCGGGAATCCTAATGGGTTTGTTTCAATATTAGCAGACGGGACTAGATCTGGAGGATTTGAATTAATAGAGATCTTAGACCAGTTTAGATTTAAAATAAAAGATAACGGAGCTCCTTCACCAGCTAATACAGCTGGTTGGAAAATGCAAAAGGCTCAATCCAGGATTTTATTCGATGGATATTATAACGGCCAGGGAATATTGATAGATTTTATATGGAGTGGATCAAATTCAGTTAATAGCCCATCGGATAACAATTATTTACAAACTGGAAGTTTTAGAATTAAAATAAACAACCTAGAGATAATCTCACCTTTTGGAGCAGGTATACCAAGTACAATAGGAGAATTTATACCTACTACTGATGATTGGTATGGATTTGTTTTTAATTTCTCTAATATATTCAGACAATATTCTATAAATGTATGGAGATTGACATATGATCCAGATAATCCCTCCACACAAACATCGGATCTTAGCTTAGTACATTCTTTAGATGGGGTAACAAGTCAAGTATACACTTTCGACATTCCTCCTGTTATAGAGGAAAGTTACGATAGTCCTTTTTATGGAACAAATAATTATTCATATAAAACAAGATCTTGCCCATTATGGGTAACTAATTATAGATTTTTTAAACAAATGGTAGAAGAGGAAAAACAATCGACTTTATTAAATCAGAATATAGTCGGAGATGCTCAATTAGCTATAATAATAGATAATGCTAAGCCTATCTTGAAACTTCCAAAAGTTGCCAGAAACAGATAATTTATGCCAAGAAGAAAACCAAAAACGCAGAATCTTTCTAAAGAACAAGAGCTTAATCTTAAAGATAGGCTTGATAGTATAATTTTAGCAGATGAAATGCTATCCGGATTAAGTACACCAGATATACCACCAATTAAGCAACACAGAGAGCTTAATATAGATGGGGTAAAAACTGAGGTTGAAATAGAAGCAAGAGCTATATTAGATTCTCTTTCAAAATTTTATAATGATATGGATAATCTTTCTGAAGATTCATACATAAAGCACAAACAAAAAATAGATGCCATGAGTATATCTACTATGGCATTTCAAATAAGAACTGCACAGCATGCTATAGCTAAGCTTATAGAAGAAATTGATTCAGGAAGAGTAGAGCCAAGATTATTCGAGGTTTTAGCACAGCTACAAAATCAAATAATGCAGATGCCTAAAAACTTTTCTTCATATATGACACAAATGGAGAAAAACTATAAACAATTAAAAATAGAATCAGAGGAGGTTAATAAAGGCGGAGATATACAATTTGACGAAAACGGAAATATTATACAATCTAAAGAAAATGAAGATTTATTGAAAGCAAGAGGAACTAGAAGTCTTATGGAAAATCTTCAGAATGTTATGAAAAACGGTAGTATAGTAAAAGATGCAGAAATAGTAAACAATGATCCACCTGACGATAGCCTTATAAATCCTAGGACAAAATTCGGAGGAACAACAGATCTTTTAGGAGGTGACGACGAAATAGATTTTGAACTAGACGACGATATATTTTAATATATGCTTATGAAGGAAGAAAAATCCAGTAATTTTTGGTCTACTGCAAAAGTTGATAAACTAGTATACGATGCAGAGGAAAATGGAGTAGACTACAAGGATGTGGATAATCCCTTCCATGAGAACGATCCAGAGTTAAGAAAAGGAAATATTCTTTTTGAATATACTGAATTCGAGTTAGAGGAGATTAAAAAATGTGCGGAGGATGTAGTTTATTTTGCTAATAAATATTGTCACGTAATGACCGACGAGGGCATTAGACAGATATTACTGAGAGATTATCAGATACAAATATTAAATCAATACCAACACCACAGAAAAAACGTCTTCGTATCTCCTAGACAATCTGGTAAAACCATTACATCATCTATATTTTTATTATGGTATCTTCTATTTAATTTTGAAAAAAATGCCATGATTATGGCGAATATTGGAGATACCGCAGCAGAGTTAATGGATAAGATCAAGGTAATTATGAAAGGATTACCTTTCTTCCTAAAGCCAGGTTTAGTTGTTTATAACGTAATGACTATGAAGTTTGATAATGGATGTCGTATAATGGCTAAAACAACAACTAAAACATCTTCTATCGGTTATACAATCCATATGTTATACATGGATGAGTTTGCTCACATTAACCCTAACTTCATAAACCAATTCTTTAAATCGGTTTATCCTACCATATCATCATCACAAATTGCAAGGGTTATTATAACTTCTACTCCTAACGGTATGAATAAATTTTTTGAAATTTATAAAGGAGCGGTTGAAGGTGAAAATGAATTTAATCCAATAAGGGTTGAATGGTGGCAGGTCCCTGGAAGAGACGAAGAATGGAAAAGAAAAGAAATAGCTGCTTTAGGGTCTGAAGAGGATTTTAACCAGGAGTATGGGTGTCAATTCCTTTCTTCATCTAGATTGCTATTGGATTCTAATACGTTAAAAAGATTAAAAACATCAGAGGAGCAATTTAGATACCACGAACTATCATCATTTGAAAGAAGTACCATAGATTATTCTAATCTTTTATGGCACCCAAAATTCGATCCAGCTTCAATATTTGAAAAGGATGGTCAAAAATTTTATATTTCTATAGATACAGCTAGTGGTGGTGGCGGAGACTATTCTGTAGCTAATATTTTCAAAGTAGCACCCATGCCTAGCAGTGTGATAAAAAGTAAGAGATTTTTTGAGGACGAAAGTGATTTTTTCTGCTTGCTTCAGGTTGGAATATTTAGATCTAATATTATAGAGATAGAAGAGTTTAAAGTTTTTCTCGAGATTTTAATATTAGATATACTAGGAGTAGATAATACAAGAGTAGTATTAGAATTAGATCATAAGGGTGAAATGTTAATGGACAAGCTACTAGATTCAGAAGATTTCTTTGATGAAATGTTTGTTTATACTAAACACTCTGAAGCAAGCACCAAATTAAAGCCTGGAGTTAAACTCACAGTAAAAAACAAAGAAAAATTTTGCTACGATCTAAAAATAAACACAAGATCATATAAAATAATCCCTTCTAATAAAAACGGTATACACGAATTGGCAAATTTTGGTATAAATCCTAATGGTAGTTTCTCCAGTCAAATAGGTAAAGATGACGAAGCTATGACCCTCGTAAACATAAATTGTGTATTCGATAATGGCGATTTTCAAGAGACTGTGATGGATATTTACGATATTATCCCAGAAAAATTCAAAAAAATGATAGAAGAAAGGCTATCAGAAGCTAATGAATCCGCTCAAAACAAAAATAGCGACATTTCAAATTATACTTTCTTAAACGGTCTCCTTGATTCTTGAAGGAAGAATGATATATACATAGAAAAAGAAGTATACAGAACTTCTTAGAATATAAAATAAAATTTAAAAATGGCAAGACAAGTCAAACTTGATTTATCCCAATTTAAAGCATCTGGGGTTTATACTTTAGAATTTGATGCTAGTGAAAACATTATTATAAATCCTTCTACGATTAGATTGGTAGTTGGTTATTCTAATATTGGTAACTTCAATACCCCGGTTTATTGTCCAGATATCACGACATTCCAATCTGTATTTGGCGGTATAGATAAGGCTTTAGAGAAAAAAGGATCATTTTTCCACAGATCTTCTTTAGTATGTCTTCAGAGCGGACCTATCTTTGCACTAAATCTAAGATTATTAAATAATTCTGTTGATGAAAATGGAGATCCTGAATATTCTGCAGGAGCTGATGTAGCTAGATATAGAGCTTTCTCTATGGACACTGAGGAGCAAAACGGAGCTAATGCGACAGGAGGGTACTCAGATCCACTAACAAAACAGGATAAATTATTATCTTCATACTACAATAAGGAGAAATTTTGGTTCCCAGATACGACATATTTCTTAGCAACTGAGGATAATTCTGGATCTCAACCAGATTCTAGAAAATTATTTAGCTTAGTTAATCTTGGGCAAAACCCCGTAAGTATCATAGTAAGAAAATCTCTAGATTCTAAATTCCCTTTAAAAGGATTTGATATTACAGCTAGAGAATATTTTGGATCGGATAACGTTCCATCTTACATGAATCAGTATGATTATCTTTCAGATTGGTTTGTAGATGTTATAGTTGTAAGTGGAAACTGGACGGATTATCAAGCTTTAGCTAACGACCCAGTTTACAGTCAATATTTTACATCTAAAGGGTTTATTAAATCTCAAATAGATAATTTCTTATCCCTTAATGGAGTTAATATAGTTCTAACCACTACTGGTACAATTATACCTAACTTTACAGACCAAAACGGTACATTAAGATACATCCAGACGCTAATTAATAATCAAACAGCTACAACTGGTATATTCTGTGCTGTTAATGAGGAAGCTTTAGACGATCTATTAGATAACTCATCAGTTTTTGACTTAGTTGGTCACCATATAGTAGACGAAATAGGTCCTGATGCAGATATCACAGCTATTCCTAAGAACCTTAATTTCTTATCTTATAGTCAAAATTTATTTGCTGATTATACTTACTATAAGAATTTAGCAGGTTCTACTGGAGGAACTGAGTTACAGGATGCTGTTTCTCCTGGTCCTGGTATGGATATTCTTCCTGAAACTGGTACTCTTGTAGAGGATATTTTATACAATACAACTGGTGATGCAGGTATCCCTACAACATTATGGGATACTTATAATCCTACTGCTAGAGATGGTGGAGCAATTTATCTAGATACATTATTTACGTCTCCAACATTACATGACGATCAAATAACAACACTAGAAAGTTTCCTAGATACTTCTAGCAATGCACCAGCAGTAAAATGGGTAGTTGGTAAAGTTACTTCCAATCTTCCAACTCCTGGATATTTAGGATTCTATGAGGGTGATCTTGTTAAATTAAGAGTAGTAGAGAATAAATTTATAACAAATAACACTTTACCTGTTGGACTTAAGCAACAGTTGAGATTGAGGCTTAACCACCCACTAATTGGTTCTACTGCATCTACAACATATGTTGAACCTTATGATATAACAAATAAGAGCTCAGTTTCAGCTTACCAAATAGGTAATCCTGATTACTTTGATAATGATGACGTATACTTCTCACCAGATATTCCAGTAGGATTGGATAGCTATTTAGCTTACGAGAACTCTGCTATGTATAGAGACTGGGTTAAAGGGAATATAGGCGATGGCGACATTGACTGGAAAGATGATACAGGTACTTTATTACAATATTTAAAATTCGAAGTAAATGTAGATAGAGACGGATACAATATCCTAGTTTGCCGAGCTTATGCTGATGATACATTATCAACCCCTGAATCTATTGCTACTTGGGATTCTACTTATATTAGTTCTTTACCTATAGGAGCTAACCAAGCATCAGGAGAAAGCTTTAACATAGTTTCAACTGCTGGTAATATTAGTGATTTCGTAGACATCATAACACAGTTACAACCTAATATTATAGAATTAAGTACTGCTGAAGCAACAGCTTCTAAAATAAAAGTTGGAGATCTATTAGTATCAACGGATGTTCAGATATATGATAATCCTTTGACTGAAAATCTACAATCAAGATTAACAAGAGTATTGGAGGTTAAAACAGTAGCTTCTGCGTCTTCTCCTGGACTTTACACAGTACAGGTTAAAACTGAAAGACCTATTAAACTTTATCCTGGTACTACAACAAGAGTTTGGAAGTTTAAGAATATCCAAGAATTTGTTAAAACGTTCAACTTTACTTATCTTCCTGGTTCTGATATTAAAGCTGCTTCTATGCCTAACGGAACAGATACAAGAATGAATGAGATTCTAGATGTTTTATACAATACAAATCTTGCTAGAACATTAGCTGATACTGACGTAATAACATTCAGATACATCGTAGATACATTTGACGGAGGTATACAGCCAAACTGTAAATACCAACTTACTAAACTTGCTAAAAACAGACAAAAATGTTTAGCAATTTGTAACTTACCTTCAATGAAGAAGTTCTCTGAATCTATTGATCCTAGATTTACTTCTGCACCTACTGCAACAGATCCAGCTCCACTTTTACAAGCTAGATATATTGCAGATGGAGGTAATTTAAGTTTAAATCCTTCATTTACTTTCTCTTTACCTGATGAAGATCTAGGTGCTAAATTCTCAGGATTCTTTGCTCCTTTCTTAACAATCAGAGAAAACAATAAGAATCTAAACGTTCCGCCATCTCCTTACGTTTCTAACAACTTTATACGTAAGTTCATTACTGGAGAACCTTATTCTATCGTGGCAGGTCTTAAGAGAGGTATTATATCAGCTGGTAATCTAGTTGGTCTTGAATATGATTTTGATATTCAAGATAGAGAATTCTTAGAGCCTTTCGGAATTAACCCTATCATTCGTAAAAGAGGTGTTGGTATAGTAATATATGGTAACCAAACAAGCTACCAAAGAACAAACTCTGCATTTAATAACCTACACGTAAGAGACTTATTAATTACTGTAGAAAGTGCAGTAGAGGATATACTATCAAACTACGTATTTGATTTCAACGAAGATAACGTAAGACTTGAGATTAAAACTCTAGTTGATAACTACTTATCAGGAGTAAGATCAGTAGGTGGTATTTATAACTTCTTAACTATTATGGATTCTTCTAATAATACACCTGCTATTATAGATCAGAACATCGGAATCATCGATGTTATAATCGAACCAGCAAGAGGTATTCATAAATTCATTAATAGAATGACGGTTACTAGAACAGGAGGTATAGCTTCTGGAGGATTCATCCAATTTAGTTAATAATTTGTATAGAATTATCTAAGATAAATATATAAAATAAAAATATGGCAGGATTACCACATTATACAAGCTCCAAGGCGTCAGTTAATAAATACGAACCGGTTTTTCTTAACCAATTCGAAGTACAGATTACTCCGCCAACAGGTATATCTACTCCACAGGGAAACCCTCAGAGTTCTAATATATTGCTTGAGCAAGTAACTAGAGTTTCTGGATTACAGGTAGATCAGACACCATCGGAAATCACACAGCAATATAAATTTGCTAAAAGATATTACGCTGGTGCAGCTCCTCAAAGAACTGGTTTAGATGTTGATATAGAATTTGAGGTTAACCTTAATGACAGCAATTCTATGTACGTATTTAAAGTTCTTCGTCAATGGTCTGATCTTATTTATAATCCTTTAACGGGTGCAATGGGTCTTAAAAAGGATTACACAGGAAATATATTAATAAATGTTTTTAACAAGCAAGGTGATATTTTCAGAAAAATTAATCTTAGAGATTGTTTCCCTATGTCTCCTATCACTGAAATGGGTCTAAACTATACACAAACATCAATTTACAAATTGACTATGCAATGGGCAGTTGACTATTTCGATGATATATTTATATAAATAATTAAAAAATGGCAGGATTACCACATTTTACATCGTCAAAAGCAGCGGTACAATTATACGAACCAGTATACCTTAATCAGTTTGAGGTTATTATTCAACCACCCGCTGGAGTTGCATTAGAGCAAGGAAACAACGGAAGAAGCTTGTTAGTGGAAAACGTTTTATCTGTTGCTGGTTTAACAGTTGATAAAAACCCAGGTATAGCAGAACAAAGATATAAGTTCTCTAAAAGAAGATATGCTGCAGGTGCAGTTGATGATACAGGAGTTAAAGTAAGAATTGAATTTGAGACTAACCTTAATGATAATAACAGTAACTATGTGTTTAAAACACTTAGACAGTGGTCAGATCTTATTTACAATCCTTTAACTGGTGCTACTGGTATAAAATCTACTTATGCAGGAGGAACTTATATTTTAATATCAGTATTTAATAAGCAAGGTGATGTATTTAGAAGAGTTAAACTAATTAATTGCTTCCCAGTAGATCAAATAAAAGCTTTAGATCTTGATTACACTAACGGTACAACACCTTATAAGATAGCTTTATCTTTTAGAGCTGACTATTTCGAGGACATTTTTAACTAATAAAAATAAAACAAATATATAAATGGAGGCTCTACAAAGTCTCCATTTTTTGTTTTCATAGAAATCAAAAATGTAGATATTAAAATAATATGGACGACGATTGTGAATCAGAAAAACAGAACAAGAATATCATCAGTATGTTTGGTCTTAGCAACTTTCTTCAATCCCTTCGGATTCGATATCCTTTTTGCAACGATAATGAAATGGACAAATTCCTACTGGCATACAGTAGCGATTTTTTACTTCCTTTCGGCTCTTTTCTTTGGATTTTATTTCTTTTTGTCATCAAATAAGAAACTAAAACCCGGAAAAAAAGTAGAATAAGATATAAGATAAGTTATGGCAGATAATACAAATGACGAATTGCTTAATGAGCTCAATAAAAGAGAAGCGCAATCTAAATTCCAATATGACAATGATCCGGACGTAGGATCATATGAAATACCCAATTGGATAGATAAAGAATCAGATACAACAAAAGATACGCAACCTATTGGGAACCAATCAATTACACCACAAAATAGTAATTTAGGGAAAGTAAATATGAATAGGAATCCTTTAGGAATGGAATCAGAATGGAAAAATATTCCAGTTTCCAATCTTCCTTCTAAGGGATTTGGATATCCTGACGGATTTGAGATTGCTATAAGAGCCGCGGGAGTAAAAGAAATAAGACACTACTCAACAGTAGATGAAGACGACAGATTAGATCTAGACGATAAATTAAATACCATAATTTCTAAATGTATGAAGATAAGATGGAATGGAGGTATTCTAGAATCTTATGATTTATGGTATGAGGATAGATTTTATATTATAATGGCAATTAGAGATTTTACTTTTATTAGGGGTGAAAATAAAATACTTCTACCAGTAACTAAAAATTGTAAAAAAGAAGATTGCAATATACCCGATATGATAGAGCTAAGATCCAACATCTTAGATAGCTTTGTTGTTGATGATGAAATATTAAAAAGATATAGCAGAGATAGCTATTCATTTAAGTTTGTACCAAAGGATGGATCTGAAGAAATGAATCTTTACATTCCTACTGTTGGAGTAACCACAGTATGTAGAAAAATATTATCAGAAAAAAGAAGAAAAGGAAAAACTTTTGATGAAAGTTTTGCTAAAGTCGCTTCTTTTATTATTCCAGATTGGAGAGGACTAGATGAGAGGTTATATGACCAATACGAGAGAGCTTCTGGAGAATGGTCACCCCTGCAATTCTCTATTGCAGATCAAATAACAGAGAAGATAAACTTTGCTACAAAATCAAGAATCAATAGTAAATGTGAAAGCTGTGATGGGGAGGTCACAGCAGAGATTTCCTTTCCCGGAGGGTACAGATCTCTTTTCGTTATTTCAGATATCTTTAGCCAACTACTTTGATATTAAATTTAGACTCTGGGAAGAATTTAAATTATCAATAGATTATTTGGAGGATTTACCTTTCTACGAATATCAACTGTTTATAGATAAGCTTAACGAAAGAATAGAAAGAGAAAATAAGAAAAACGAGCAAGGCGAATTAGTAGAAGCATTTGCATTTTCAAAGCCAAAAAGATAACTTTTTGGCTTTTTAGGTATATAAATAAAAAACAATTTTGGCAGGAGAAACAGGAACATCAGGAGCAGCAGGATCGGAATTTCCTGTTTTTAAAGCAGGTGAAGGTGCTTTTGATAGAGCTAAATACGAAGAACAAGACAAAGCAAGAGTTGTATCTGATGGAGTAAATGTCAGATTGACTGGTAAAGAAATTGACGAGGATCTTAAGGTTAAAAAAAAATCTGCAGACGAGGTTATAAAAAATGCCAGAAAGTTCTATAATGAATCCTTTGAGAAGAATTTAAAAGAATTAGGGGAGGGAATAGACACCAAAGCTATATATTTTACAGAAGCTTATTCAGGTGCAGATTCGGACAGGAGTACAATAGGCAGAAAAATAGATAAAGGGGAAACTATAGACGGGAAGGAGATTTTTGAAATGTCTAAGCAAGCTGCAGAAAATAAAATAGGAAATGCTAAACTTCTTAAAGACGGTAGGGTTACTGATATAGTAGAAAATCTGGGACTAAGAGATGTAATGGAATTCGATTCATATGAGGACGTACAAAGCGATTTTGACAGTAAAATAAAGGACGAAAAACTTAAATTCGATCCACTACTCGATAAGTTTTCTGAGGTACTAGACTATTTTGGGGTAAAGTCTCAACCTGCAGCTAGCCAATATGCTCCTATTTTATATACTCCTGAAAATATGGCTATAATTTCTGCTTTAGCAAAAGTTCTAGAAGCTGAAGGATTTACTAATGAGAGTATTACCAAAATGTCAAAAGCATATGATGATAACATAAAAAAACTAATAGAAAAAAAAGAAGGAAAAAAAGCGGAGGATGTAATAAAAGAAGCTGCACAGGAGGCTAAAAAGGAAGAACCGAAGACAAAAACGGATGAGACAAAAATTGAGGAGAAGAAATCTCCATCTGCTACTGGACCTGCTTCTACAAATACCCCCACAGGAACAGCAGGAACAACAGGAGACGTAAAACCTGTTGAGGGATCTTCCACTACATCCAATGTTGAAAAATCATCTACTGGTCCTACAGGTCCCGCTTCTTCGACGTCAGTAGAAAATTTAACAAATAAGAGTACAACTGGAGGAACAGGAGCAACAGGAGCAACAAAAGTTGAGGATACAAAAAAAGGTAATGAGAAGACTAAAAAGGGTGAGAAATCAAATACAGAGAAAGCACAAGATGCAATTTTAGAATCTCTAGGAATAAAAATAGGAGGAGATAAAAAAGAGGGTGAAGGAGGCGGAGAGGATGATAAATCTAAATCTAAAAAAGGAAAAGGAAATGCTGAGGTAGAAGCTGCACAGGATAAAATATTACAAGATTTAGGACTCTCGAAGAAAGCTGAGGATAAAAAAGATGGGGATTCTAAAGGAACAACAGAAAAAGCAAAGAAAGAAACCAAAGAAACCAAAATAGAAGACAAAAAACCAGAAACAAATCAACAAAAGTCTGAAACTTCTTCAAGTAGTACTTCTATAAAAGAAACACAAGTACAAAATTTAAATAGTGTTAGTGAACCTGCTAAGACTGAAACCAATACAACACAAACGAATACAACAACGACGGGTTCAACTGCTAATACAAACACAAGTACTAGTACGGCTACAAGCACATCTAGCTCCGATATGAATACCGCATCTACGAGTGCAGATAAACAAAAAGAAGACAGTAAAAAAGCAGAAGAAACTAAAAGTAAAGAGGAATCTGATAAGATGAGCAAAGATATGTCTGATGATATAAAAAGTATGGTGAGATTATTATCTCAATTAAATACTACATTACAGAATCCTCTTATTGTTATCCCTAATAAGAAAAATTTCAATTAGGGGTTTACTTTTTAAGTAAGAATTAATATATTTGTAAAAAATAAACCTAAATAATAAATTATGAGTAAAAACTATGAAATTACGAAAGAGCTAAGAGAAACAGTTCTTGAGTTTTTAAAAAACTATGCAGGCTACAAGGAATGTTTGGAACTTTTGGAAAATGAAGAAAAAATTGAATTTACTGAGGATGAAATTAATCAAGTCCTAAATCTCCTGGGCGTTTTTAGACTTATGGAAACTTTCCATATGGTTGAAAGATTCAAAATAGAAGTTACACCTTTAAAAACAGCCCAATCTGATGAACAATCAGAGCCTACCACAGAACAAGCAGAATAAGCTAGACGTACTCTATTTAAGAATGGCCAAAGTTTGGTCAGAGAACTCTCACTGTAAAAGAAGTCAGGTAGGTTGTCTAATAGTAAAAGATAGACAAATAATATCTGACGGATATAACGGAACACCATCTGGATTTCCAAACGAGTGTGAGGACTGTGATAATAATACCTTGCCTACAGTTTTACATGCTGAAGCAAATGCCATTACTAAAATAGCTAAAAGTACCAACAGCGCGGAAGGAGCTACACTTTACGTTACTCTTTCCCCCTGCTTTGATTGTGCTAAGATTATTATACAAGCAGGAATAAAAAGAATAGTTTACTTAGAAGTCTATAGAAATACGGATTCTTTTAAACTTTTCGAGGAGGCAGGAATAGAAATAAAAAAAGTAAACCTATAAACTAAAAAACTAGAAAAAAATTAAAAAATTATGGCGGCAAAGAATATTCAGGAATTGGCAGAAAGTTTTATGAGAACATCATCAGAGAAAGATTTTGTTGAATTATATAAAAGAATTAAACCGGGGTTATTAAAACATTGTAGATCTATATTAATAGAGCAAGAATCAGCAGAAGATGCAGTGTCTAATACAATGGCTAAAATATGGACAAAGATATCCCAATATGATTCAGCAAGAGGGAACTTTTCCACGTGGATCTATAATATAGCTAAAAACGAATCATTAGTTATAAAAAAGAACGAGGACAGATACATGCCTATTATACAAGAGGTAGTAAAAAATAATGATGACTCTGAAGAATATAATACAGCATCAATAAGAAGATCCCCGGTAACATTCGAATCTGATTTCGATTTTATTTCTGTAGAAAATGACGAAATGGAGGATTTATACGACAATGTTATAGAAAGAATGAATGATCTCCCAGAAATATACAAAGATATATTATTTGATAGGGAGATCCTTAGAATGAAATATCAGGAAATAGCAGATAAGTATGGTATGAAGAAAAGAGCCATTGCTACAAGAATTAGAAGAGCGAGATTAAAAGTTAGGGATATGTTTCCTGGTGTTAATTTGACTTTTAATGATTGATCGTAACTTTTTCTAATAGATAGATATAATTGATATGAATTATCCCTTTAAAAGAGTTATAACTGACATTAATAACTATTTCTTTATAAAGAAAACGATAAAGAAAAATAAAGGAACAATCGAGTGGGAAAAATTTAAGCTCAGGGTAGATTGGATAGGTAGAATATACACCGTAGTAAATTTACCACCTGAGGTTATTTATTCCCCAGATTCTCCTGATGAGATAAGACCTGCTTATGTTTTAGAAGAGTCTAGACCCCTTAATGAATATTTAACTAGATTAAATCTTCAAGAGGTTATAATTCCTAAAATATCTCCTATAGATAGTTCGATTTCTTATCTTATAGTTTATACACCATACTTCCAGAGATTATCTATAAGATGGATCATCTACAGAATAATATTAATTTTACTTCTGATGTGGCTTCAATATAAGTTTGGATTTATATCATGGATTTTGGGAGGAATTAAATACCTGTGGAATGTTATCTTCTGACATACAAATAAATAGACAAGCATTTCCTTGGGGAAGAGCTTACGTAGTAGAAGGAGCTGGTGAAGCTCCTTTAATTTTGCCTTCTGTTACTACTATATTAAAGCTAGTAAAGAATGAAAAATATGAAGCTTTAAAAATTCAATTTGGAGAAGCTCGATGGGATAAAATATTACACGATGCTGCAGAAAGAGGAACTGTTATGCACAGGATGCTTGAACTCTTCTTATTAGAATGGGCAAAAGAAAAAGATGTAGATAGATCATTAAAAAAAGCACAGATCTTTGCAATAGAGGAATCTAGTAGGGACGAAGGAAAATATGCTAAGTATGTAAATAAAGGAAGGGATCTATTTTGGAATTTTTATCACACTAATTTTTGGGAAGATATAGAAGAAGTAGTAGATAACGAAGCATTCTTATATACTACCTTTAAAGGTGGATGGGCAGGAGCTTGTGACTTTGTTTATAGAAACAAAGAACAATATTTAATAGTTGACGACTTTAAATCTTCAACATCTTTAAAAGATGAAGATGATATCTTAAGCTATAAATTGCAGATAGCCGCTTATATGTTTATGTGTGCTGAAAAATATCAGGAAGTACCTAAATGTGGAAGAATAAGAATAGCAAACGAACAAACATCAGATATACAAACTTTTATAGTTCATGACTACGAATTGAAATATTATTTGGAACAATTTATAGATCTTGCTAAAAAATTCAGAGAAATACACGGAATATAAGAAACTTCTGTGACAATAACAGATATAAAAATAAAAACAAAATGGCAAATAAACCACAATTAGAGGAAGAGTTAGTAGCTCAAAATGAAGCTAAACTTGAAAAATACATCAGTAAAGTTGATACTGAAAAAGTAGAATCAATTAAGAAAGATTTAGAAAATTATAAGGCAAGTCTTAAAGACAAAGAGTATGCAGTATCAATGTCGGATTCACTTTTACATAGATTTGAAATCTATATGAGAGAAGAAGTTCAATGGAGATCTAAAGAAGCTCTTGGCGTTAAAGAAATTCTAAAAAGAATTGAAGAGGTAAAATCTGAAGGAATTAAAGACGGAGTAGTTTATTTTACAAATCTAGAGGTTGAGGCTTCACATTATTTCGTTCTAAGAATGGAAGGGAAAGGAGAAAAAGAAATTGAATCTTTTGTAACTCTTTGGAAAACATTAGAAGAAACATTGATGTTAATTCAACAAGACAATATGGTAGTTAAAGATCTTGAGCAACAGCTTGCAGCTGCTGAACAAGGAATAGAACTAGAATAATAGTTACTACATAAATTATAATACAAAAGACTGGTATTAATGCCAGTCTTTTTTTGTGGATATATACTTAAGTATGAAAAAGAAATTATTACCGTGGATAATAGCCTTATCCGCATTATCCGTTTCAGGATCAGCTGCTTTTTATTCGGTTACAGGACTTGGTAAAATGTTTGCTGGTGCATCATTACAAGTAATGGTTTTAGCAGGAAGCTTAGAATTTGCTAAACTTGTTACTGCTTCTTTGTTATATCAATATTGGAAAAAGCTTAATCTAGGTTTGAAACTATACCTATCAATAGCAACCCTTATATTAATAATTATAACATCTGCAGGAATATATGGATTCCTATCATCTGCTTATCAAGAAACATCTTTTAAAGTTCAGAATCAAGATAAAAATATTCAGATTCTTGATAAAAATATCTCGATAATAAAAACAGAGATCGTCAATTATGAATCTCAGATAAAACAAAAGAATGATCGTCTAGGTCAATTAACTACTATAAGGACAAATCTACAATCAACACAGGATGTCCTTATAGAGAAATCAAAATCAACAAATGCAGTACGCCAACAGATAAAAGATGTCGACGGAGAAATAAAAAGAATGGATTCTGAAATATCAATATTAAATGATTCAATATCATCTAAAAATACTAGGATATCATCAATAGAACAAGAAAAGTTTGGTGTTTCCTCTAATGCAGATCTTGCAAAAGAGGTAGGACCTTTAAAATATATTGCAAAACTAACGGGAAGCGATATAGACAGTGTAGTTAACTGGTACATAATAATTTTGATGCTAGTTTTTGATCCTTTGGCTATTGCTTTAGTTATAGCTGCAAATTTTGCATTTGAAATGAGTGAAAAAAAAGAGGAAGAGGAAGAAATGAAAAACGAAAATAAAGAAAATTCTATAAAAAATATATGGAATAGAATAAAAAAAATAAGAGTTAAAAATAACGAAGATAATTCCAAAAAAATTATTGAAGAGCCTTATCAAGAAGATATTATTGAAGAGTCAGTGATTGACCATATAGCTGAATTAGATAATGAAAAGACGGAAGAATCGTCCGAGCTAGATCCTATAGAAAATGAAGAGGATTTAAAAATTTCAGAAGATCCGGATACTCATAACGAAAATGTAGAAAAAGATACAGAAAAAGATGAGAATAAAGAAGAAAATTCTGATAAATATAATGATGAGATAATGCTAGGAAAAAAAAGAATCGAAAGGGAAAGATTTAGAAGCAATCCCGATTATTCTGCATCTAGAAAAAATTTTAGAAATAATCCAGGGGGTGAAGATAACCCTTTAAATTTAAAATGATCAAAAAAGTTTATACAACCGATCCAAAGTATATAGAAAACTTGGATTGTAATCCTGGTGTTTATAAGAGGGTATATTTTCAGTCGTGTAATTTGGATGTAAAAGAGGGTGCAAATATACTTTCTAGTGTATCTCTCTGTGATTTTAAATTGGAATCTTTAGGAAGCTCTGAGATGGGAGGATGTGGAGGATCTCTTAAAAAAAGCATAACACTAGGACCAAATATTAGCTATACACTTAATGCTCCAGAAATTGGACAAGCTCAAGGAGAAGTTCAGATGATAGTTGTTAAGGTTAAATATGAAAAGAATTGTCCAGAGGAACAAAGATTTCTAACATGGGAATATAAAGGACAAACATATCCAATAAGAAGCCTGATGATTTTAACAGGTAGAACTGAACCAGAAATACCTTGGCAGGGATGGGATCTTAGCTATTATTCCAATAATCCTCCGAATCCTGGTTTTAGTCCACACATATATCCAACTCCCGCCTCTCCGAATCTCTCGTTTGGTGGTATTATGTTTAGTAACATTAACGATACATATAGTATGGAATTAGAAATATTTGTTTTTAACTAATGGCTACACCACCTCTAGTATGTGATACAATACAATTTGAAGGTGCTATCTTTCAAAGATGCAATCTTCAAATAGTCAATGGGACTAAAGTTGTTAGAGAAATAAGCTTTTGTGACACTGATATAGTACTTAATAACTACTCATCATTCAGTGGATGTGTTTATGGAAACTCATCTTTACTACTTAGTGCCGAAGGATTAAATAATGTTGACTTTGTAATGATTAAGGCAACATACCCAACATCATTACCCGTTTCCAACAGATTTATAAATATACTATACAACGGTAACTATTTGCCTATGGCAAATCTAACCATATTAACAGGGAATAGCAACTATATATTTGGTGGATGGGATTTAGATCCTAATGGAAGCGATATAGAATCTCCTTATTTTGAACAAGGAGGTATGCTATTATATAATCCTCATTCAGTTAGAGTTAATGTCGAGGTTATAATAGGAGAGGGATTAGTAGATAGCGAAATTACAGAATATCTTACAGATCAAAATGGAAACATCTTAGTTAACGAGGATGGCGACTTTATAATTTTTTAAATAAATAAATTAAATGAATAAAACTGTTTCAATAACATCATTACCCGCAGCAACCGGATTTGGACCGGGTGATAGTTTAGTAGGTGTAAGTAACGGAGAAGCATCATTATTCTCTTACGATATAATAGCAACTGGTGGAACTGGAGCCGGGGAGACTGGTGCTACTGGGGAGACTGGTGCTACTGGAGCTACTGGAGAGACCGGAGCTACTGGTGAAGCTGGTGCTACTGGAGCTACTGGAGCTACTGGAGAGACCGGAGCTACTGGTGCTACTGGAGCTACTGGAGAGACCGGTGAAGCTGGTGCTACTGGAGCTACTGGAGAGACCGGAGCTACTGGTGAAGCTGGAGCTACTGGAGCTACTGGAGAGACCGGAGCTACTGGTGCTACTGGTGCTACTGGAGCTACTGGTTCAACCGGAGCTACTGGTGCTAATGGTACTGGTTCTGAAGTAATAGAGGTTACTTATTCTGAAATATATGACTACATTAATAATTCTTCCCCATCTTCACTTATACCAGGATCCTATTACTTAATTACCGATTTTAGAACTTGCTACGATCAGCCAGATTACGATCCTCTAGGGAATCCGATTACGGTAGGTAACTATAAAGAGGGAAGTGTTTCTCCAATAATTGTATTTGCAATAAGTTCAGATTCATTAGCATCTGATGCTTATCAACCCGAATGGCCGAATGATAACATTAAATACGATATCACATTTAATCAAACCGAAGCAACATCTAATCCAGCATTTGGTAGAATAACATATAGAAAAGACAACCAAGGAAACGAATTTGATTACGACTTTAGAGAGATTCTTTTCAAAAGATACAACACATACATTTCCGAAAACGTTTACGGAGGAACCGTCTCTATTGAGTTTTCAATATTAGGGGTTAACTTTGCTGATGTAACAGGGGTTGGTACTACTTTTACTAATTTCACAACTGGACAGATTGTGGGTGTTTTGGATGTAAATAATAGTCCTATTGTAAATTATTACGAAATTGTATCTATAGAAGATGATACCAATATGGTCGTTACTGGAAATGTAATTACTACTCTTAATAATACTCGTTTATTAGATGCAAATTTATTAGAAGGAGTGTCTTGGAAACAAAACAACATCATATCTAATACAGCTTCAGTAGAATTACCAACTTTTGGTAATATAGAACAATGTTTTGGAAACGTATCCACAAATACGACTGCATATACGATATGGGATGAATATTATTTCTTATTACCAAATAATGTGTTCAAAGGTAGTAATACTTATTTAGATAATTCATTTGGACACGATTTTAGAAATAACACATTTAATGCTAGTTGTGATTCTAACAGGGTTATAGGTGCTTTTTACAATAATATCATTGATAACGATTTTGATAATAACACAATCAATGATAATTTTTATGATAACATAATGGATTGTGATTTTCAACGCAACACAATTAATGGTGAGTTCTATAATAATCATCTTGGAGATCAGGATGGTAACGATTTTGATTACAATCTTATCCAAGGTACATTTTCCAGGAACTTCTACGCAGGAGAAGATGATTTTGAATACAATATAATCAAAGGAGGTTTTAATAGCAACATCATACTTGGTGAATTTAGTAAAAACACTCTTAACGGATTTAATAATAATGTTTTAGAAGCCACATTTAGCGATAGTCAAGTAGGTGAATCGTTTAACAATAATAAGACATATCAAGAATTTAGAGAAAATGTAATAGGTGATGAGGTTTATGATAATAACTTCTTTAGCGTATTCATAGGAAATACTCTTAATGGAGATGAGCACTATAATAATAACTTTTATAGTCAATGCCTGAGAAACCGAATAGGTGCAGCATTTCAAGAAAATAGTATAGGAGATTCTACAAATATCGGAAATACCTATTTTACAGATAATGTAATCGGTAATAACTTTTACTCAAATAATACATTAGGAGACTTTCAATATAATGTAATTGAAAACGAATTTAATAACAATACAGTTGGCGATAAGTTCTCGCATAACCAAATTAGAAATCTCTTTAGCAACAATACTATTGCAGATGATTTTGGATATGGTGCCAATATAGAAATAGAAAGAGGTAATAAGATAGGAAATAACTTTTCAAATAATAATGTTGGTGAACACTTCTACGACAACGTAATCCCTGATAATTTCTATACTAACACAATAGGTGATTACTTCCAATGGAATGTTGTTAACACATCTGTTAACAACACTGATTTTACAGCAAATTATGGAAACATAACAACATTTACGTATATCGCTTTAGGTAATGCAACTCCCGATGGGATATTCCTTAATAGAGTCGGAACAACAAACGGAAATGGTGTTAATGCGTCTTTTGATATTGAAGTTTCAGGATTTGCTGTTACGGGTGTTACTGGCGACGCATCTGGTAAATTATATGAAATAGGTAACACAATAACAATACCAGGAACTCAAATTGGAGGGTTTTCAGGCCACATCAACGGATTTTCGAGTAATGGAATTGGCTTAACCGGAGCTGATGGTTCGTATCCCGATATATTTGCTCAAGGAGGAACAGGTACTGGGGAGAATTCAACTTTTGGTGTTACAGTTGTTGGCGGATTAGTTGATAGTGTGACTTTAATTAATGGAGGCGAAGGTTATTCTCTTGAAAACGAATTAACAATACCAGGAAGTGCATTCGGAGGAACTGAAGATATAGTCATAACAGTTGATTCGGTTTACTCCGATGATGTTATTATCACAGTTACTGGGATTAGTCAACAACCTTCCGTTTATGGAACATTCACTTGTCAGATTTTTGAAAGACGAGGAGGAGTTAAGAGATTATCATATTACGATTCGAGTGATATATTAACGATAACAGATATTAACCAATAAAAGAATTGAAAAATACTTTCGATCGGAAATAAATAACAAAAGGGAATCTATAAAAGATTAGATATATACTAAAAAAGCGAATTACAAATGGAAAAAAATATTAATCCAGAGATCAATAGACTAAATATGGAGACTTCTAAAAATGCTGCAGATTCTTTAAGAGAATGGGCTGGATTAGGAGCAACAAAAAAACCTGTTGCTTCTACTTTCCTTGGAGGCTCAACTGCTCAAATGCTTAAGGAATCACAATCACATGGTTCTTCATCTAGACCTTCTAATAAAGGTATTTCTTTTAGCTTTGGTCTAATAAATACAGTTTCGGCTTTAAAAAATTCAACTTTAAATGAGATACCAGCTGGTAAGATTATGTTAGAAAAATATGATCATATATTGGTTGGGAAAGGAATATCTGAATCATTTGTAATTGAAGGATTTATAAACGATCTTAAATCGTTTTCTTGGGAAAATGCAGTAACTCCAGTTCTAGAGAACTTAAATAGAATATTAGAAAACAGAAAAAGAGAGATTGAGGTTATTAAGACTTACGAAACTATGAGAAATAGTCCAGGAAGGGATTTATTTTCCGATGCTACAGATCAAATGAAAGGATGGTTAGTTTCTGAAACTAAATCAACAGAATCTCTTGTGCATGGTCTTAAAAGATTTGGATTTAATCCAATGGTTAGAAATCTTGTTAGTTTCTTATCTATATACGAAAATGAAAATACAGGAAAATTCAATGTTGGATTTGATAATAACGTTTGTGAAATAAGCAATCTTTATTCACCTATCTATTTAAACGAAAATGAAGAGACAGTATTTTACTCATCTGGTAAATTTTTAAAGATAGATCAGAACACACAAGTTATTCAAGAATGTAGCATGGATGAAGTTCCACAAGAACTAGCTGATCAGGCTCAAATTATAAGCGATAGAGACGTTAAAATAGATAACAATAAGATATCATTAAATATTGGAAATAATAAGGTAGAGATAGTATTTACAAACGAATCTAAGGAGGTTTATTTTGACGGAAAAAGAATTAACGAAGATGATCTTCCACTTGCAGTTAGTGTAAGTACAAACAATCTTTTAGAAAGTTCAAACCACAAAATAGCTAAAGCAGTATTTGTAGCTAGTAATGCTGAGGAAATTATAGATCTTGATTTTGGTAAAAAAATAAAATCTAGAGTTTTTGAAAACGTAGAGGCTAATATATTTAAAACAGAAGCTGGTATTTATGTACAAACAGTTAATCCAGCTATGAGATTAAATAAAATATACGAAGCTAATGCAACTCAAGCTATTAATATAGTTAAAGACTTTATTAAATATGATATCACTGAATCTCTTACAGAATTTTTAGAAGGAGAACAAGCATTCTTGAGTATAATGAAGAATGATAAAAAAGAGATTATCAAAAATATCGATGTATTAGAAGGCGAACTAAGAAAATTGGATGTTGCTAAAAAAGAAAATCCTCTTATCGCTAAATCTGATGAACTTGTAACTTTAGAAGAAAGCATTGAAAATGAAATCGAATCCCTAAAAGACAGATGGAATCAAATCAACCTAGAGATTTCAAGATTTGAAAGTAAAGCTAAAGAACTTCCTTCAATGAATGAAGACCTTGGATATCCTATTGATACTGAGGTTAGAATAAAAAGAAATGGCGTTAAAGGAAGAGTTATTGGAGTAGACGGAAGCTCTAAAACTTATACTATTCTTTTTAAAGAGGGTAAAACAGGGGAATACTTCTTCTCTGATGTTGAAGATCTGGATGACGAAATAGACAGATATGATATTAAAGCACCTCAGTTAGATATCGAATATACTGAAGATTTTGCTAATGAATCAAATCAGAATTTTGCTAATGCTCCAGGAAACAGAGGAGGATCACACAAAGATTCTAGAATAGAGAATCTTTCTAAAAAACACATGGCTCAAGCACCAGATAAAAAAACAGGATCTTCTTCTAAGTTTATAAACAATGAAAAAGGAACTATGGCAGGTTTACCAAAGAGCGGTAAATCAGCACCTTTAACTGGTAGAGGTGTTAAATCAAAATCTGCTAATATGGCAGATCTTCCTACCAAAGGAAAAGTCGGAAGTGGTAAAAAGTTTATAGATACTCTAGATAATCTAGATTTAGCTAAAGCTCCTAGCGCTTCTATTAAAGGATCTTCTAAATTTATACAGGATCTTAAAAACATGAATCTAGCTACACTTAAGGAGAATCAAAAAAATTCTCACATAGAGAAAGCTCCTAAAGGAAAATCCGAAAAGTCTAAAAAATTCATGGAAGACGAGGACGATTTTAATTTTGCTGATGCACACGGAAACAGCAAAAAAAATGGAAGAAGATTTGCTGAAAATGACAAAGTGTCTAATTTTTCTTCCGCTCCAAAAACAAAAAAAAAGTAAATACAAAAGGAATAAATGAGTCTGTTGCTAATGACCCGGATGAGGGAATTGGTAACAGACTCAATTTTGTTTTAGACGATTTGAAAAATTGTCTAGAAAAAATAAAAGAATTAGAAACTTCTAGTGAAGAAAATGGTAAGATAGGTATAGACACAATTAGAAATTCGAGGAAAAATTTGGAAGAATTAAGGGTTAATTTAGAAAAACAAATAGAAAAGCTCCAAAATAATATTCCACCGCAAGAAGAATGATATACGTAAAAAACAAAGAGCTAAAAAGAGCTCTCCTCGAAAGTAAAGAAAAAGGTCAACTAACTGATGAGACCGTTAAAATGTTTACTCTTATAGTAAACGGAATGTCTAAGACACATTCTTATAGAGATAACGAAGACAAAGAAGATTGCATATCATCTGGTCTTGAAGATCTAGTTAAGTATTGGAATAGATACGATCCAGCAAAGTCTGATAATCCTTTTGCCTTTATATCCCAAATAGCACATAACGGAATGAAAAAAGGATGGAAAAAAATTCATCCACCTAAGTCACCGAAAACTATTCCTTTTTCTAGAATAGTAAGGGAGGAAAATTCCAACTATAATGTATAAAGGTGGATATAAAAAAGTTAAAGCCCAATGGAAAGTGGAAATCTGGAAAATATAATCCAGTTAATCCATTAAAGTACATTGGGGATATTAACAATATAATATACCGAAGCTCATGGGAAAGAAAATTTTGTCAATATTGTGATATAAATCCCAATATAACCAAATGGAGCTCAGAACCAACAGATATACCATATTGGTCTCCAATAGACAAAAAGGAACATAAGTATTTTGTAGATTACTATATACAAGTACAAAAGGGAGATGTATTTGAAAATTGGTTTATAGAAATAAAACCCGAGGATCAATATGCACTTAATAAAAGGCCCAAAGAACCTGTAGGAAATTTAACTGAAAAAAAGATAAGATCCTATAATGAGAAACTTAAAATATGGATAACCAATAGAGCTAAATTTGAAGCAGCAACTAGATTTGCTGAATCTAGAGGATATAAATTCGGTGCTATAAATGAAAGCTTTATAATGAGATGATTTCTTCCTTTAAACAACAATTTAATGATTACAAACTTTCAGTCTCAGGTCTAACCTCATTACCTGAAGAATCATTTACGTATTGGGCAAATAATTATGTGAATAAAAAATCTGAATTTAGCCCTTTAAATTTTTTATCTGGGAAAGTTTATTCTTTTCAATACAATGATCAATTAGAAAAAGGGAAACCTTTTATAAACAAAAGACCAGTTATTTTTTTTACTGAATACGATAATTACGAAAAAAAGAACCTTTTTAAAGGTCTTGATCTAATTTTAATTTCACCGATATTTAGAATAGCATTCTTTGAAAGAGTACAAAGCGTATTCAAGGATCAGATAGAAGGAAACTTAAAAAAAATAGAAATGGGGGAAGGAAGAGGACAAGCTCCTCTTAAAACTGACTACCAAACTATGGATATAATTTTAAAAGGAATACCTTATAAACATGCTTATAGAGCTTGGGATTTAAAAAAAGTTCGTGATGTAGTGGAAATTCCTTTGGAAGATTGGACTAGAATAGTATATCTAAATACTAGGTCTATTGAAGGGACCCAGTTAAATGAGATATATAATAAAAACTCACAAGTCTAATGGCTGGATTTACTGACGATAAAAAATCATTCTTTAGTTCTATTTTAGATAGTATAAAGAAAGTGGGTAGTTTCGGTATGGCCTACGAAGATCTTGTAGTTAAAAATTCTCAAGCAGTAGGTATAACAGAAGCTCAATTTCTACAAAAGGGAGGGATAAAGGATGAATCTTTTCTTTTTGGATTAAGAAGAGCAGATACTACCACTAAACAATACATAGCTTATTTTGATAAGGACTATAAAAACAAAAGACATTATCTACAAGGATTTTCTCAGAATCCAGAAATAGAATTTATTCTTGATACTATATGCGACGAATCAATAGTATATGATGACAAAAACTTTTGGGCTTATTTCTCTTTCATGCAACATGATGATGTTAATGAGGAAACTTACGAAAAAGTACAAAAGAGGTATAAAGAGGTATATAATCTTTTTGGATTTAATCAAGATATATCAGCTTGGCATTTATTCAGAAAATTTCTAGTTGATGGTATTCTAGCTTTTGAAATCGTATTTGATAAAAAAGGTAAGAATATTGTTGGATTCAAAGAATTGGATCCATGGTCACTAATACCAACAGTAGAGGCACAGCCAGATGGATCTTTTATTGATATATGGATACAATATCCAGATAACCCATCTTTGACTAGAAAACTATATGACTCCCAGATAATTTATATAAGTTATGCTAAGGGAGGTGGAACATCTTCAAGAGTTAGTTACTGTGAAAGAATGATACGGTCATTTAATCTCCTAAGAATAATGGAGCACACAAGAATCATCTGGAACGTAATGAACTCTTCATATAGGATGGCAATGACAGTTCCTATAGGTACTAGATCACCACAAAAAGCAAAACAAACATTAGGTGAACTAATGTCAATCTATAAAGAAGATATAAGATTAGATAATAGCAGTGGAGAATTAACAATCGACGGAAAACCAAAGATACAATTCTTTAAAAATTACTTAATGCCATCATCTCCTAATGGAACTCCTGATATACAGCCACTTCCTGGGGGAGGAGACGCAACTGCATTTTCGGATACAACAGTTCTTAAATATTTTGCAAATAAATTAAGAATGGACTCTAAAATACCAGCAACTAGATTTGGTAGAGAAGAAGCAGGATCTGAAGGAACAATTACTTTTACAGCAGAAGGATTGGATCAGGAGGAAATAAGATTTGCTAAATTTATTAACAGATTAAGGTCAATATATCAAGAGATATTAATGAAGCCACTATGGGTACAATTCTGCTTAGACTTTCCGCATCTTAAGAAAGATTACATAATTAAATCCGAATTTGGTTTAGATTATGTAAAAGAAAATATATTTAGGGAAGCAAAAGAAATGGAGGTATTAGCTGCTAGAAAAGACCAGGTTATAAAAATATCCGCCCTAATGAACTCAGAGGGTAAAAAATATTTTAATATGGACTTTTTAGTTGATAGATTTTTAGGAGTGAAAGGACAGGATTTAGTTACAAATAAAAAATTCAAAGAAAAAGCAGCAGAGAAAAAGAAAGAAGCGGCAGCAGCTGAAGCAGGAGCAACAGGAGCTGAAGGAGCAACAGGAGGTGAAGCTGGATCTGAAGGAGGAGAAATTACAATATAAAATATGGCGGGCTTTTTAGATAATTTAGGAAAGATAAATCCGAATATCTCTAGGATATTAAAAACTATTAGTGGTCTTGGATCTTTTGGGATGGAGTATAAGGATATGGTTATTCAAGACTCCATGGCTATAGGTGCATCTGAAGCCAGCATGAGAGAAAGATTTGGATTTACTGATAGCGACGAAGACTTTATCTATAGTATAGCAGCCCAAGACACATCAAACAGAAAGTACATAGCATATTTTGATAAAGATTATCCATTCAAAAGGGATTTTCTAAGAACCTTTGCTTTAAATGCTGAGATAGAATACATTTTAGATACTATATGTGACGAAGCAGTAGTATATGATGAGAAGAATTTTTTCTGTCATCCAGCTTTAATGAATATGGATCTAAAGGATGATGTTATAAAATCCATGAGGAAGAATTTCAGAAAACTATATGTTCTCCACAATTTTGCAAATGGATTAACCGGATGGCAATACTTTAGACAACTAATCGTAGAAGGTTTTTTAGCATTCGAGATAATATATTCAAACGACGGTAAAGAAATAGTTGGTTTTAAAGAATTGGATGCTGTTAGTTTAACTCCAGCTATCGAAAAAAAGCCTGACGGAACAAGAGAAACTATATGGTGGCAGTATTACGGAGAAACTGTTAGACAAAGAAAATTATTAGACGCTCAGGTTATTTATATTTCATATGCTAAAGCCAACGTTGTTTCAAGAGTATCTTACACTGAAAGATTAATAAGGTCTTATAACTTATTAAAGATTATGGAACACTCCAGAATAATATGGAATGTTATGAATGCTCAGTATAGGATTAAAATGACAGTTCCTATTGGAAGTAAAGCTCCTCAAAAGGCTAAAGAGACACTTGGAGAACTTATGTCCGTATATAAAGAGGATATTAAACTAGATACAAGCTCAGGAGAATTAGCTATAAACGGAAGACCTGATCTTCAATTCTATAAAAACTATCTTTTCCCTCAGCAAGGAGGCGAATCAGTAAAAGTAGAAACACTTAATGCTCAAGGTCCTAATTTAAATATAATGGACTCGGTTGTTTATTTCTATAATAAATTAAGACAAGATTCCAAAATACCTTATAACAGATTCTCTTCAAGATTTGGTATGGGCTCAAATAATACTTTTAAAACAGGGGCGGAAGGAGCAGAAAGGGATGAGGTTAGATTTGCTAAATTTATAACAAGATTGAGATCTATATTCCAAGAGATTATAGTAAAACCTCTATGGATACAAATGTGCTTAGAATTTCCGGATCTTAAAAACGATGCTGAATTTAGAAGTCAAATAGGTGTTAAATTTGAAAGTGATAATTTATTTGGTGAATCTAGAGAAATAGAACAACTGATCAAAAAAATTGATTTCATTACTGCAATGGGAGAAATAAAAGAAACAGTAAACGAAGAAGAGGTTCAATTTTTTGATCAAGATTTTATGATAGAGAGATGGTTAGATCTTAACTATGAGGATATACAGTTAAATAAATCCTACGTTAAAAAATCCGAGGAAGAAGGTAAAGCTGGGGCTACTGGAGCTACTGGAGCAGAAGCTGGAGCTACTGGAGCAGAAGCTGAAGCTACTGGAGGCGAAGCAACAGGAGCAGAACCTGCTATTTAAAACCAATAAACCGAAAACTTACTTATTTTTTTAGTATAATATTTAAATCATTTTTATTATTTAGATTTGATTTCTATATTAGCTAAAAACCAATTCATGCAGAAAGAACTTAGAATTTTATTAGAGATTGAAAATTCAACAGGCAACGGGTCACAAAAAATTAAACAGGATCTAATAAAAAATAATTACTCTAAGGAATTAGAATATCTTTTAAAAGTTGCTCTAGATCCATTTTTAACAACAAAACTACACAAGCTTCCAGTTTTAGAAGAATCACCCTATATCATAGAGGATGGAGATCTATTTGAAAGATTTAAGGATCTTACTGAAAAATTATTTTTTGCACCTGCAGCAAATGATAAATTAAGAGAGGAAGCATTTGAAGTTGTTAACTGTTATCCCCTTTCTATTGATGAAAGAAAGATTTTGTCTAAAGTTTTAACAAAAAGATTAAACATAGGAATTGGAGCTAAGTTAATAAACAAAGCTTTCAATAAGGAAGTTATACCAGATCCAAGTCTAATGCTTGCACAAGACGATGAGGACGAAATAAAAAAATGGGATCTAATCGTTTGCGAGGAAAAATATGATGGTGTAAGAGTAATAGCATTTATTTCCGGTGGTGAAGTAAAATTTTACACAAGGGCTTTCAACGAAATTCCTAATCAATACTTGAAAAAGATTGCAGATGAATGTTTGATACTTATTAAAAATTCAGGATTAAAAGGAGAATGGTTTTTTGACGGGGAACTTACTGATCTAAACAGGAAAAGTGTATCGGGTAAAGTTACACAAATGTTAAAAGGAAAACCATTAGATTCTATAGGTGACGATCTTCTTTATAATGTTTTTGATCTTGAAGATGCAGACACGTTAAAATCTGGAAAAGGTATAATTCCGTTTGATGTAAGAAGAAGTACGCTAGAGGGGGTTTTTAGTACATATAAGACAACTTCACTCACTCTTGCAGATTCTTTCTTGACTACAGAAAAAGAAGACATCTACGCTTACTATAACAAAATTGTTGCTCGTGGCGGAGAGGGAGTAATTCTTAAAAATCCTGAACATGTATATGAATGTAAAAGATCTAAGAATTGGATTAAACTTAAAGAGGTTAATGATTGTGATCTAATAATTACTGGATGGTATCCAGGAGAAGGAAAGAGAGAGGGATTTATAGGAGGATTTTACTGTGAGGATTCTTCAGGTACAGTTAAAGTAAAAGTAGGAGCAGGATTTACAGATCAGGATCTTAAGGATCTTAGTGAAAATCCAGATTCTCAAATAGGTAAGGTTTGTGCTATACAATACAACGTCATAATAAATGATAAGAATGATAATTGGTCTTTGTTCTTACCAAGATTTATAGAAATAAGAAACGATAAGGATTTAGGTGACAATATGAGTGGTTTATGTAAATGATTTAAATTTTAATATATGGAGGTTAAGGTAACAAAATTTTTAAAAGATGTATGTAAAATTCACGGGGAGACTGATTTTTATATTTATAAAGAGAAAGCACATAAGTGTGCTGAGTGCACTAAGAAAAAATCTAAAGAATGGAGTTTAAAAAACACTAGTTACAAAAGACAATATTCGATTAAATATAGGGAAGAAAATCTGGATAGAATAAAACTCTTAAACGATAGGCACAAGGAAATAAGTAGGAGAAAAACAATGAAAGATCAAGCTGATTTTTATGAAAAATTTGGATCCTACATAGAAGATATAGCATCTAAAATTTCTTTAAAAAAAATGCCTAGTGGTCAAAAATTTAAAGGAATGAATAATCCTACAGAGGATAAAATACTTAAAGTCCTTATAAAATCTAAAAGAGCCCAATTAATCAACTATGAGAGATATAGAGCTTCCACAATGGTTAAATGGAATCATCTTAAGTCTCTTAATATGAGATCTGCAACAGAAGAGCAGAAATCTATTATAAGAGATGAGTATAAAAGAATAGCAAAGAAAGTTGTTGATGCTGAGATGGAAAGAATATTAAAAAATATTAAATGATACAAGAACTATTAACAGAAAAATTAAGACCGAAGGAACTAAAACATATGATCCTTCCACAAAGAATAAAGGGATCGTTTGAAAGCGGTCTTCAACAGAATGTTCTATTAGCTGGCTCTCCAGGATCTGGTAAAACAAGTATGGCTAAAATTCTAATAAAGAACCATCCATACATTTTTATAAATGTATCAGATGAAAGTTCAGTAGAAACAATTAGAACTAAAGTTCACGATTTCTGTTCTACAGTTTCTATACTAGACGGAGAGAATCAGATTAAGATTGTAGTCCTAGATGAGTTCGACGGTGCATCAGATCAGTTCTACAAAGCTTTAAGAGGTACAATAGAGAAATATGCTAGAACAACAAGATTTGTTGCTACGTGTAACTATTTAAGTAAAATTCCGGATGCTATTAGGTCAAGATTCGAAGTTTATGATTTTGATCCTATGAGTAAGGAGGAGGAAAGCGAAATAAAAAACCAATGGCAAGATCGCGTTTCTAAAATACTTAATCTAATGGAAATAAATCACGACGACAGAAGTCTTGAGTTATTTACAAAGAAGTATTTTCCTGATATGAGATCTGCACTTAATACCATACAGAGATGGCAAATAGATGGAGTAACAGATCTAACAGAAAGTAAAATAAACGAAATAACATTCGACCACGAAGAAGTTTTTAATATGGTTTTATCTAAACCAGATCCAATCGGAAACTACCAATATGTAGTTGGTCAATATTCCGGAAGGGTTGATGAGGTTATGGCTTCTTTAAGCTCAGACTTTATTAAATGGATAGAAGAAAAGAATCCACAGAAATTAAATCTGATTCCATCAATAGTTATTACTGTTGCTAGATATCAATCTCAAAGAAGCCAGGTAATTGATCCAATAGTTAGTTTACTAGCTTTAATATTTGAACTTCAGCAGATGTTCAATAAATGACCAGTATACTACTCGTTATGTCAGAAAACCAATGATAATGAGTAGTATACTATACGAAAAAATAATATGAAAGGAAAAATTATAATAGTAGGACCAGGGGGATCCGGAAAAGATTTCTTAAGAAAGAAGATGGTAGAGAAGGGATTTTCTTATGGGATTTCTTTTACGAGTAGACCTCCTAGAAAAGGAGAGGAAGAGGGAAAGGATTATTTTTTTAGAGATCCAGATTTCTTCGAGGCTAATTCGGATCTATTTTTAGAATTACAGGAATTCAATGGCTGGAAATATGGAATCTCTAAAGGTGAATTTAACGAAAAGGATCTTTTTATTCTAAGTCCTGCAGGATTAAGGTCCCTACCTAAGGATCTCCGAGATAAAAGCTTCGTAATATATCTAAATCCCCCATCAGATATAAGAATGAAAAGACTCGCTGAAAGAAATGACGCCGACGACGTCAAGAGAAGATTTTTAGCAGACGAGAGGGATTTTTCTGGTTTTTTTGACTATGATATAATGATAACAAATGAAGATTTTTAATGACAACAGTAGTAGTAGACGGTAATTATATCTTCCATAAGACATTCGGTATATTTTCTGGATTTGGAAGTAAGAACCCTGGAGATGTATTATCATCAGAGGCTGAAAGAAATATGTTTATAAGAAAGGTGATAACGGATCTTTGCTATTCTCTTAAACAAATACCAGAAATAAAACAAGTGATATTTTGTAAGGATTCTAGATCTTGGAGAAAAGATTACAAAATAACAAGAAGTGTTTATAAGGAAAGTAGGGTAAAAGGAGAAGGTGTAGACTGGGGATCTTTTTTTAGATTAATGGACGAGTTTTCGGAATATCTAGAATCTAATGGATTTATTTATAGCTCATATCAAGGAGCGGAAGGAGACGATTTAATTTGGGCTTGGTCTGAATATTTTACAGATAAGAAAGAATCTGTTATTGTAATAAGTGGTGATAAAGACATGCACCAGTTAGTAAAATACAACGAAGATGTTTGGGTTGGAATATGGAACAGTAATTCTAAAAATAACAAATTAATTGTTTCTGAAAATTGGAAAGAAGAATCCGAATCAGAAACAACTATATTTGACGTTAATCCTATCTCCGGAGCTAATTCATCAAAGATGGAAAAGCTATTATCTTCTTGTACTTTAGAAAGAATTAACACTAAGGAATACATTTTTAAAAAAATCCTAATGGGTGACAAAAAAGATGACGTTCCTGGAGTTTTTCCTCACCAAACTAAAAGCGGAAAGAATTCTAATATAGCGGAAGGAAAATCTAATAAAATTTGGGAGCTTTATCAGGAGTCGAAATGGAAAGATTATTCGATGGAGTATCTATGGGATAATGAAGATTTTCTCGGATGGATAGCTGGTCTTTCATTAAGATTAATATCACAAACAGACAACTCTGAGAATAGAGATAAATTTAAAAAATTCTACGAGGAAAACGCTAGATTGGTTTGGCTTAATTCTAGGACTCTTCCAAAAAATATGGTTGAAGGATTAAAGAATCACGTACAGGAATTAGATTCCAAAGAAAAAATCACATTAAATATAGATAAAAAAGAAATGATTGAAAATTCACCATGGGCTAGCGAAGCTAAACCCCCTAAGGGATTTGATCCATTCGAACTATTTAACTAATGAATAATCCATTTGATATAATAAAATCATTTTATTCCAAATCTTGGGATAAAATAAGTGATAGAGATAAAGCTAGAAATCTATTTATGGTTAATCGTATATGTTCTATAGCATATCCACTTCAAGCTAATTCATTTAATAATATAAAAATAAATCCTGAAAAAGTAGTAGACTTTTGGAAGATATTTATAACACACAAACACAAAAATAATCCATCTTGGGTATGGACAAAAACATCAAAAAAAGAGAAGGAAAAGGAGAAAAAAGAGTATAAAGAAGAAATTATAAACTTCATAAAAGATAAGTATAGTCTATCTAATAGGGAGATAGAAGAGCTTAAAATTTTTTTTCCGTCTAAATTTAATTCTTTTTATAAGGAGATTGAAACTCTAATAAGTTGATTGAGATTTAAAATCCGGATATATATTCTAAACATAATATTCCGGGATGAAGGAACTTAATCAGATTACGATAAAACAGTTATTGTCTTCCAATACAATAGGGGCCAATAATTCTATAACAAATGCTAATTTTTCTCAGCTACAAGAAGCTATACTTCTTATTAATAGATCATTTGGCGTTTCAATACAAGACAAGACCTTAAATTTTCCTACTGGTAAGATAACTACTGGTACAATAACTGCTGATATATTAAGACTTCCTGTTAGCGGAAATTCATCCATCCAACTAAAAGGAAGTAACGGAGAGATAACATCAAATGGTATAATAACATTAAATGATGCTTATATAGGTAGAGATGCAGTAGTTGGTAATTCTAACTCTGGAGGTAGACTTAGATTAATAACAGATAGAACTTATATAAATGAATCATTAAGACCAGGAGTACCTGGGCAAATAAGATTTATAGGCGGCGATTATGAAGCGTTTTTAAATTTTGGAGAGGTACAGGCATCATTTTCATTTGATATAGGATCTACTGGTATAAACGGAGAAACTATAGCAGTTTTATATAATGGTGTAACTGCAGGACAAGCTTCTTGGCTTACTAATAATGTTTTAACAGCAGAATCTTTAGTAAACAATATATTGCTAAACACAACTGGTCCTTGTTTAGCAGATTATTCATTAAACACAATAAACATTAAAGCTCTACCTGGATTAGGAGCAAGCGGAAATGGAGCTACAGTAACAGTTACTGGTAGTATTCCAGTAAGTTCTGCTTCAGGTACTATGACAGGTGGTATAAACGGTACAGGAGCATGGGTTTCTATTATAGGATCACAGGGTATTACAGGAGCTACTGGACCTGCCGGGCCCGCTGGAGGTGCTACTGGTGCTACTGGAGGAACCGGACCTACAGGAAATACAGGATCTACTGGACCTACTGGAGGTATAGGACCTACAGGACCTCAGGGTGTAACAGGGGCAGATTCTAATGTTACAGGACCTACTGGTAACACAGGGGTCACTGGTGCTACTGGTGCTACTGGACCTAATGGAGCAAAAGGATCTCCAGGAGCGCCTGGGGTTACTGGAGCTACTGGACCTAGCGGTGCTACTGGTTCTGTTGGACCTGCCGGATCTAACGGAGCTACTGGATCTACCGGACCTACTGGATCTAATGGAGCTACTGGAGCTACTGGAGCTACTGGTAATACTTGGTATAGCGGATCTGGATCTCCATCGATATCTTTAGGAGGAGACGGAGATTTATATCTAGATAATGATACTGGAGACGTGTATCTAAAATCTGGAGGAATTTGGGGAATACAAACAAACTTAAAAGGACCTACTGGACCTACTGGTGCAACAGGAGATATAGGAGCAACAGGAAATACAGGTTCAACTGGAGCTACTGGAGCTGGTGCTACTGGTGCTACTGGAGCTACCGGTCCTGCAGGATCTCCTGCTCCTTTGGGATATGCAGATCTTAGCAAATTTAGTACATCTCAATTGATTGCGCCAGGAGGGGAAACACCTATAAGACTAGACACAGATAATCTAATAGATACAGGAATATTTGCCACTGGCGATTTTGTTGCATTTGGACAAACCGGTACATATGTAGAAACACTAGTAGACGGAGAATATTTTATAAGTTATAAAGTAGGATTCGAACATATAGCTACAGGAGGAAGTAGTTTCTTGTCAACTACATTGTGGAGGGATACTTCTTCACCTCTTGAGGTTATTAATTTTAGAGGATTTATATCATTAGAGGACGTAACAGGAGGGGTTAGTGTTCCTTATGATCTAATAACAGTAACTGGTATAGTTTCTGCATCCGCTGGTGATAGATTTTGGGTTAAGTCATCATACCTAGCTGGCGGATTAGGTACAGTAGATATAACAAATAGCGATACAGGATTTAGTATATTTACTTTAGAAGGATCTCTAGGAATTACCGGTGCTACTGGTCCAACAGGTCCTACTGGGGCTACTGGAGCACTTGAATTTTATTTTCAAGATTTTTCACCAACAGGAACAGGAACACCTTCCATAGAACATGGGGCTTTGTGGTACCATAGTGAAACAGGTGTACTATACACATACGTTTCTGATGGCAACTCCCCTAATACATATCAATGGGTAACTCCAACATATCTCCCAGGAGCTACGGGAGCTACTGGATCTACGGGACCTACTGGGGCAACAGGTGCAGATTCGAATGTAACAGGACCTACTGGAGATACCGGAGCAACTGGACCAACTGGACCAACTGGACCAACTGGTGATACAGGACCAACTGGTGATACAGGACCAACTGGGGATACAGGAGCGACTGGATCAATAGGAGCTACTGGTCCTACCGGCGAAACTGGTCCTTATCCTTTTTATTACGAAGCTAGCGCTCCTACCGGAACTGGTGGACCATCGATAACACCAGGTTCTTTCTGGTACAACTCATCTAATGATATACTATACGTATATGTTCATGAGATTACTTCACCTGCTACTTATCAATGGATATCAGTCTCCTCATTAGGACCTACTGGTTCTGCTGGTCCAACAGGAGCGGCAGGAATCGACGGATCAAATTCTTCTAGATGGCAATATGATGGAGATATAAGTCTAGGACTTCCAGGAGCTACATATTTCTATTCAGATTCTACAGATCTAACATTAGTTACTTCTTTACTTTTTAACAAATTTAACTTTGAAAATATAAGTTATTTAGCATGGTTTCAAGAAGCTCTAACATACGTAGGATCATTAAATACCGGGTATTTAAAATTAACTGAGGTCGGTGATTCTAGTGTATCTGCAATATACAGTATAAATGCTCTTATTAATACCTTAGGTGGTAGCTATTGGTCATTTGGATTAACATTTTTATCCGGATCTGGAATCTTTGATTTAACTAAACCCTACTCTTTTTCTTGGGTATTTAATGGTATCGACGGACCTACTGGTCCTGCTTTAGGAACTGAAAGGGGAATTTCTTATTTTACAAACAACACAAATACAACATCTCTAGCAGTTTCTAACACATGGAGAAAAATTAGCGGTACTCAATCTTTAGGTACATTAAATACCCCGGAATTTACGTCATTACCAGCAGATATACTTTTAAGCTCTACTGGTGACGGAGGATTCGAAAACGGAAGCACTTTTGTAGCTAACGGATGGACATCAGTAAACGATTCAACTAATGCTTGGTACGTAGGAACAACAGGAGCAAATGGAGCAGGAAACGGAGCATACATATCTAATAATCTAGGTGTAAATAACGCATATACTATAACTACTGCTCAGATATCTCATTTCTATAGGGACATCGTTGTACCTGAATATGCTTATTCAATAACTATATCTTTTAATATTAGAGTTCAGGGAGAAACAGGATTAGATAGACTTCGTCTTTATGTTACAACACCAGCAACTACACCAGTAGCAGGTGTATCTTTAGGGGGTGGAGCTGTTAATTATAATCTATTAGGAGCAGGATTCACAGCTCAGGCAGCAGTATCTGTTAATGCTTCAGTTTTTACTACATCAAATGTAAGAATCGTATTTTCATGGGAGAATGATAATAGCATAGGTACGCAACCTCCCGCTTCTATAGATGATATACAAATAATAGTTAATCCAGCACCTGGACTATTATATTCAGGAACAAATGGAACTAAATTCAAGGCAACATTAACAACAACTCCATTAGCAACTGCTGGGATAACTAACTTTGGTACCCTATTATCAATTAATGGAATAACCGCAGGAAATCAGAATGAGCAAGTGATTAACTTGGCAGCTAACTTTAGGGAGTCAGTAGTAGTTAGCGATTTAATAGAATTAAATAGTGGGGATTTAGTATATCCATTGATAAATAATTTAACAAGTACTACAGGTGTAAATGTTAGGGATCTACATCTAGATCTAATTAAAATAGGATAATATCAAATGATAAGAGAAAACAATTCATATAGAAGACATTCAATTTCTAAGGATCAAGGAAAACTTCTGGCTTTTAAGATTGACGGAAAAATAATTAACGTCGATATTTTTAATTGGGATATAAAAGATCTAAAAGGAAATGCTCCCTGGGTATATTCAGACTCAGAAATAGATGGATATGAAAACATATTATCAATATCAAATCTAAATGATCTATGGACATTTTCAGGAATGGATTATATAAATTTTTTAGATGAGCTTGAACTAATATATTCTTCCAAAAAATACAAAGAAAAGAATGGTAATGATTCAGTGGATATTGATTCATTCACTGAGATTGAATTAAATATCCTATGTAAGCATTTTATACCTGATTCAGAAATAATAAAAAAAATACTTAGTGAGAACGATATCCTAATCAATTGGGACGAATTCAATAACAGCATAAAAAAATGTAGGGATGATAGACAAGAAGCTGTTTTTAGATATTTAAGAAGAAATGTAGATGACTTTAATTTTAAGGATTTTATAGTAAGTACACAATCTCTATTTGACTTTTATAAAAATCACGGCATTCAAAGCTATAATAAGGATAAAATAGACGGAATAGTTGATTGGATAAATGGTGATTTTTCTTATATAAACCTAAGGACATACTCTATTACAAAGACAGGACCCATACAAACAGATAGCTACAAAATCTATCAATATATTAACAAAGGAAATCAGCTATTAAAAACTGAAGTATTGGAATCAAAAATAGATCCTAATGGATATTCGATATCTAAATTTACCTCAGATCTAAATGGAGCTAGTCCTGAGGAATTTGAAACATCTTTAGATTTTACTTGTAAATACTTACCTAAATATTTAGACCCTGAAGAATCTATTGAGTTAGCTAAAGATCCTGAGATTGGATACATTGTGGAATTATTAGACGTAGATGGAAATATTATTGATTCGTTATTTCCGTTAATAAACGAAAGTAAATTACCATTAGATAATGTAGAAAAAGGTGCTATAAAAAATGATTTACTTGGAGCTATAGGATCAGATGTAAACGAAAGATATAGATTAATATATAACGAAAGAGAAAGTAATACATTTCCATCGGGATCTTTAACAAGGTCAGATAATTACCTAATTAAATCATACTGGAAAAAAGACCATAGTGATGAAATATTAGATATTTTATTGAAGGGTAAGTATAAAAAAAATATAATTAAATAGAATAAATTATGTCAAACTGGCCAACAAATCCGCCCAGAATGGGATTAGATATAGGATACATCTATACAGATAACGGAAAAACATGGATATGGAACGGATATGCTTGGGATTCAGCTGGCGCTATACCAGTTCAGCCATATAGCTCTATTATATTTAGACACTCATCAATATCTCCCATAGACAATCAGTTATATTTCTTCGGCGATTTTAATGATCAATTACCACTAACAACATTATCTGATGCTTCTAAAGTTTTATCACTATTTGATGGTGAGATAACAGGATATTCTATTCTTTTATATCCAGGAATGGTAACAGGATCCTCAGAGTTATCTAATTATTTACTATACAATGAAACTAAAGAATTAAACGTATTTGAGACTAATATCACAACAGATACAGTGGAAGCTTTAAGTATAAACCTAGATACACCTGTATCTATATCTAGAGGAGATAAGTTATACATAAAATGGACTACACCTACATGGGAAACTAATCCTACTAATCTTAGATCTAGAATAGAAATAAAAATTAAACTAACCAATGTCTAATAGCGGATCATATCAAATAAAGGAATATCAGATAACTCTACCAAATGGAGATGCTGTTACAAGAAAAAAAATAATATATCTAGACAATAGCGGTACAGAGATTAGCAGGGAACAATATGACGATAAGCCTATACCTGTTGATTATGTAGATCACAAGAATCCATCAGAAATTGTAAATCAGATGACTTTTACATTTGATGCTTCTGAGGATTGGAGCGGATGTGAGGGAGTAACAGATAGATTTATAAAGAGAGCGGGAGGAAATTATACGAATATAACACCTTTTATTTCTTGGAATGATTGTGTTCTTGTGGGTATATCTCTATCATCAAGGGAAGAAAAAGATTGGGAGGCTATAATTTATGTTAATGATGAAATAATAGCATCATTAAAATCTGAAGGTAACAAGATAGCTTGTGGTAGATATGAATATAAAATTTCAGAAGGATCTGAAATTTCAATATTTGTAAAAGGAGAAAATGTTCAAAATCCTGGCGTGCAGCTTATATTTACATCTATACTTTCCCCAAATAAATAAATAATTATTTTTTTTAGTTGATCCTCTGTGTATAGTAGTATTTTATTGGAATTTTAGAATATATATGAATAAAAACTACTATGAACGCATCAGCATCAAGAAAATCTGATAATGAGAATTACATCTTTAAAGTTACTAACCTACTTTCAAGAGATCTTATTATTTCAGATCTTGGTGGAATTAGATTGAAAGCAAATTCCACCGTCGATCTAGGAAAAAAATTCGACGTCGAGCAAATTAAAAAATCTAGAGCACTAGCAGAAAAAATATGGAACGGGGACGTATGGGCTTGGGACACTAAAGGAAATCAAATAGGTGGATGGGACCCTTGTGATGTGGAAACAAATCTAACAGAAAGCGGAACTGAGGAATCTCAAGATATCGCAATCGTTTGCCTTTCAGGATGCTTAACAGATACTATATCTGACTATGTTGGACTTAAATTAGCGGATACTGAAAAATATGAAGGATACTTATTATATAACGTATTTCAAGAAAATGAACCTTCCGAAGATACACCGAAAGGAGTTTGGTTTGCATACCCGGATGAACATGATGGTGTAGATCCTTATAATCCATCAATAAACTATTTAAAACATTTAAGTTGGGGAGGGATTTCAGATCTTCAGCAAAGAGCTAATGCTTTAGAAGCAGTGGGTCCAGTTAGACCTGAATCTCTTATTCTTTATATGTTGGACAGAAAAACCGAGAAATATTACATTTTTAAAATAAAAGATGTGGATTTTAAAAAAGGAGAGATATGCTATATCCGCAAATCCCTTAAAAATGTTTGTATGGATGATTGTAAAAAAACTAATATAGTTTTTGGTACAAACGTTCCTGATGCTTGTGATACTTATCTATACAATAATTTTGGTGTTTCTTCTAATATATCTCCATACTTAGTGACAGGAGCTCAATCTGCTTGCGGATTAACTCTTTCTTATCAATCAGCATCTATAAAAGACGGAAGAGCAACAGCTGCAAAAGATGCTGAAATATATTCACCGTATAGATTATGGATAGAGGGTAACGGAGAAAGACGTTTTTATATTCCCCTTCCTGGTGGAGATTGGCAAGGAAGATATTTAGATCTTTGCAACCCAAGCCCATTAAATGTTGTAGAATTCTTTGAAGGGAGATCAGATCTTTGGTATAAGCTTTATGAGTTTTATCAAAAATGGAACGAAACTAAAGATAAGACTTATCAAGAACTTCTTTACGGAGGATGTATTTTGGGAGTTTATCTAGAAGGCGCAAATGAAGAAGAAAATTGGGCAAAATTACCTAACGTAGCACCAAAATATACAATAGATACTAGAATATCTAGGGATTTACATAATAAAGTTGATCAAGAATTAAGTATATTAGAAGATGGTGATATAAGAAGAGAGAAGCTTAATGATTTATTCTCCACTGGAGTTAAGTTTTATGATGATTTCATTAAATTACTTCATCTAATAGGATCTAGAGTTCTTTTCAATGCTGATAAAATTTCAGTTTATGTAGATTGTAACGATAACCTTAAAGAGATTCAAGCAGAGCAAAAAGAATCTTTAGAGTTTGCGAATAGAATATTCTGTGATTCTATTTCCAATATACAATTAACACTTTCATTTAATGATCTTTGTGAAGTTACTCCTATAAGTGAGATAGACGGTAGAGTATGGGGTAAAGTTACAGATGATAATGGTGTTGGAATAAGCAAGGCTAAAGTTGGATTATCTCCTCTTAATATATCGGTTTCAACAGACGAAAACGGGAATTACATTTTCTTGGATGTTCCTTTTGGAAGATTGGATAGAATAACAGTAGAAGCAGCAGGATATGAAGAATACGAATATTCAAATATTGTTGTTGAAAAAGAGGTTCCTTCCGTAGAAATTAATTTCGAACTAAATTATGTAAATCCAGGAGATAATATTGTTTATGGATATGTTAGAGACGAAAACAATAATCCACTAGAGGGAGCGGAAGTATCTGCTGATGGAGATACTTGGAATTATACAGGTAACACTGATAGCAATGGATATTATGAATTCACTATACCTAATAACGATTCACAGATGATCAACGTATATGCAGCATTATCTCCGAATTATCCAGAAAGAGGAGCTTCAGGATCATATGATGGAGCTTCGGATGTTTCTGTAGATATAAATCTAGATAGAGTTATTAATTTAAATGTAGACGTTGTTGGTGGAACAGATACAATTATAGATTCTAATATTAATCTCTATAGACTTTTTGAATTTGGTCCTGATAATATTCAGCAAGTTTCAATAGGAAGCGGATCTATAAATAATGGATTTAGAAGTATTACTTTCTACGATCTTCCATCATCATATAATAATGAATATGTAATAGAGGTATTTTCAGTTAGTTCTGGTTGGGAGGATTCAACTAGAACAATAAATATTACAAGTACAGCTACTGAATATTTTAATCTAGTAGAAACAGTTGAAGCATAATTTAATAATAAATCTTCATAATTCTAAAAGGATCTCGAAAGGGATCCTTTTTTTATTTGTGCTATCTAGTTCTTAATAATAAAAAAATCGGATATATAAGTAAATAAAAATATTAGCATGTCTCAAATAGATTGGCCAGCAAATCCCGTACTTAATCAAATTTATATAAGTCCAAATTTAGATAGGTGGAGATGGAATGGTTATGCTTGGGATTTTGTAAGTCCCGGATATTCAACAGGTCCAACAGGTCCAACAGGTCCAACAGGAGCAGATTCAAATGTAACCGGGCCAACTGGACCAACTGGTGATACTGGGCCAACTGGTGATACTGGGCCAACTGGCGATACTGGGCCAACTGGTGATACTGGACCAACTGGACCGACAGGTGATACTGGACCAACAGGATCACCCGGAAGTATTTATGGTGATCCATGGGGGATATTTGACACATCGGGAAATTTAACAACTTATTCCACTTTTGCTCTAGCAAAGGCAGCAGTAACATCAACGGAAGACATTATACACATGTTCTGTAACGTGACTGAGACAACATCAATTTCATTAGATTTTGATGGAACTTTTAAAGGTGTAAACCTTAATGGACATTCTTATACTCTCGATGAAACATCGACAAACCCAGCAATATTAGTTACTGGGGAATCTTATTTATTTAATGGTAGGGTAATTAGATTAAACTCAACTATAGGTGCTTCAGCTATATTCAACGAAAGCTATATTTTCTTAAGCGGAATATATTTATATAGCGATAATGTAGGAGTGGAAGCAACTTTATATTCGTCAGGTGGAGAAGTACAAGGTGGTAACAGTGTAGCTGAAAGCTCAACAGTTGCAGTATATGCGGAAGAAAACACAGGAAGTCCTATTACTAGCTCCCTAATAAAAGATATTAGGGTATTAGGAGCAGTTGTTTCTGCCGAATCTAGTTTAGATAACATAAGTGGTACGGGTGATATTTTTACTAGAGGCTCAAGTATAATCAATATTACATTATCAGGATATGCTGATTTACAAACATCAAATGTTATAGATTCAAAGATCATTTCTAACGATACAGATTCTATTTCTGCAAGAGAATGTAATTTAATAAACACACAAGGAATAGTTTTATCTGGCACAGGATCAGGGATAATATTAAAAAATTTTTCCGGAAAATCTTCCCCGAAAAATATAATAAATTGTTACGGTAGAGGAAGAGGGAGTGGCGAATCTGGTATATCTATTATAGATAATGTATCAGCAGGAAATTACATAATAGATAACTGTATAGGATACGGAGAAAGAGAAGCATACGGAATCTACATAGATAATTCTGATTCTATAGAAATATCAAATTCTGTTGGCGAATCAGTTGGGGGAATAGGAATTTATAATGGACCAACGGGATCCGATTGTTATTTAATTAATGTTACGGCTAAAGCATTTTCTGCAAGTGCTGCAGCTTATTTTTTAAATACCTCGACTAGATATAGGGATATTAAAGCAGTTAACACTAGAGGAGATGGCGGGGGTCCAGGAATAAGAATAGGGGGCGATGATATAAGCATATGGGGATTTAATTCTTTATCTGAAAATACATCAGCTATAGTTTGCGATTCATCAATAACTGGAACTAATTTTATTATGGGGGTTGCACAGGCTAAAAGAAATCTTTCCACTGCTCATGCTTTTGAATTACAAAACTTATGTAATGTTATAAAATGCACAGGTATAGTTCGTAATTCTTCAGCTAATGTTTTATATGCTTCCTCCCCTATAAATGTTGGATATGTTCAGAATTTATTTACAGGGGCAACAACAAATATAAATGCTAATATAACGCAGTCTATAACAACACCTACCGAGGATAACCAAGGTAACTTATTAATATAATTATGGCAATATCAATTTTATCTAGAAAATCTTCATTTGGTATAGAATACAAATATACTATTACAGATTTTTCCGCCGATTCAGTATCTATACCAAACGATACGGTTTTTCTTTCATTAGATCTAAACCAAATATTTTATAAAGACCTAGATGGAAATATAAGTGGCGTTTTCCAAGGGGATTATAATTATATAGAAGTTCAACCAGCTCCATCTGATATTAGAGTACTAACAAGTCAATATTACGAGTTAATACCAGCACCAGGGTTAGGAAAATACATAGACGTATTTAGAATAATATCGGAATCTTATCCTGGGGATTCACCTGCAACTACTCCTTACAATTATTCAGAATATAAAGGAATTTATTTTTCTCAAGAAACTTCTGGATTTTCAACTAATTATATATCTGCAATTTCTCTTTCTGTTGGTGCATTATGGACAGGCAATGATGAGTCATATGCTATATCCGTCCCTTTATCAATATATAATTTACCGATAAATACTAATAAGCCTCTTAATGTAGCAATAGATAATGGGGATAATCCATTAAATGACGCTACAGTGGGAGATCATTTAGTTACCTTTAGAATATGGTATAAAATAAGAAGTATAACAACTTCATAATTTTATTTTTATTTTTTGGAACACAATTATAGGATTTGAGTAAAAATAATAAAGGGCAATGGTAATATCAGAAAAAAATAAAACACTAATAAGCAGAGTAATTGATACCATTGATTGGCCTTTAATCCATAAGTTTTATAAATTGGTGGGGAGGACAATAGGTACTGAAACTACACAGATACCAGGTATAAAAAAGCTTGATAAGAAGACTAAATTAACAGACGAACACATAAAAGAGGAGGTTCTTCATGTTATAAATCATGTGGTTGAAAACGATATATCACAATATATGTATGGACCATGGAATGTAATATGGGTTAATGGAGAATGGGAAATGGAGATACCAGAAACAGATGATAATGGTAAGGAAATAGAAAATGGTGAAAGCACATTTATACCTATCATGGAATCTATGTTAGAGGTGTATTTTTCACCAATGGTTGTTGTTTCTAGGGAAACTGTTTTAACTGACGAAGAAATAGATGAAAAACCAGAAACTGCTGACCTACAAAAACAATTAGATAAAGCTTTAAACGACGAAAACTACGAGTTGGCTTCTAAACTTAGAGATCTAATTGAAGTATATAAAAAACAAAAATGAAAAGAAGAATTAAATTAATAAACGAACAGTTTGCTCAATCGATAAACGGCGATGGATTTAATAGCTCTAATGGGGTTTTTAAAGTTAACTATAAAGCATATTCAGATCTTTCTATTGCTGTAGGTAGAGATGCAGATCCTAGTTTATTAGTAAAGGATTCAGTTTTTCAGGTTGGTGACATAGTAAAAGGAAAAGTAAAAGGAAAATCTAAAAAAATAAAAGGCGAGATAATAGAAACGTCAAAATCAACTGACGGTAAATCATACATCGTAAAGATACAATCCTTACAAGATAAAAAAACATATACCTTAATCCCCGGATCAATAGAATTTTACGAGGATAGAGGTAATTCAAAAAATGTTATGGGTATGGGAATAGATTCAAGAGAGAAGAACGCACAAAATCTAAAATATAACGGAGGTAATATTGTATGGGGATCTTTAGAAAATAAAATTCTAGATCATCCTTATATTGATACCGAAGGAAACTCAGTTGAAGGCCCTATGGGGACTGGATGGAAAATAAAATTTGTTGATGATATACCATCCGACAATCTTATATTTAATTCAGTTTTAGCTGATCCTAGCGACAACCTTATATCATTTTCAAGGAAATCTATTAATGGTTCGTTTAAGGACATTTTAAAAGCAGCTGAGGCATTTTGTTATTTCTGTTATCATCCAGATTTATTAGAAGAGCCAATAGATTTAAAAGCTATTCTTGCTATATTGTTTTTAGAGATTAAAAATGAAATGGAGTCAAAAAAACAAATGATTCAGCACTTTCCTGATATATGTAAAAGATCTTACGGTGAATCTAAGGATGATCATACAGAAAAAGCTAATAATATTATAAATCGATTTATGTAATGTCAATAGAAAGAAAAAGAAGCTTACTAAGAATAAGTAGAGAAAAATCTATAAACAATAATAAAATTAACATACCATCGGAGCTTCCTAAAAACTATGAAAAAGAAATAGAGATTAAAAAGGATCCAAATACGGATACTCAAATAAACAGAATAAAAACATCTGTAAAAAGCAGTCATCTAGGAAACACTCTATATCCTAATTATATAAATAAATTCGACGGTGAGACTTTTATAGTTGCTGGATGTGGTACATCTCTAAACTATTATAGTGATTTTAGTAAATACTATGTTATAGGAGTAAATGATATTGATAGAATATTAACCCCCGATTTTTTAGTTGTTGTAAACGACCATCGTACTTTCATGAGAGGAAGATGGGAGTATGTAAGAGAAACATTAAGTCCAGTAATATTTACTCATTTAGAAAATCCTGGACCTATAACAAGATCTTCTAATATATCTAAAATTAAAATAGGCTCAAGAAACAATCCAAATTTAGATAATTTAAGCCTAGTAGATTATACAATGAACTCTCCTTATATGGCTATAATAATAGCTTATCAATTAGGAGCTAAAAAAATAGGAATGGTTGGAGTTGATTTTACCAACGATCACTTCTTTTCAAATACAGGATCTCACAAATTATCTAAGCACATAAGGAATATAGATTTAGAATATTCAGTATTAAGAAATAATTTAGAAAAAAGAGGAGTAAAGGTTGCTAACCTTTCGCCCATAAGTTTACTAGAATCCTGGCCCAAAATGGATTTGGATCAATTTGATTCCCTATAGAAACTTATTTTCTTTTCACACTAAAAAAGTTATGGAATCAATAAGAAATGGTATTGTAATAAGAATTCCAGAGGGAAAACACAGGGACAATTCTTTGTCCCGTATAGTTTGTGACCAGATAAAAATGTATCTGTCTATAGGATATAAATTGTTTATAGTTGAGTTATCTGAAAAAGATATAGATTTATCAACAGACGTTACAGAATTTGAGAAGGAAAGATTTTTTCATTATATTGATGATTTAGAAATAAGAATAGCTTTTTATATAAAAAGTAAAAACCATGTCATATCAACAGATGCGGATTCAAAGAAAAAATCTAAATCAGAAATATTAAAGATAGGTAATTTTATAAATGAAATAGATGCTGGAAGATTTGATATACCATTAATATGTCATATCGGAGGAGCTAATGGGAACCGAAGAAAAAGTATGATGGACTTTTGTAAGTTCTTTGATACACTTCCTTGGAGAGTACAAAAGCAGATAGCAATAATAAACGACGAAAAGCCTAGTTTATTTTCCGTAAAAGATCTATTATCTGTAACCTACATAGAGAAAAAAATACCAATAATATTTAGAACAGGATCACACAGAACCAACCAAGGAGGACTAACATATAAAGAAAGCTTATTTTTGGCTGCTTCCACTTGGGCAGAAAGATCTAATCCTATAATGTTCTACTGTCCTTCCAGTCAAGAGGAAACAATAACAATACAAGATTTAAATCCTTATAATTTAATAATAGATGTTGCTTTTGATAATAATTTGCCAGAGCCTAACTAGGAAAGGATTTTTACCAGGCAACGTATCCTTTAGGCTTTCTTTCATTTGTAATAGACTTACTCATCTTGTCGTTGGCCTTTATAAGATCTTCGATAGTTTTTACATAATATCTAGTCTGTCCTGGCATTCCCCAGTCTCCCTTTTTCTTAAGATCTACGAAGTCATATGTGGTAAGCTCGTCTCCTACTACAGGTCCGTGATCAACACGTCCGTCTCTCTTAGATGCTTTTTCGAATTCGTTTCTAGAGCTTATGTTTTTATACCCGTATTTTTCCATATAAACTATATATCATGCTACACCAAGGAATAATAGATGGTTCAATTTTTTTCGATATTGAAACCGCAGGATTATATCCAACACTAGAAGAACTAAAATCCAATGACCCTCATTTGGCAGAACTATGGGTTAAAAGATGTAAATGGCTACAAAAGCAAGTAGAGCCTGGAGAATCTACAGATCCTAGCGATTTATGGATAAACAGATCATCATTACACCCAGAATTTGGTAGAATAGTATGTGTTACATTTGGTGTCTTTACTCCTGAAGGAGTTGAGAGATTAACAAGCTTTTACGGGGAGGATGAAAAAGACATACTAGAAAAAACAAATAAAGTATTGGCTAATTCAAGATCCAAATCGTATAAATTAGCTGGTCAAAATATAAAAAATTTCGATGTTCCGTATATGGGTAAAAGAATGTTAATAAACAATATAACTCCTGATCCTATTATACAAACATGGAATAAAAAACCATGGGAGACTTCTTTTTTAGATCTTGCTGAAATATTTGCATTTGGTGCATGGGGACAAACTTTTTCTTCACTGGATCTAATATCACATGTTTTAGGAGTACCTACATCTAAAGATAATATGGAAGGATCCCAGGTACATGAATTTTACTGGAGTGGAAAATCAGAAGAGATAAAATCATACTGTGAACAAGATGTTGTTTGTACAATGAATTGTTTTAAGAGAATGACAGCATAAAGATTCTAGGTCTGGATATATACGTTAAAGTAATATCCAGATTTGAAAAACATTTTAAATTTTTATTCTTGGGTTCTAGAAAACGAGGAAAGGAGTGATTTTTATAAAAAAGAATTAAATCCGTCATTCTGGAAAAAAATTAGTGAGGATCTTCCCGAAAGTGCTGGAGCAGAAAATTATGAATTTGACCAGAAACTAAGAAAAAAACTTATTGAGTTAGCTAACGATTTTTATTCATCACTAGGATTCGATCCAGAAATAAGAGATATCCAACTAACTGGTTCCTTAGCCAATTATAACTGGACAGACAAATCTGATTTAGACGTACATGTTCTAATAGACTTCAATGAGATTGATGACAACTTTACCCTTGTTAAAAAAGCAGTTGATGGTGTAAGATTTATATGGAATCTTAGACACAAAATAAAAATAAGAGGATTCGACGTAGAATTATACGTACAGGGCATCAACGAGCCACATACTGCATCTGGTTTATATTCTTTATTAAATAACGAATGGATCAGAGTTCCTAAGTATAATCCACCAGAGATTGACTACAAAGACGTAGATTTAAAATTTCAAGGTATCGTTTCAGATATACTAAAGATGGAAAATCTAATGGCAGCATCCGATTTTTCAACCGCTACTGAGGTTGAACTCTATAATCATTCTTTAGAAATAAAGAAAAAAATAATGAAAATGCGAAAGGAAGGATTGGAGAGGGAAGGGGAATTTTCCGTTGAAAATCTAGCATTTAAAAAATTAAGAAATGAAGGATATATAGAAAAGATAATAGAGTTAATCTCTAAAGCATATTCAAATATATACAATGAATAATAATAATATGAAAAAAGACATCTACGGCGGAATTAACCCAGTTTTCGAGAGTTTAAGAAGCTCACTTAACGAAGGAGAAAGAACATCAAGAAAAACAAAAGCTATCGACACAATGACAGCTGTTGTTACTGCTTTAAATACTCTTTTTAGTTTAATACTATCTTCCAAAATGGAGGATGCTAAAACTGTTAGAGGATTTGAATCTATAAAAAATAAAATTCTGTCAACAGATAATTTTGGATCTTTTAGACAGTATCTTATTTCTTTTATAGAATCATTAGCAGTATTGGACCCAGGTCAAAAACAAGCTTACGATTCAAACCTAAAAATGATTACTAGTATACTAAGCGGTGAAGTAGAAGCTGTTCTAGGAGATCCTAAAATGTATAAGAGTATTAAAAACGATACTATAGCTAAAGTTCTTGAAAACTTCTCTAACGATTTAAAAGACAGAGAAAATCAGATGAGAAAAACTAATCCTAAACTTTTCGGAGAAGTAATTAAAAAGGGATTGGTAGTTAAAGAAGGTTTATCTGAAAAAAGAAAAACTGGAGACGAAGCTGATGCTACAGATGGAGAATTTAGAGGACAGGCTTTTAACAAATCTAAAGAATCGTTAGATGCAGCAAATTCTTTTGTTGGTATGGTAGACAGAGACAAATACTTACCAAATTTGAAGGATAATTCAGATATAAAAAGATACAAAGAAATTGCAGATTCTCTTTATAAAAAAGCACAAGAACTACAAATGGTAGACAGAGCAGGTGCTTTAGGAGGAAAAATTGTTACTCCTTCAGGAGAATTTAAAGCTGGGGAATATAAGAGAAAGCAAGACGATCTAGTAAATGAAATTATTAGACAGAAAAAAGAATACGAAAGATTAAAAGCATCTCTTACTAATATAGAACAACCAGTAACTGCAGATCCTGTTTGTCCTCCAGGACAGGTTTACGACAAATCATTAGGAAAATGTGTAGATGTTGCAACAGGTGAAGAAGAAGTTGTTAAGAAGAAAAAGAAAGTTACACCTCTACCAGTTAAAGATTGTACATTCCCTGTTAAACTTAATAACAAATGTACACAAATAGGGGATCTTCAGAAAAAATTAATGGAATTAATTCCTTCAGCAAATACATATTTAGCAAAATTTGGAGGTCAAGACAAAATATACGGTAAAGGTACTGCAGCAGTAGTAAATATAGTATGGGGATATTTATCAGGTCAATCAGGTCAAGCTTTAACTTCTGATTTAACTCAGGATATGTACGATCAATTAATGGCTCTTAATTCTACAGATATAGATACTACATCTATAGTTTTTGAAGGAAGTTACGGTAGATATTATTTTGACGATTTCGAAGAAATGGAAATCGACGAAAAGATCCAAGAAAGAGAAGAGATAAAAGGATCTCCTATTTTATCTTTCGAGGATTTCTATTCAGTTATAGAAGAATCATATAGCTTTAGAAAATTAGACGAAGAAAACGTATTTGATAGATTAAGGGGTAAATCTGAAGAAACTCCCGGAGCTAAGGCAGTAGTTCCAGATCCTAATATAGGAAAGAAAAAAATCGTTGATAATTGCGTTAAGAAATCTCTAGAACAAGGAAAAGTTCTTGATTGTGTTGGTGCAACTGGTGGTGCAACTGGAGAAACTGGTACAACTGGAGAAACTGGCGCAACTGGAGAAGAAATAAAATGGAAAGGTTTAAAACCAGTAGACGATGGAACATATGGATTATTATACGACGAAAGCTGGGCAGAATGGTTTGGCGATGTAGCTAAAGGAGCATTAGTTGCTGGTATTATTATAGGAGCAGGAGTACTTACTTGGGGAGTAGGATCTGCAGCAGCAGCAGCAACGATAGGAGCAGGTGCTGCAACAACAACATTTACAGCAGGTGCAGTAGGTACAGGTATGGCTACAGCAGCAACTTTAGGTAGTGGAGCAGTAGGTGCTAGTATTTTATGGGGAGGTGGAATAATCGGAGGAACCACTATAGCAAAATGGGCAGGAAGCGATAGAAAAACGGTCGCTGTATTAGTATTTAATGGATTCATAGAAGAAATAGCAGTTAGAGCAATGGCTAGAGGTTTATACAACAGCTTAGGTGGTACCGTATCTTCGCAAGACTTACTAGCAATATACTCTACCCTTATTCTTTGTAGAGGTACATTTACTGATACAGGAGACGGTAAAGCAGTTTCAGTATGGAGTTTAGTTAAAAGACAATATTCATCATTTGGAGGCGGAAGCTTAGAAGGTGATATAGCTTCTATCACTTCTGGTGGAGCTGGAGGATTCTTTAAAGATATGGTTACTGATATGGACACTATTCCTTCATTCCCTAAATCATTTAAAACCCGAAATCCTATCAATGGAGCACCAATAGAATTTGAAAATGCTAAAGACGCTTGTGTTGCAGCAGTAGGAAAATTAAATGCTAACGAACCTAAGCTTTCAGAGAATCTTAAATACATAACTGAAGAGGATTTAGAAAAATTATCTGAATCTATGGAAGAAATCACTGATTCAGTTGTATCAGCATCCTCTGGAGCTAAAGCTGAAGGAGAAGAAGAATCTGAAGCATAATTAGATATATAAAAAAAGAAAAATGGAAAATAACCTAGATTACGTACTGATATTAGAGAAATCTTCTCATAACCTTAGCACTAAAAAGCAAGGAGGAGAATATTTTCTTGAAGGTATTGCTGCTGTTTTTGGAGTTGAAAACTCTAACCACAGAATTTATGAGGAAAACGAATACTTGCCTCATTTGGATTATCTTAGAAAGAAAATTGATCAGAATAGATTAGTTGGTGAATTAGATCACCCTAAGGAGTTCGACGTTTCTCTTAAAAATATATCACACGTTATTACGGATCTTTCATACGATAAATCTAATAGAAACGTAAAAATAAAAGTAAAACTTTTAGATACCCCCGCTGGTAAAATAGCTAAAAATTTAATTGATGCAGGTATTCCTATTTCTATCTCTTCTAGAGCAGCAGGTAACGTTAAGGAGAATAAAAAAGTAGAAATTAAGAAAATTTTTACATATGATCTAGTTGCTGATCCTGGATTCGAAAATGCTCAATTAGAAAGGGTTTATGAAAGCTTAGGATCACATATTCCATCAGAATCAGTAAAAGATTCAATTATTTCTTCATTAACTAACATAAATGAAAGTTTTGGGCTTAGAAAAAATTCTAACACTCAGATATATAGAATAAAAGATACGGAGAAAATCTCTAGGCTTTTAAAAGAAAACATAAATAATTCAAGAAACATGGACAATAACTTTGTCACTGCAGAAGAGCTAAACGAATATTCATTAATCCTTAAAAAGGAAATGGATTCATTAAAAAATGAACTTAGATCTGTTTCTAAAGGACCTTCTACTAGATCAACATCAGATTTTTCAGATTCTGGTTTAGAGGAAAGAATCCAAAGATTAGAAAAATACTCTGAGTATCTAGCTGAAAATTTAGAAACAGCTATTAAATATGGAGATTATTTAGCTGAAAATTTAGAAGGATCTATTTCTTATAACAAATACTTAGCAGAAAATTTAGACAAGTCTATTTCTTATGCTAAATATCTTGCTGAGCATGTTGATGGAAATATTTCTTACTCTGAATATATTGCAGAGAATCTAGATAACAATATAGCTTACAGTAAATATTTAGCTGAAAACCTAGATAGAAATATCACTTATTCTGAATACTTAGCTGAAAACTTAGACAAGAATATTTCTTACTCTGAGTATCTTGGAGAAAACTTAGATAATAATATTACTTATTCTGAATATTTAGCTGAAAACTTAGACAAGAATATTACTTATTCTGAATATTTAGCTGAAAACTTAGACAAGAATATTTCTTACTCTGATTATCTTGCTGAGAACTTAGACAAGAACATTACTTACTCCGATTATTTAGGAGAGAAATTAGATCAAAATATTACTTATTCTGACTACTTAGGAGAGAAGTTAAATGGCAATATTAATTATTCAGATTATATCGCTGAAAAAGTTAAATCTGGTATCGATTATACTGAATATTTAGCAGAGTCTATTAATAGAGGAGGAAACACAAGAACAAATCTTGCAAAGAACGTAAACGAGTCTATTAATGAAGGTAGAAGAACTTCAGGATTCTCTGGAGATTATACAAATCTTTCTTCAAAAGTTGATAAATTAATTGAATCAGTTAGTAACGTAAAAACTGACGAAATCATAAACGAAAATAAATATTCTTTCTTAAAGCTTGTCGATGACAGAACGAAGAAAGGATTTTTATCCTTGAACGAGGCCGAAAAACAAAAGGTCGCTAAAGCTCTTAACGAGCAGAACTATAATTCGGGTACGGATGTAGTTCAAATTATGGGGTCCGCTTTAGCTGAACAAGCTAATTCCGGAGAAAAATTCCTTGACATGATCCCTGGTGATTTAGTTCCTACATGGGAAGGTCTAAATGAATCTCAAAGAGGTGCAATTGTAGCTCAAAGTAAATTCTACAAATTAGATACTCCTTATCAGATCAATCACTTTTGGAGAACTAGAGGATTAGTTTCTGTAAAACCGGAATCTACTGAATTCCTAAGCGAATCTCTAAACACTAACAAACCTGCTAATTCGGGAGTAAGTAATTCTTACATGCAGAATATCGCAGCAGAGTTAGAAAAAAGATTTAAAAAATAATCTAACAAAATGCAACTCTTAAACGAAAACGAGATTTACGAAACGTGGTCTCCAATTATCGAGAGTAAGACCGGTATGACGGATCGTTCAAAGGTAGAGTGGTTATCTAAATATTGCCACTTCCATTCATTAAACGAATCTGCCGGAGCTTATAACTCTCTAGGCGTATTAAACGGTATGGGTAACGTACTTCCTGCTGGTAACTACCAAGGTGGTGCAGCTGGTGCGGGTCCTGCTGGTTTCTACTACAACAACACTTATGACGCTGGTCGTCCATATGTTGGTTCTGGTGATAAATTCCCATCATTACTTCCATTGGCTATTCAGGTAGCTGCTAAAACCGTTGGTTTTGACATCGTTCCTGTTATTCCTATGGCTGGTCCTACTGGAGTATTATCTTACCTAGACTACGTATATGCAGGTGGTTCATTAGCTGGTAGTTCAGCTGATTCTACTAGCAACTATGTAGCTAACACTCCTGACATGATTAAAATCCCTACGGCTATTGCTTCTCCAGCAACTGGTCTTGTAGTAGGTGATAATTATGTAATCGGTGTTGGTCTTTCTTCTTCAGTTAACCTTGCAACAGGTGGTAACGCTGCAATCGGTGTATTCATCGGTAACTCACGTATCGACGGTTTCCCTATTTTCAGAATCCTTGCTATCGGTAACGGCGACTCTATCGCTCAGGTAATTCCTGCTGCTGGTACTGCTGATATCTATGCAACTACATGGACTACTGGTACTGCTTTAACATCAGTTAACGTTGGTTCTTTAGCTGCTTCTACTGCTGGTAACGCTGTATTAGTTAAAACGTTAGAAGATCATATCCAAGGTTTCTCTGGAGCTGGTCCTGAAAACGATAACGATTGGCAAGGTCCATACGTAGACGGTACTAAAAACTACGATCCTATGTTAAGAGGAGTAGGTGAGACAACTTATTACAAGTCATTAGGTCTTTCTACTTTCACTAAGTTCGTAGAAGCTGGTACTTTCCAAGTTGCTGCTTCTGTTACTACTGAGCAAATCCAAGACCTTAACAAGCAGTTCGGTATCGACGTAGTTTCTATGATCGAGAACGCACTTGTTAACGAGGTTTCTCAAGCTATTAACAAGCACATCTTATCAAGAGCATACGCTCTAGGATGGTCTAACCACTCTCAGTTCTTAGTAACAGAGAACACAAACCTTAACTTAAACTTAGTAATTGGTGGTGCTGCTACTTATACAGTTCCTAACTACATCGGTAAACAAGGTACTGCTATCACAGGTGGTTCTAAACCAGGTGCAGTTGCTGGTCCTGCTTCAGGTACTTTCGAGAACTTATCAACAGTTCAAAGAAGACTTTACTCTCGTATCTTAGCTGCTGCTAACGTAGTTGCTAACAGAGGTCGTAGAGGTCCTGCTAACTTCATCGTTACTAACTCTCAAATCGCGTCTGCTTTACAAGACATCAGTCAGTTCACATTCGCTCCATTTACTAACACACTTACTCAAAACAACGGTACATTATACCCTGTAGGTTCACTTGCTGGTATGACTGTATATGTTGATCAAAACATGTCATTCGGTGACACTAGAGTATTAGTTGGTAGAAAAGGTGCTGATGATGAGCCAGGTATGAAATTCATGCCTTACATGATGGCTGAGTCAATCCAGACTATCTCTGAGGGTACTATGTCTCCTAAAATCGCGGTTAAATCTCGTTACTCTTTAGTTGAGGCTGGTCACCACCCAGAAACAATGTATTTCTGCTTCCACGTTAACACTGGAACTGCTACTGCTATCATCTAATAGTAACTGTAACAGATACATACTCGAAAGGGTCTCTTAACGGAGACCCTTTTTTATTTTCGGGAGGTTTTTGGATATATAGAATAAAAGATAAATTATGTTATTTGAAAATGCAAGTCAATTCCAAAAAGCAAAACAGGTTCTTTTAGAAAACGATAGGGATATTGATAAAACTGCTCGTATTTTGAAAAAATCTCCGATGTTTAGTGAAATATCAGAAGGTGAATTAATATGTCAGCTAGTGGAGCTAAACGAAGGATTAGGCGATACTATAATGAATTTTTTAAGTGGAGCTTTCGGTGGTGATGTTAGTAAGTTAAAAACTGTACTTACTCAAATGAAAGAACAGGAACTTAAATACAACAGAGAAGAATATCAGATATATGACGAGTTCTATAATTTACTACAAGACCAAAAAGCTCTAGATAAGGACAGGGAAAATACAAACTATCAATCTCTTAGTAGAGATATTCAACAAGGTAGAAATGCTTTAAATTTAAGATTTAAAGAACTTACTAAAACTCACAATGAAATATTAAGTGCTTTCGAACAGAGAGTAAGGGATCTTACTAAGGATAGTAATAGAAAGAAAAAATATTTTAATGCACAAAGAGCAGTAGACGTAGAAGAAACAAGAAGTGACAGATACGAAAAGACTAAGGCTATAACTGCAAGAAGTGTTAATAGAACAAAAGATTTAGAAGATTTCTTTAGTGTTAATTTAGATGATCTTAAAAAAGAATCAGAAGAAGCAAAAAGAAAAGCTGAATACGAGGTTGAAAAACTTAAAAGAACAACAACTACTGGAAGTGACCCAAGAGTTGAAGATGATCCTGAGCAAGAATTCAGAAAAAGATTCGATTTAATTAAATCCACTGAGGCTAAATATTTAACAAGAAGAAAAGCAATTTTTGATCTAGAAACCGAGATCTATAATATAATGATGAAAAATAATTCAACAATAACTAAGGAAAATCCTCATGGGGATCTTGGTGAAGAAAATAGATCTAAACTCTATGATCTATATAATGAGATCGAAAAATATCTTGAAGAATTAGGAGAAAAAGAAAAAGTTAAGTCTTAAAAAATTATTAATATGGAATTTAATAAAAAATACATACAAAGACTAGAGGATTTCGATAGGATAGATGAAGGATTTTTATCTTCATTATTTGGTGGTGTTAAGGACTTTTTTACCTCAAAAAAAGGTAAGATAGAAAATATTATCAAAAAAATAAGAGAAGCTAGAAACGAAGAGGTTTCTAATGTTATTTCTATAGAAAAAGAAATAAATGGACTTGATAGAGATAATAGTCCTGAATATAGATTTACTGTTACCAATTTAAGAAGACAAAGTAGAACTTATTCCGCTCTAAAGGGACAGGAAATAAATGCACTAACCAAAGAAGCTAGATCAATTATAGACGATGAACCGAAGTTAGAAGCTTTTTTTGCTTCAGAAGTTGCTAAAGTTGAAGTGGAAACCAAAGAAAAATTAATGAAGAACATAGGATCTATATCAGATTCGGGATTTTTAAATCAAATAAATTCAGAATTTGATGCTTTGGTTAGGGATGCTAATAGGAAGGCTTCTTTCTACGAGGAAATAAAAGAAAGACCCTCTTATATGCCTACAATTGAGATTCCACCTAAAATGAGCGAGGATGTTTTAAATTTTCTAAACATGCAGCCGAAAGAGGCTTCAGCATTAACTAGATCCCTGGATCAGAACAATCTTAATAAATATTATACTCAAATAAGGGACTTCTTTTTTGAATTGGAGGATACTTATTCAAGAGCAATAGATAATATTAAAAGAGACCGTAAGATAGCAGAAAGACAAGGGGAATCAGATACTTTAGCTACCTTAGATAGAAAGGAAATGAATGTAAAATATCATTTAAGAAAAAATATAGATCGAGTAAGAAGCAGAGTAAATACCATTGAAAGGGAAATGAAAAATAGAAGATATGCAGAATCGAATATTTAAAATACACGAATTTGTTTTAGAGCAAGAAAACACTCAGCAAAAAACAAAAGAGCTCCAAGCTAAAACAGATGCAGAAAAACAAATAATGGATATAGATAAAAGGATATCTGATATAGATCTTGCTATTGCTAATTTACAGAAAAGAGAAAAAGACGGAACACTAACTAAAAGTGAGTCTCTTAATCAACAATCAATAGAACTACAAAAGAAAGTTGCAGAATTTCAAAAAAAATCTGTAGCATATAAAAAGATGGAATCCATCAAATAATATGATATATAAATAAAAATCTTAAAAAATGTACAATAAAAGATTAGAATATAACCCTCTTTTTGAATCTATTACAGAAACTGCTAAGAAATATTCAAGAATAAATGAGGAGGGAGAAACACTTATAGATCAAGGATCTACTGGAGGTACTGGTGCTTTTTTAAAACCAGGAACATCAGAATATAAAATAAAATATGCCACTGAATATGCTGTTAAGATATTTCAGTTAATATATGATGAGTATAATTATTTTATGAATTCTATAACTGACGAAACTGTTAAAGCTAGATATGCAGCAGAGATGTTTGATTTTATTAAATTAAACTCACAAAAAGCTGATATAAATTTGGACATAATTTCTAAAGATATTATTACTAAATGGCAGACAATGAATGCTTCTACAGAGGTAAAAAAGATAGCAGAAAGCTCAGAGGATTTTAAAAAGGCTTACGATTCAATAAATAAAGGAGTTGCTAAGATATCTCAGTTACTGTCAGCTTATTCGCAAAAATATGGGACAGAAATTACAAATACTGCTTTAGTTACAGCGGTTAAAGAGTTTATAACTAACGCATTAACTACTTTAGAAAAAGCTAAACAGGAAACAAAAAAAGTATAAAAAAAATAAAAGATGAAATATTTTAGCAATAAATTTTCTTCCCTATTAGAAAACATGAAATCTGTATCTCCCCTAGAAGAGGCTAGAGGTAAAGATAGAACAGCATCCGGGGATAAGGTTGATAGAGTAAACAGAAAGAAAAAAAAATACGAGGATAAATTTTCAGATGCTAGCGGAAAATTTAAAACGAATGCTTTCATAAATGCTCTTGAGCTATTAAGAGATCAGATAATGGCAGAAGTTAGCTCGATGATGAATACTGCTAGAAGTGGATCTGCTGGATATAAATACTACGAAACAAATTTAGATTCTATGAACTCTCTTAAAAATAGAGTTCTAGATCTTTTAGTTAGTACGTACGACAAAGCTAAAAAAGAGGGCGGTGAATTCGAAATAGGAAAGGATGATGTTATAATAAGAACACTTAGAGATCAATACGTAGAAATAGCTACTGAGTACGAGGAACTTTCTAAAAAATGGTCAGACGACAAGAACAAAGATATAGAAGAAAGACCAGTAGATCAATCAAACAGAGAGTTAGAAACTAAAATACAAGAAATTAAAGATCTATTTGACGAGGCTAAATTATATTTAACAAAATTAAATGTAAAAGGATCTACAGGAGGTACAGGAGGTACAGGAGGTACAGGATCAACGGGTAAAATAGAAGTAGCAGAAACAATTGTACAAAGAAAAGCTGCTTATACTGGAAAACAAGCAGAGACAATAAAGGCAGTTAAGTTACTAATTTATAATAAATATAAAAGTACAAAATTAGCGGAACAGCCAGATTGGAAAATCGTATATAAAAATCCTAGTAATCCTGGTCCTACTTTAAGAGCAAATACTGCAAACGTTATAAGGGGGGTTAAAGCAGGATTGGTTAAAAAATATACAACATTATCCGGAGATACTACAGGTAATATAACCAAAGCATTCGTAGAGGTTCTAACAAGTCTGAAAGAGAGTATTTCTATAGACAATAATTATAAGATAGTAACTTTCTCTGATTTTATGAGAAACAGAGTTAATGAATCGGACGATTTTGATGTTGATGCTGCTATTGCTGCTATGAGTAAAGGAGGATCTGGATCATCTTCTGGTTCTAAATCTTCCGGCTCTAAATCTTCTTCTACCGCTCCTCCAAAATTTAAAATGGATGAACTACCTAAAACCCCTTTTGCAAATGAGACTGAAGGAAATAAATTTAGAGAATGGGTAATTAAAAATCAAGGAGATTGGGCAAAAAATAACAATTTGGATAAAGAAGGAGATCATAATAACAGCTATATAAGAAAAGCATGGAAAGAATACGGTTCTAAATATGATAGCGAATTATTAGATTCTAGAGAATTAAGTATTCAGGAGATGGAGGATCTATTCACAGAATTTAAAAAATATAACAGCAAATCTACTATAGATTCTGATAAGGAAAAAAGATATTATGTAGAAAGTACAATATCCTACGGAACTGCAGGATATGTAACAGCAGTTATATACAGGGCAGGAAATACTGATTATAAATACTACTTACCTGGTAAATTTACATCATTTAAAAGCTACCCAGGAACTTACAAAAAATCATCTAAGACGATAAAATTTTCTTTGATGGGCGCAGAAAAAGACTTATCTGATTTTATAGAATGTAAATTAAATTTTGCAGAAGCAAGAAAAATGAACCAAGCTAAAGAAATATCTAAGGTTGCTGAATGGCTAGGTAAAGATCTAAAATGGGATGCTGAAGGAAAAAGATGGTGGGTTGAAGGATATCTTAATGTAAGTTTAGACTGGGATACTGATCTTAGTAAATTGTTCATATTCTTTGATGACCAAGGGCAATTTAACACGGGAACATATACAGGAAAGATTGCTACAGCAATAAGAGGTACATGGGACAAAGGAGGTAGGAGCATGACATTTAAAGGCAAGACATACACAGGAGATAACTTAAAATCTACTCTATTAAAAGTACTTAAGGCAGCAGGAGGAAAAATGACATACGCCGACGGGGTTAGTGCAGCATAAAAAAACAAGAATAATAGAAATTTTTAATTACTTTAGGGGTATAATCATAAACAAAGGTTATGCCCCTTATTATTGTAGAAGGATCAAGAAAATCCGGTAAATCATATCTTATATCAAAACAAACGGATCTTCCCGTTTTTAAATTCGATTTTAATTCCAATTTTTCTACCTGGGACTTTGGTAAGCAATCCGAAGAGGTCCATTGGTTTGGGTTAGGCAAAGAGGTAATGCTTCACGAATTAAATTCATCCGGATTTCTAGATAAAATGGTAGTCGACAGAGGAATACTTACCAATTCTGTTTGGGGCGTTTTTCAAGGAAGAGTAACTAAAAAGCAAGCAGAAAAAGATCTTATAAATTTTAACAAAAGAGGACTTTTTAGGAATACTAAAATAATAGTTGTTCAAGGACAATGGTCAGAAAAAAGAACTAAAGATATATGGGATCAGGACGATTCTAGAGTAGAAGAAGAAAGATCCCTTTTCACTGAGTTTTCTTTGCTTTTAAGAGACTTGGGAGTGGATGTAAAGGTTTTCAATAATAACTTCGATTTGGAGTCGGTAGTGAGGTTTAAACAAGAAATTAGAAGAATTTAAATATGTGTGGTATATTAGTAGCAAAAAGAGCAAGTGAGGAAAGAATAATGTCTATTGCTCATAGAGGAATTGAACATAATGTAGTTTATAAGGATGACCTTTGTTTAGTACATCATAGACTTCCTATACAAACAGTAGATGGGGATTCTTGGTCACAGCCTATACAAATAGGTGAAGATAGATGGCTATTGTTTAATGGAGAGATTTTTAATTACGGAAATTACGAATCAGATACAGCTTATTTACAAAAATTGTTTTCAACATTCCAATTTGGAGGAATAGGTATACTACAGGCTTTATATGATTCACACATAGTTTCATGGGATGGATTTTGGGCTATAGTTTTGGTTGACACTAAAAAAAGAGATATTTATGCTTTTACAGATCCTCTTGGAAAAAAATGTTTATATCGTAACGAAAAAGGAGAGATCTGTTCAGAGATAAAAGGATTATATGAAGAAAATGAAAGACCCAATTTTGATAGATCTTTCTTTTCAGGCGTTACTAAATTTGGTTATTTAGCTACAGAACAAACTCCTTTTATAGGTATAAAAAAGCTTGAACCTAATAGATTCTATCAATGGAATCTAGACTCTCCTCATATTATTAATGTATCTGACCAATACTACGATTTTAACTTCTTCGACGCAGGACTAAATACATATGATGACAGATGTGAATGGCTTTTTGATAAGATGGAAAAATCTGTAGAAGCCAGATTATTATCTAAAAATTATCCAACATCTCTACTTTTATCAGGGGGATTGGATTCTTCAATAATTGCTGGTCTTTTACTAAAGCTTGGGGGAAATGTTGATTTTTATTCCATATCTAATGGTGAAGATGAAGAATATGTAAAAGCTTGTGAATACTACTGGGATGTAGAATCCAAAAGATTAAATTATAATATTGATATAGAATCCGATTCAGGTAAAAAAAATCTCATAGAAATATACAAAAAATGGAACGAATCTCCAGTTGATATGGGAAGTGTAGTTCCTCAGTATCATTTATTCGATGCAATAAAAAAAGGTTCTAATACAAGAATAGTTATATCCGGTGACGGAGCAGATGAATTATTTGGTGGATATAGAAGAATAAATGAGTATGATTCACAGCATTCTGATATATTTCACGAATTAACTTATTATCATCTTCCCCGATTAGATAAGCTATCGATGGCGCATACACTAGAATTAAGAAGTCCTTTTTTAAATCACGATATAATTAGATTTGCTATAAGTCTTCCTTTCGAGGAAAGAAAAAATAAAAAGATATTAAAGGATACTTTTAAGGGATTAGTTCCTGATTCTGTAATAGAAAGAAGCAAACTAGCTTTAAAAAATAAGATGATCATAGATGATCAGATTAAATATAGAAAAGAGGTAATAAGATTATTTCTCGGAATTCCCGTTTGATTTAACTACCTTAACCCCAGCTATAGGATCTCCTTTTGCATCTTTTGGTGAATATCCCTCAGGTCTGTCAGTTAAAACAAAATCCTCCGAAGGGTCTACAACTAATCCGGCGGAACTTAAAAAATCCCTGTTTAGTAATAATGGGGTACTTTTTTCAGTTCTATCTACTAATGAGAACTTAACTTTCTTATATACAAGACCATTGAAATCTACATCGAGATTAACAACCGCTCTGTGGTGTATTTTTTCACCAACCTCAGCTTTTGATTGACCTACTATTTTATTTACAAATTCTTGATTACCTAGCTTCCAGTAAACTTTACCATCGGATTCCTCTATGCTGTCTGCATGTAAACTACAAGAAGTTGCTCCGTTACCAGTATCTAATTTACCTACAAAAGTTCCTACTCCAGATATAGTCACCATTTCTCTAAATCCGGTAGTTTTCTTAGGTTTAACCCAGTTTTTCTTATCTAAAAGAAAATCTACTACCATATCTGTTACAGGAATATCAGTTGTTTTTTCTATACCAGTAGTTCCGGGAGAGGCATTAACCTCTAGAACATAAGGTTTTTCCTCTGCTGATGTACTTTTTCCTTTTTCTACTATAATATCTACACCACACCATAAACATCCGGTAGCTTTAGCAGATTCTATTGCTATCCTTTCTATTTCTTTCGAAAGCTTAACATTCTCCGTTTCACCACCTAAAGAAAAATTAGTTCTAAAATCCCCCTCTATTTTTATTCTTTTCATTGCTGCTATGACTTTGTATTCTCTACTTGCCATACCATCACTTTCTGCAACTACGTGTATTCTAAGATCGTAATCTGCATCTATTTTTTCTTGTAAAACTATTTCAGTCCCTGGTGCTAAGTGCCACAAAGCCTGTAAGGTAGAAACTAGAGATGGTCTAGAGTCTATCATAAATACACCTATTCCTTTAGTTCCTGATAGAAATTTACAAACAACTGGATAATTACCACCAACCTCTTCTACTGCTTTATCTATATCAGCTTCAGATGATATTAATGATGTTTTAGGAACAGGTATTTTAGCTAACTGTAATTTTCTTGTAGTCTGTAGTTTATCTTCACATATAATAACAGAATCATAGGAATTGACACACGGAAAACCTAGATCCTCCATTTTTTTAAAAAATCCCTTAGCTGCATTGTTTTTTATAGACGATCTTCTAGTTAATACTATGGTTCTATCCAGATGTATTTCTTGTTGTTTTCCCCCTCTGCTTGATATAAGAAAAGTTCCTTTTATTGTTTTTTGTATAGATCCTTTTTCAGTATCTATTATTATACATCTAACTCCCTTCTCCTCACAGATTTTCATTATCTTATCTGTTGTTGGAGCATTTTTTAGACTTTTACCAAGTTTAGTAGTTAATATAACAACTGTTAAGGGTCTTTCCTTTCCTTTAACTCCCTTAAATACAAACTTTTCTAGTAATGAGTAATCCATAATGTATATATCGATAAACAAAGAAAAAGCCCGGAATCAATCTGGGCTTTAAATATGTTTAATGGAAAAATTATTTACCGAAGAAGTTATCGAATCGTATAACCTCTACTTCATTATTTTCTTCACCTTCTAATTCGGATTCATCCTCCTCTTCTGTGTCTTCTTCTTCTTCCTCCTCCTCTTCGTCTTCTAGGTCCATGTCGTCCTCTTCATCTTCTTCATCGTCTTCTTCTTCCTCGTCTCCTAGATCCATGTCATCTTCCTCTTCATCCTCGTCTTCATCCTCGTCTCCTAGATCCATGTCATCTTCCTCTTCATCCTCGTCTTCATCCTCGTCTCCTAGATCCATGTCATCTTCCTCTTCATCCTCGTCTCCTAGATCCATGTCATCTTCCTCTTCATCCTCGTCTTCGTCCTCGTCTTCATCCTCGTCTTCGTCCTCGTCTTCGTCCTCGTCTTCGTCCTCGTCTTCGTCCTCGTCTTCGTCTTCATCCTCGTCTTCATCCTCGTCTTCATCCTCGTCTTCGTCTTCGTCTTCATCCTCGTCTTCATCCTCGTCTTCATCCTCGTCTTCATCCTCGTCTTCGTCTTCGTCTTCATCCTCGTCTTCATCCTCGTCTTCATCCTCGTCTTCATCCTCGTCTTCTAGGTCCATGTCATCTTCCTCTTCGTCCTCGTCTTCATCCTCGTCCTCGTCTTCCATGTCCATGTCATCTTCCTCTTCATCCTCGTCTTCTAGGTCCATGTCATCTTCCTCTTCGTCTTCTAGGTCCATGTCGTCCTCTTCATCTTCTTCTTCTTCCTCCTCCTCTATTTCCATATCATTCCAGAATTCATTCTCTTCTGGCAATTCTTGAGGTTTTTTTGAGCTAAATTCTTCGAAAGATAATATTTTTTTATCCATTTTTTATGTTTTTTATTCAGTTATTCCTATTGAAGCAGCACTTCCTGATTCAGTAGCGCCATATCCTGGGTAATCTATTTTAGATGTTTTATTAAAAATAGCATCTTTATATCCCACATAATCGTATGCAGATTCAGGTGATATTTTATGTAACCCTGTTCTGTCTTCCTTACTAAGATTATCAGGATTCCAAGGATCGCTAACGACCTTCATAAAATCCTTATAGCTTAGGATCTCTCTTTTTTTTACGTTTTTCTGATTCATCCTTTTTATTTATTAAATTGGAGAACACTGGATAAGCCAGATCTCATTGCTTGTGTATATATATCTGGATTTTTTTCACCAGCTGCTTCTATCTGTCCTTGAATTTTCTGTTTATCTGAAGTTGTAACATTACCACCAGATAAAACGTCTCCAAGTTTAAATCCACATATTTTATCGCTTATCATCTTCTCTATGTTATTCATGAAAGAAGTATTATTTATAGCGTTTGTTAAAGCCTCTCTTAATCCTGCTGCTATAGTTCCTCCCATTCCTTCGGTCATGTCTATTTTCATACCTAATCTAGGTAATAAATATTCTATTCCTCTTTCTTGTAATGTTTCAGATAAACCTTCTATAATAGCAGTAGCCCAATTTTTACATGATCCAGACCCGAAATATTTTCCTAGATCTGTAAAATGTACCTGCTCTATTACGTTTCTAATAACTTGGTAGAAAAAAGTTGGTTGTCCGCTCTCATCGAAAGGATCGATACCAAATTTTTGAGCTGCCCAATCTATTATATAATCTTTAAACGTGTCAGTAAAACCACCTCCTAAAGAGCTAAAAAATGAAGTAAATATATTTTCGTTAATTTCCTCCTCGTTTAAACCCTCTGATTGAAGTCTTAAATATTCGCTTTCTAACATATACATTTCATCTGTATATTGGCTAATATCATATCCCCCTCTGTTAGATTTAGATTCTGATATAAATTGTGAATAACTTCTGATCACCATTTTGTTAATACTTTTATACTATATATCTTTTTATCCTATGGAATCTGATATATATGTAGAAATGAATAAAATATCCAAGATAGATAATTTTACATCTGATTTTAAATCTAAATATGGATTAGAAGCAGGTGGATCTTCTTATGTGGTAAAAAAAGATCTCTATGTGGAGGTAATATCTTCATATGAAATAGAAACAATAGGAGAACCTAATATATTAAAACCTATATGGTCAAGAATAAAATTAATTAAGGATGATCTTCTGAGTGTAACTTCACAAGGGGTTTTTTTAGAATTAAAAGATTTTGAGGGATTTTTAGAATGTAGACCAGAATCTTCTTCTAAGGATGGCGAGCCATCTTTCGATAAATTTGATAAGGAAAGTATATCTAAAATAGGAAAAGATATGATATCCTCTAATCCTATGACATTTGAGGAAAGAAAAAAACTTATAACGAATAGAATATGAGAAGGATATTTAATTTTAACCAATTTGTAAATGAAAGCAGTGCTGCCGGAAATATGGATAAAACTTATAATATACCATTTAAGTATTCTTCCAATGATCCAAAAAATGGCTATAATAGCAAATCATTCGTTGATGACTTAAAATCTATTTTTATAGAAAAGCCAGAACTTAAAAAAGAAATAATCGAATTCATATCATCAACAATGAAAATTTCATCATTAGATGATCTTGCTAAAAAAACATTCTCTGAAATAATTAAGATTATCCCTGAGATAGAAAGAATTATAGAAGCTGGCGAATATGAGCCTGAAACGAAAATGCCAGGAGGAGCTATTCTTTTTATAAGAAACAAGATTCTTAAAAACGGAAGAGGAGCAGATTTTTATATCAACAGACACGGATCTAAAATAGAAGTTGTAACAGAAGATGAAGCTGGAGAAGAAAGAGTTTATCTTTTTAAGGCAGATAAATTTCCTTTTGATAGATTCGATTTTACAGATGAAGAAGTAGAGGAAACCAAATCTGTGATGGACGATTTAAAAGCTAATGCTTAAATCGAGTCATTATAATATCTATAGATTTTTCCTTACTTAACTCCGTCCCTATTTCCATATCAATCTCATTGGATATGTCTGCTACTAATATACAGTCATACTGATCTGAAAAATCTCTTATGTTTCCTTTAAGAAATTTTTTTATTCCTTTAATATCACTAGTAGTTTCACATAGAGGATCCAATAACTCTGTCATTAATAAAGCTACGTTTTCTTTGTTTGCTATTTTAACTATAGAAAAAAACCAATTAAATATTCTCATGGTCCTTTCCTCTTTTTTTCTTATAACTAAAAATCCCTGGTCCCACAGATTATATTTAGAACAATAACTTTCCACATCTACTAAGGAATTGTATTTCTCGTAAAAATTACTATTCTCCTCTATGAATTTATCTATAACGCTTATAGAATTCTTAGCAATCTCCTCTATCTCTCCTATAGAATCTAAATTTCTATCTAATATATTATAAAAATTATCATTCTCGTCTTCGGTCATTTTAGCTCTGGATTTTTGGCTAAGCTCTGTATTTTTAACAAAGCTCTCTAAATCTTTTTTAATCGTCAATAGATGCTTGAAATTTTTTTCAAATCCATTTTCACCAAAGCTTCCTTTAACCTTCATTAGATATGCCATAAGCACGTAATACTTATATTCAAAATCTATAGGGGATTCTATAAACCAATAAGGCTTCATTTCTGCCATAAAATCATTTTATGTTCTTTATTATATATAGAAAACAATTAAAATATCCCACTATAAAAAAATATTTCTTAAATACTGAAACTATCCTGCATACAGGGACTAAAATTTTTACTCTGTAAATCCCAGGTTATGAATACTATCTTATCTTAATTCTATGAGCCCCCAGTTTTTAGTTATAGCATATTACACAGAAAGCACCTCTTACGAAGTTCTAGCAGAAAGTCTTAGGCAGTCTTTAAATCAATTTTCAATCCCCCATTATATAGAAGCAATAAACGATTTAGGATCATGGGAAAAAAACACACATCATAAGGCATATTTTATTAAGGGCATATTAGAATCTAGAAATCAGGATATTCTTTATGTAGATGTAGATGCTAAATTTAAACAGTATCCAGAACTTATTCCATCCCTAGATTGTGACATAGCATATAGAACCCAGGACTTTAGATGGAGAGCTGATGAAGCATTATCAGGTACACTATTCTTAAAAAATAACGACAAGGTAAAAAGATTTGTAGACAGATGGATACAATTAAACGAAGCAACACCGGCAGAAAGAATGAAACCTGAAACATGGGAGCAAAAAAATATGCAGAGAGCGCAAAGAGAAATGACAGATCTGAATTATTATAATCTTCCACCTGAATACACATTCATTTATGATCATATGAAGATGATGTATCCTGGTGTATCTCCTGTTATAGAACATTATCAGGAATCTAGAAACGTTCATCGTAAAATGAATTCAAATCCTAATTTCAGAATAAGAAGATAGATGAAATTAGAATATGCAGTAGTTAGCTCTAACTCAAATCAGGAATACCTTGATTTTTGGCCTTATGTAGCTAGAGCATGGAAGAATTTAATAGGATTAGAACCTGTTCTTCTTTATATAGATAATGCGGAACCACCTGCTTGGGTTTATGAACATGGGAAGGTTTTTTATTTAGAATCAAGGAATGATTGGGATATTGCACAACAGGCACAATGTATTAGATTTTGGGCAGCAAACATTCTTGATAAGCCATTCATCATATCCGATATGGATATGCTTCCTATCTCAAAAGATTACTATATAAATCACGCTGAGTACATAGGAGATACTGGATTAATATCCTATAGTTCAGATATCATTAAATATAGATGGTATAGGACAAATCCACAATATCCAATGTGTTATCTTGCGGGAGATCCAAAAAGTTTTTCAGATCTGCTAGATTTAAATGAAGAAAACCATTTAGATTTTCTTCTAAGATTAAAAAGAATGAATCTGCGAAGTGGCACTGATCAGAAGTTTTTTTATAATCAGACTTTGAAAAAATCTGGATACTATATTAGACATCTTGAAAGAGGCTGGATAGAAGAAAAATATGCTACAGGAAGATTAGATAAGGTAATATGGCCTAAAAACGACTATAATGCAAATGAATATATAGATTGTCATCTACCAAGACCATATATCAGTAATAAAAATATATGTGACGTATTGTTTAATAAACTTAAAATATATTAATGAGATTATCTATCATTTTACCAACAGCAGGAAATGATCCGCAGAGAAATAGAAATTTTAATGAATGCCTTAAATGTATAAACGAACAGACATTTAGAGATTTTGAAGTAATAGTAATAGAGCAGTCACTAGACGGAAGATTTTATAAACAGAATAATAATATAATTCAATATAAACATATCGGAATAAAGGACCCCGGGAATAGAGGTTTTAATCTAAGCTGGTGCAGAAACGTAGGTGCAAGAGAGGCTGAAGGGGAGATAATAGTTCTAATGGATTCGGATTTTGTTTTCGAAAAGGAATATTTTACTAAAATAAGTGAATTTAAAGGAGAATTTGCTGCCGGAGCAGAAACTTATTATTGGTGTAATCATGAAAATCCAACTACCGAATGGATAAGGACTAGGAATTTTAGCAATTTAAGAAACAAAGGGGGAGAGCCAAGAGATGAGGTTTTTAAATTTAGATCTATGACAAGGGGTTGTGGATATGGAGCTATATTGGTTTATAATAAAAATTGGTTTTGGAATACGTTCGGAGGATATAACGAAAATTTTTTCAGATATGGATGGGAAGATAAAGCAGCAACGGAAACTATAAAGTTTTTATTGAATAGAAATGATGAGACAATGTACAGAATTCCTTATGAAGCTGCTCATTTAAATCATAGATCAAAGGACACTAAAAATCTTAATTTAAATGAAAAGCTTTTTAATGAGTTTGTTTCTATGGACCAAAATAAACTAGTTAAAATAATAAAAGAAGCAGAAGTTGGTAAAAAAGATTGTCCTAGCATTATATAAATATTGTATGAGTGGTAAAAAAAACATCGGTAGGCAGCTAGTTAATAGATTTGGCCCACCAATAAGATTTAAAAATTCAGAGAATAAAAAAATAAATTCTGAGGAAGGTGAATCCAATGGGGATAAAAAAGATAAAGAAATTAAAGAAAATGATTTTATGAATAACCATTACCCTTTGCACAGTGAGTATGAAAACGACGAGAGTAAATATTCTACGGAGGTTGGATTTTTAATAGTAGCAACTGGTAAATACGACGTTTTTGTTGAGCCCTTGATAGAATCTATAGAAAAATTTGTACTTCCAAAAAATAAAAAATACTATAATATATTTACAGATAAGGATATTAAAATAAAAGGAGTAAATTATCAAATATTACCAATAGAACATAGGCCTTTTCCTTATCCTACGCTCAAGAGATTTCATTTTTTTAATACTTATTCAGATAAGATAATAGGTGAACAATTAATATACATAGACGCTGATACTTTAATTAAAGAAAATATAGGAACAGAAATACTATATCCTATAACAGTAACACAGCACTGCGGGTTTGTTAATAAATTGGGATCATTTGAGAAAAGACAATTATCTAAATGCTACGTTCCTGTAAGGGAGGCTAAAAATTATTATGGAGGTGGATTTTATTCTTTTAATAGAGACGAATTTTTTAAGATGTCTAGTTTTTGTATGACTATTATAAATCTTGACGAAAGTATGGGAATAATTCCTATATGGCACGATGAATCAGCTATAAATAAATATCTCACTACATTAGTTCCTACTAAAGTTTTAAGTCCTTCGTATCATTATCCGGAGAACAATCATAAAATATATGAATCATGGGGAGGGAGAGAAAAATTCATATGTAAAATACTACTATTAGACAAAGACCATAAAGAAATAAGATCATGAGAACAGCATTAATATCATTTCATAAAAATATAGGTAGATATCCGATTGAATGGATAGAAAAATATAGGGATAGTATAATAAATCAAACAAATAAAGACTTCGATATATTTGAATTAAATTATGGAGGCGGCGAGGAAAGAATATTTGAAAATAGTGAATTTATATCATTAAATCTTAATGATCATGCGCAGGCTCACAATTATCTATTGGAAAGATGCTTTTCATTAGGTTATGATTTAATATTAAATACAAACGTTGATGACAGATATCCACTAGACAGGGTAAAATTACAAATAGATAATTTTGATCCTGAGATTTCTGTTATGTCAGGAAACTATATTTCTTTTAGCGAGACAAGGGAAAATATACATCGTACAAAATTTGAAGAACTTGATATTTTTAAAGAATTTTCAAATAATCACAATATAATTGCACATCCTGCATGTGCTTATAGTAGAAAAATACTAGATTATAACGAAAATCTAATATCGGAGGAAATTGCATCTGATGATTTTTGCATGTGGAAAAGACTTCTCACTAAAGGAGCTAAATTTAAAATACTTCCTGATGTTCTTTTATATTACAGAATAAGTGAATTAAAAACCAAAGCATAAAATATGATAAACGATATATTTAAGGAGAATGTAAAAAGATGGTTTATAGATAAGGGTGATGTTTATAAAAGACTAGATTATCCTGAATTAAACGAGAAATCTGTAGTCTTTGATGTCGGTGGTTATTTAGGAACATTTACTGAATCTATTTATACTAGATATGGATCTAATATTTATTTATTTGAACCTGTTGATGAATTTCACAAAGCTTGCGATTTCAAATTTGGCCACATTTCTAAAATAAGAAATCTTAAATATGGATTATCTAAGGATAATATAATCTCCAGCATCTATATTTCTGAAGATGCTAGCTCTATAACTCCTATAGACGATGCTAATAGAGAGGCTATAATATTAAGAAACATATCTGAGGTAATAAAAGAGCTAAATATAGATTCAATAGATCTGATTAAAATAAACATAGAGGGAGAAGAATATAATTTATTAGAAAGGCTAGTATCTGATTCTGAACTAATATGTAGAGTAAAAAATATACAGGTACAATATCACACTTTTATTCCTGGTGCAGAGGAAAGAAGAGAAAGAATAAACGAATTATTAAAAAATACTCATGAATGCACATGGTGCTATGATTGGGTTTGGGAGAACTGGAAATTAAAATAAAAATGTTTTATTCACAAGCAGGACAGGACCAATGGGTTTTAGAAAAAACAAATTCTAAAAAAAATGGATATTTTTTAGATATAGGTGCTTACGATGGTGTTAACTATAGTAATACCTTATATTTTGAAAAAAACCTAAAATGGAATGGCATATGTATAGAGCCAGATCTAAAAAATTATCAATCACTTGTTAAAAATAGAGACTGTATATGTGAAAATGTTGCAGTTAATAATTTTAAAGGAAAAGTACCTTTTAGCAGTTCTGAAATGGGTAGCAAAATAAATGATTCCTATGATTATTTTATAGAATGTGATACTCTAGAAAATATATTAATTAAAAATAATGCACCCCGGTTTATAGATTATTTATCAATAGACGTAGAGGGTAACGAGATAGCTATAATAGAAAACTTTCCTTTTAGTGATTGGAAATTTGGAGCTATTACTATAGAGCATAATTTATATTCAGACGGTGAATATAGAAAAAAAGAGATACAAAAAATACTTAATAAAAATGGTTATATTATTGAAAGAGAAAACGTAACACATAACGGTTTTCCTTTTGAAGATTGGTATATTATCAAAGAATAAAAATGAAATTTAAAAAAGTAATAATATGGGGTTATCCATTAAATACCCATACACACTCATATATCCATGCTTCTTTTTATAAAGCTTTTAAAAGTATGGGATACGATACATATTGGTTTAGCGACGAAAACTATGATGATATAGGTTTTGATGAATGTTTGTTTATTACTGCAGGAGAGCAGGAAAAAAATATACCCTTAAATAAAAACTCGTATTATGTTTTACATAATGTTGATGGTAAAAAATATATTGATAAGGAATGTAAGATATTAGTTTTACAGGTTAATACTAAAACCGATGAATTTTTTAAAAGCGAGATAATAAACGATTATACTTTTATAAAGAAAGATACTATTGATACATTATATACTTGTTGGGCAACAGATCTCCTACCATCTGAAATAGATCTAGATCTTGCAAAAAATATACAAAATCCAAAGAGCTGCCTTTGGATAGGAACATTCGGAGATTCTACTGGTATCTATCAAAACGGTACTGAATTGGATCCTTTTTTTAATTCTTGTAATGAAAACGGAATAGATGTTATTAAGATAAATCCATGGTCATCTCCTGTTTCTTTTGAACAAAATAGGAACATGGTAAATTCTTCATATATTTCCCCTACTATACAAGGACCTTGGCAAATAGAAAATGAATATATTCCTTGCAGGATATTTAAAAATATATCTTATGGGCATATGGGTTACGTTAATTCACCAAGTGTAAATTCATTATTTAATGAAGAGCTTATCTATAGTAGGGATACAATAGAGCTTTTTAATAAATCCATAGAATTTAAAAATTCTCCGGATCATATTGAAAAATTAAGGTATTTGATGAATGAGGTCAAAGAAAAACATACATACGTAAATAGAATAAAACAGATAATAGAATGCTTACCAGAATAGATAAAGCCTTATTATGTAAAGATTGTGATTCTCTAGATAGAGATTTAAATAGCGGAAATATATTGGATAATTTCCAAATAATGCACAATGGGATAAAAATAATAAGGGATTGTTATTGTGGAGAATGGATGACAGAATTAATATTAAAATGTAAAGGCCACCACGAACCACAGGAGGAGTTTGCTTTTTATAAAGTTCTTGAGAAAATAAAGGAAGGGGGATTAATGATTGAGGTTGGATCTTCATGGGCTTATTATTCTATGTGGTTTAATCAAAAAATAAAGGATGCTAAAAATTTTATGATTGATGTCGATTCGATTAATCTTAATTTAGGTGTGGAGAATTTTAATATTAATAACATGGAGGGAAGTTTTCATATAGGAAAAATCCCTGAATTGAATATTCTAGATTTTATAACTGATCAATCAATTAGTTTTATAGATATACTTCATGTGGATATACAAGGATGGGAGTATCATTTATTAGAGCAGCTAGGAGATTTTATAAAAAATGTTGGCTATATTTTTATATCTACACATACAGATAAAAACAATAAAGGCGAATCCTGGGGAGCTCCTAAAGAATTCTTACATGAGGAATGTCTATCTTTTTTAATAAATAAAGAATTTAAAATATTATGTGAGCATGATATGAATGAGTCATATTCACACGACGGATTGATAGTAGCTAGAAATCCATTAATAGATAATGATTTTACCAGTATAAATATTTCAAAATATAGATAATTATGAATAAAATAGAATCACTCAACAAATACAAAGAACTATTGGACATAGGATCTAATGAGGGATTAAGATATAATGATCCTGATAAGTCTAGATATAAATCTTTTAAATATTGTTTAGAATTTCTCGATAAAAGAAATTCTAGTGATATATTAGAATTAGGAACATCTAGAAGTTTTGTAGACGGGAAATTTGAGGGATGTAATATGGACGATCCTAATTACTGGAATAAGGATGATTTTTCTAAATGGGATTGGGGAGCGGGATGTTTTACTTTAATTTTTGGTATGATCGGTAATTACAATTCATTTACCACAGTGGATTTAATAGAAGCTCATTTAAAAAGATGTAAAATAATGACTGATTCTTTAAATATTAAGTGCAATCATATTACATCGGATTCTACAATATATTTAGAAAATACCGATAAAAGATACGATCTTATATATTTAGATACTGGTGATATGTGGCCTATAGAATACACATGTAATCTACAACTAAAAGAAGCAGAGATTATAGTTCGTAGGAATCTTTTAAAAGAAGGAGGTATTATTTTAATTGATGATGTATTAAACGGTACACCTAGAGATATGGGAGATTTTAACAATAAATTAGGTAAATCTGAAAATGCTATACCATACCTATTAGAATCAGGATTTAAAATAATATTTGATGGATATCAATACATTTTATCTAAATAGGATTAATAGAAGAAGTAATATTAATAGGAATGGGGATCTTGTATTTAGAGGGTTTTATACTGGATGCTTAAACAGTGGAAATCTTGGGGACGATGTACTTTTTGAAATATTTATGGGATTTTTAAAAAAAGCTATAGATAAAAAATATAATGTTAATTGTTTCTTAGAGAAATCGTTATTAAAGTGGGCTTCCGGTAACAATTGGGTTAGCGGTTGTAATATAGGTGTTATAGGAGGAGGTTCTTTAATACATCCAGAGGAAATATCTTACACTATAGGGGTATTAAAAAATGAAAAAAAACTATTAGCTAAATTTTGCTTTGGTACAGGAATAAGCGATACATCTAATTTTAAAATACCAGATAAGAATAGAAATGAATTATTAACAGGAAAAACTAAAGAGGTTGATTTTCCTGTTAACGATTTAATGAAAATTAATATAGATTCTATTTCCTGTTGCAATATTGGAGGAGTGAGAGGACCTTTAGATATAAATATAGCTAAATCTATAAATAAAAAATTTTCAAAGCCATTTATTTATGATCCCGGTATATTATTGTCCGGATTATTTACTCATAAGAATAATTTAGATTCTAAAAATATAGGAATAAATTTAGCTGAGGTTACCGGGGAAGGGAGAATAGGAATTAAAAATGAGAGTTATGATGATTATAGAAAAAGATTGGTCGATTCTATATTTAATCACTGTATTTGGATATTAGATAGGGGGTATAATATAATATTTTATTCTATGGGCGAAGGTGAAAGAGGAATACACGAAGAACTCATTAGAATGATAAATGATATTGATAAATATAAGGATATTAATATTTTATGTAAATCCTTTAACTACGGAGAAATTGAATCATTAGTTGAATTTTGCTCAGATCTAAAATTTTGTATCGCTACTAGGTTACATGCTAATATATTATTAAATTCGTTCAACATACCCTCTATATGTCTAGCTTATAATATCAAGTCACTAAATTATATGATGAGTATAGAATCTCATGATTTAATAATACCCACAAACTCTAAATTAAACTTGAAGAATTTGGTGGGTAAATTTATTAAACTAGAAAGGGAATATGAATTAAAAAGAGATAATCTAAAAAAAAATATAAAAAGGGCTAATACATTATACAACAATCAGTTTAAAAAATTAATAGAAATATTAAATATAAAAGAACCGAAGAAGGTTTGGATATATTATAATGAAATAGATACTATCTATGGTGCTTATGAAATAAAAATAGAAATATGAAAAAATATGAATTAGGTCCTCCTCAAGATTGGAATTATTATTTTAGAGAAATATTCTCGCATGAAAAAATAAATAATTTTTTAGAGTTTGGATTAGGCGTAGGAACTGAATTCCTACTTGAAAATTGTGAAAAGGTAACATCAGTGGAGTTATCACTAGGATCATATAATTTGGAGTGGTATGAGAAAACTAAGGAAAAATTAAAAGATTACGATAATTGGGAATCGCATTACGTAAACGTTCCTGAGGAAATATCTAATGCTGATCAAAGAGCACAAAAATTAAGATTTCCTCTAGAAGATACTAAATATCTTAAAGTCCTTAAAAAAATAACGGATCCATTTATTAGCAATAGCGCATACGATTTTATTTTCGTAGACGCTGGTATACATCTCAGGGGAGATCTAGTTAATCTTTCTTTTGATAAAGCTGATATAATTGCCGCTCATGATACAAGTAGAGATCATAATAGGGTTTTAAAAAACATATATGGATATAACATCGTGCAAGTTCCTTCAAATTACGTAGAAATACATTTTGAGGATACCTACATGGGAACTACAATTTGGATTAAAAAAGATAAGGAACCTCTTATAGACGTGTTAAGAAACTATAAGGTAAATAGATGAGAATATTACACGTAACATATCATTCGGGGTGTGTTATCTCCGTAGATTATATTTGTAAAAAACTAGGATATCAATTAGAAACTCAAAGGGCTAATTGGAATTATAATATATCTCAAGATCTTGCTGATAGTATATGGAAAGAAAACTGCGATTATTATAATTCTTTTGATTGTGTAATTACATCAGATACTGCACCACTTTCTAGAATATTTCTTAGAGATCAATTTATAGGTAAATTAATAATATGGGTGTGTAATAGGTTTGACTATAGTGATTCAGCAACAAATAGCGTAAACTTTCCTGATAATAATTATTATGATTTATTTAAATCTGCTATAAAAAGAGATAATACTTTTGTTAGATCCTATACTAAGTTTGAACACGAGTATGCTAAAAAATATAGAGAAATAGAATGGGATACGGATGTTTTTAGACCTGTTAGCATAGTAGATAAAGAAGATAAATACGATCTTTTTCCTAGTGGTCAATTAAAAAGTAATACGTTTTTAATAACAAGATATCACAATGATAATATCTATATGGATCTTAAAAATAAGTGTGATGAATTAGGAATAGAAACGTATAGAGGTGAATACAATGGACCCTCGGATCTTATAGGCATAAAAGGAATAATACACATTCCTTATGCTTGGTCTAATTTAGCTATTTTTGAAAACTGGTCAATAGGGAACGTTTATTTTATACCTTCTAAAAATTTTTTATTAGACCTCTCATTTAAACCTAATTTTTTCTGGAGTCCTCCTTTTGATAGGAGTTTTATAGAATCGTCAGAATGGTATTTACCTGATCATAAAGATCTATTTATTTATTTTAATTCATTTGATCATCTTTTGGAATTAACTAAAAATGAAGAATTAATTAAAGAAAAAAGAAACAATGTTATAAATTTCAGTAAAATTCATGAGGAGAAATGTATCTCCCAATGGAAAGCAGTAATTGAAAAATGATAACATTCTCTAAAATCGGTTCTTTCGGAAGATTAGGAAATCAGTTATTCCAAATAGCTTCATGTATAGGAACAGCAAATTTATACTCAAAAGAAGCTAAATTCTATTCGTGGGATTATTCTGATTTTTTTAAAAATCCTATAGACCAGAGTTTAAATTCATCGGAAATAAAAAATATCTACCGGGAGAAAAATTTTAATTATGATCCTATTCCTAATATGGATAATGTGGACTTAATTGGATATTTTCAGTCTTATAAGTATTTTTCTCACTGTGAGGATAAGATATTATATCATTTTGATTTTGTTGATTCATTATATGATGATTCTATAGACAATAATGAAGAGACCTGTTCTATTCATATAAGAAGAGGAGATTATGTTAATCTTAGCGATTATCATCCATTTCCTGGGATTGATTACTATAATAAATCTATAGAATATATGAGGAACTCGGGCGTTAAAAAGTTTTATGTTTTTTCTGATGACATTAGTTGGTGCAGAGAATTTTTTACAGCTTTTAATGATATTGAATATATTTCAGAAAATTCTGATATAAAAGATTTATGTTTAATGTCTTCTTGTAAAAATAATATTATAGCAAATTCTAGTTTTTCTTGGTGGGGAGCTTGGTTAAATAAAAATAATAATAAGAAAGTAATATCTCCTTCTAAGTGGTTTGGTCCAGCAAAAAAAGGAGTAATAACGGATGATTTATATTGTAAAAATTGGATAATAATCTAAAATGGATAAAAAAATATTAATATTGGGATCTACTGGGTTAGTTGGCTCTAATCTTTATAAAAAATATAGGGATAAATATCCAAATTCAAACATACTTACTCCAAAAAGATATAGCTTAGATCTTGAAGATAGATCCCAGGTTATCGGATATTTTATAAAAAATAAACCAGACTTAGTTTTTATGTGTGCAGCCAAGGTTGGGGGAATAAAAGCAAACAATGATTATAAAGCTGATTTTATAACTACCAATCTTAAAATACAGATAAATGTTATAGAAGCTTGTCACTTGTCCAATGTTAGCAAATTAGTTTTTCTTGGATCTTCCTGCATATATCCTAAAGATTCACCAATTCCTATAAAGGAAGAATATTTAATGACTGGCCATTTAGAGACAACCAATGATTCCTATGCAATAGCCAAGATTGCTGGGATTAAGATGTGTCAGTCTTATAGACAACAATACGGAAGAGATTACATATCTGTTATGCCTTGTAATCTTTACGGACCTGGGGATAATTTTAATCTAGACACAAGTCATGTTCTCCCTGCTCTAATTAGAAAATTTCACGAAGCAAAAGAAGCAGATTCAAGTTATGTCGAGGTATGGGGAACAGGAAAACCTATGAGAGAATTTTTATATGTTGACGATTTAGCAGAAGCATTAATTCATTTATCTGAGAATTATTCATCTGAAGATATTATAAATGTAGGATCAGGAAATGATATTTCAATATCTGATCTTTCTTTATTAATATCTGAAGTGATAGGGTACAAGGGAAAAATAAAATTTAATTACAAATATCCTGATGGTACATACAGAAAAGTTATGGATGTTTCTAAAATTTTTGAAACAGGATGGAGACCTTCTCATACAATAGAAGAGGGGATTAAAAAAACTTACGAATATTATAAAAATACAATATGTCGATTAGAAAAGCGATTATAACTGGTGTTAATGGGCAAGACGGGTCTTATTTAGCGGAGCTTCTTCTCAATAAGGGATACGAGGTTCATGGAACAATTAGAAGATCATCATCGTTTAATACAAGGAGAATAGATCACATTAGAAATAATCCTATGTTTAATTGGTATTATGCTGACGTAACAGATCCAGTTTCTATTAGTAATTTAATTTCTAGTATTAAGCCAGACGAGTTTTATAATCTAGCTGCACAGAGCCACGTTAAGATTTCTTTTGAAATTCCTTATTATACTGGTCAAGTAGATGCAATAGGTACTTTGAATGTATTAGAATCTATAAGAACTCATTCTCCGAATACTAAACTCTATCAGGCTTCAACTTCTGAACTATATGGAATGGTTCAAGAAACGCCACAAACAGAAAGAACCCCATTTTATCCAAGAAGCCCCTATGGAGTTGCTAAGCTTTATGGATTTTGGATAATAAAAAACTATAGGGAAGCATACGACATATTTGCTTGTAATGGTATTCTTTTCAATCATACATCTCCTAGAAGAGGTGAAAATTTTGTAGAGAAGAAAATAGTTGATGGATTAGTAGATATTAAACTTGGTAAATCTGATATTTTAAAATTAGGTAATCTAAATTCTTCAAGAGACATAGGACACGCCAAAGAATATGTTGAGGGTATGTGGAGTATGCTACAACAAGAAACGCCTAGGGATTTTGTTTTAGCTACCGGGGTTTCTTATACAATAAGAGAAATTGTAGAAATGACATCAATTAAATTAGATATGGAAATTGAATTCCTTGGAGAAGGCGTTGAAGAAATTGGTGTAGTAAAAGAAACTGGTAAAAAAATAATAGAAGTAGATAGCAAATATTTTAGACCATCTGAGGTTGATTTATTAATAGGAGATGCTAGCGATGCTAAAAAAGTATTAGGATGGGAACCAAAACTTTCTCTTTCTCATATAATAGATGAAATGATAGAAGATAAAATAAAATCCTATGGATTATAAATTATTAATAGAGAAAGAGATAGAAGCTCTAAAAAAAATACCAATACAGAGAGTAAGTAATTTAGTTTCTCAGATAAGAAGGTATATCGGACATGGAAGAGTAATAACTTCTGGTATGGGAAAAGCTGGACATATCGCACATACCTTTGCCACTACTTTATCCTCAACAGGAACACCTTCTTTTTTCTTACACCCATCTGAAGCCCAGCACGGTGATTTGGGAATAGTTCAACCGGGTGACGTAATTATAGTTTTTAGTAATTCCGGTAAAACTAGAGAGGTTTTAGAACTTATTGATCTTGTACATAATTTAGAGTATGGTAATTACATATATGCTATAGTCGGAACCAAAACCGAAGATATCTCTATAAAATGTGCAGACTATATTGAATTTGGTCCTGTTGAGGAGATATGTCCCATGGGATTAACTCCAACAACTTCTACAACTTGTATGTCTGTGATATCTGATTTAATAGTTATTGGATTAATGGATAAGAATTTTACCAAAAAAGAATACTCAAAATTACACCATGGAGGATATCTCGGTCAAAGATCAAAAAACTAGAATTCTTATAGGAGGTCCTTGTGTTATACAAAGCTGGGACACTTGCTTTGAGATTGCTACTGAAGTTAGGAGATGTGGATTACTACATAACTATCATACTATATTTAAAGCGAGTTTTGATAAAGCCAATAGAACATCATCAGGGGGATTTAGAGGAATTGGTATAGATAAAGGTCTAGAAATTTTAAAAAAAATAAATTCTAGATTAAATATGCAGATAATAACAGATGTACACGAGACACATCAAGTTGAAAAAGTAGCTTCTGTTGTTGATTATTTACAGATACCTGCTTTCCTTTGTAGACAAACTGATCTAATAGAAGAGTGTGCTAAAACAGGTCTACCTGTACTTATTAAAAAGGGACAATTTCTTTCCCCTGAATCGTGTAAATTTATAGAAGATAAATTTTATAAATCAGGAGGGAAGGAGCTATTAATAGGAGAAAGAGGTAATAGCTTTGGTTACAATGATTTAATAGTAGATGCCACTTCTATATCAAGATTAAAGAAATCATGTACCAGATCTAAAATAATAATGGATTGTACACACAGTTTACAGAGACCTAATGGGATTAGTGGAAAAACTGAGGGTAGAGGAGATCTGATAGAAGATATGGTTAGATTTGGTGCAGTGATGGATGCAGATGGATTGTTTATAGAAACACATCCCTATCCACATCTTTCTCCATCTGACTCTGAAAATATGCTAGAACTTTCAAATCTAGAAAGTATAATAGGTAAAGCTAGAAAGATTTATGATGCAAGATAAATTATTAGATATAGTTATAGTTAGCTACGCAAAAGACGATTATTGTAAGGAGCTAACAAAGAATTGTATTTTTTCCTTATTATATTCTGAAGAGAATGCAGTAGACGATTTTAATATAATAGTAGTTGAATCCGAGCAAGGTGTTAGCTGGGACTGGATGTCAATAAATGTAAAAACATATGAATCTCCTCTTCCTTACGGATATCATAAGTTTTTAAACTTTGGTAGAAAGAAAGGAAATTCACCATGGGTTGCTCTTTGTAATAATGATCTTGAATTTACAAAAGACTGGTTTACTAGAATACTTGAAGCATCTTCAACAGTACCTGAAGCTCTTTCTTTTTCTCCCTTATGTCCTATGACACAGACTCTTTATGGAATAAATGAAAACATGGGTCTTATTGAAGGATATGAAATAAGGAAACAAATTTCTGGATGGTGTATAATACAGAAAAGAGAAATTTATGAAAGAATAGGAGATTTGGATGAAAGATTTCAGCACTGGTATTGTGACAATGATTATTCTATGGAGTTGTTTACGAATAAGATAAAACACGTATTAGTTACTAATTCTATTGTTATACACCACGATAACAACATAGGTAAAACAACAGAAAGGGTAGTTAAAGATTATGATCAGATGTATAAGATGACTAGCGGATCTTATCCACTATTTAAAGAAAAATGGAACTTATAAAAAATTTAATTATGACTAGATACGATATAATAAACAGAATTATAGAAAATAAGGGATATAAGAATTATCTCGAAATAGGGGTAAGAGATGGACAATGCTTCAAAGAAATATGTTGTGAAAACAAAATAGGAGTTGATCCTGCTCCAGTTTCTTTTCACACAACGCATATAATGACTTCCGATTCTTTCTTTGGATCATTAGATTCTGACCATAAATTTGATATTATTTTTATAGATGGACTTCATTTAGATCACCAGGTAGATAAAGATATTGAGAATTCTTTAAATCATTTAGCAGAGGGAGGTACTATACTTTTACATGACTGTAATCCACCTACTAGATATCACGCTGCGGAATCGCCAGTTTTTACTGCTCCTGCTAACGGGGAATGGAACGGTACAGTATATCTTTCTTTAATAAAGCTAAGACTTTATAAAAACGATTTAAAATTAGTAACAGTTAACACTGATTGGGGAGTTGGTATATTAACTAGAGAGTTAAGTGAAACAATAAATGCCTTTCCTAATGATGCAATTTCTTGGGAATTTTTTCACGAAAACAGAAATGAGATATTAGATCTAGTAACCCCTGAAGAATTTGAAAAAAATTACCCTATTTATAAAACAGTTTAATTTTGAAATTATTTATGATAAAAATCCTATAAAATATTATGAGCATAGAGAAAGGCTATAAGATGGTATTTTCTAAAGAAAAAGGTAAAGCTTTAGTAGAAATAACAAGACATAAAGCCTCTCATATGGATAATATACTCATAGTAAATAGCACAGGGAGTACAAGATACGAAGACACATGGATAATTGAGAAAGACCTAGAAGCCTGGATCTCTTCCATAAAAAAGGAAGGATTTATAAATATAAAAATAGTGGAAGATGTGGAATCTCCTAAAAAAACTAATCAAAAGAAAAAATAACAACATGGAAAACATTGAAGAAATTGATGTAGAAATCCTTGATAGAGAACTCAAGCCTTTTCTTTATAAATGGACAAAGGGCGATAATGCTGGAAACGTTTGTGAATATGAGAGTATTTTTAAGGACCCTACGACCGGTATAGTTTGGATAAATTTTAAAGGTGGTACTAGAATAAATTACTCATTGGTGAATGAATATATGATGCAGATAGATTCTTCTCCTATTGTGCAATCTGCTCCAGTAATAGAACATCAGGTCCCTGTTAAAAATGTTATGCTATCTGAAGGAAAGACAAAGATCAAAGTTTCTGATAATCCTATAGTTTCTCTTTTAGAAAAACAAAAACCTAATTGGGTTGAGGTTGGTATAAATTTAAAACTCAATTTACCAACAAAAAATCTATACAATGTTCTTAACTCTTCATTTGAAGATGCGGAAGATGAAATAATAGAATTTGTTGTTAGGGATTTGGATATTGAAATAATAAAAGAAAGTCTAAGGATAAATATAAAAGATATATATAAATCGAATGGAACTTTACGAAAAAGCGGAACAAGTAGTAATACAAAAGACGAAGAATAGAGAGGTCGTTGAAATAGACGGACACCTTTTTGTCAGACAAATAAATCCGGGCGTTATTATAATGCCTTATACTCTTAATGATGAAGGCCTTCCTAATAAGATAGGTATAATATCAGAGGTATTAGATCAAAGACCTGGAGGGATGGCAAAAACTTTAATAACTGGATCACAGGAAGATAAAGACGACAACATATATCAAACTGCAGTTAGAGAAATGAGTGAGGAGTCTGGATTTTTAGTAGAGGATCTTAAAAGATGGAAATTCTTAGGAAGTCTTTACACATCTAAAATGGTATTAAACTCTAATCCATGTTTTGCTGTTAATATAACAGGTATGGTATCAGGAGATAAAGAAACTGATGGATCTAAGTCAGAGAAAGACAGTAAATTTGAATTAGTTAGCGTAGATGAAGCTCTAAATCTAGAGGATAGCTTAGTTAGTACTTTATTTATAAAAACATTTAAAGATATTTTTAACCAAAAAGAAGAAGAGAATGAATCTACCGAATAGAAAAGAAAGAAGAAAGATCGCTAAACAAAATGGTCTTCTGGGAAAGAAATCTTCAAATGCAGAAGAAGTTAGAGAAAGATCTAAAGCTATGGGAAATCTTATTCATTTAAGAAATCTTACAGAGCAAAGAAATAGAAAAAAAGATAATTGATTTATAGTGTCGGTTAAATCATTTATAATCTCAAAAGCTGATAAGTTAAAAAATTTCGATTATGGGGATTGTTCTGGACTACATACAATAGATGTTAATATGTGGTTTAAATCTAATAGTTTAACTCCTTCCTCTATGAACGAAATAAGACAATATATTTTCGAGGAGTGGCTACATAAAAAAATATGCAGTTCTAAAACAAAATTAACATCTGGATTTAATTTAGTCATAGTATATGATAACCCTACTGACCCTTTTATAGATCTTTTAAGAGGTAAAATATTAGAAATATTAGAATACGAATTTTGTGACGTTATTTTAGTTGACTAATAAAAAATAGGTATATATTATATGACTGGAGTATCTGATGTAGGAAAGGCTGTTAATTCCATGAGAACCTTTACGGAGGGAGGAAAAACTGTTAGTGCGGTACAAACTTTTAAAGGAAGTGCATTCATATATTCCAATGCAGCTGATAAAACGTTTGCTACATATGAACTTTCTGAGTTAAAGTATCTTCCTAAGAGTTTATTTTATGATGCAGCAACTTCTGATGGTGTTTATAGAGGTCTTTTTGCTTATTATGTATTAGGAGTAAATAATGGAAGAGTTAATTATGCTACTTCTGAGCTAAGTGCAGGATTAGCTAAAATAACTCCGCAGGAGTCTAGAAACCCCACAGCAAAACAAATAATTGATGCTGTTACTAGGGGAACTAAAGGACCTGCTTACCTTGATCCTAGTAGTCCTTACAGAGGACAAATATATAATGTTAAGGATTTTATATTTTGTAAATACTATGGAATCATTCCAAATAATAGAATGATAACACTCAGAAGATTTGCACATCCTGTTTTAGATTCCCTTAAAATTTTAGCAAATGGGACAAAAAGAGGTGATTTTGTAGTAGAAGGAAAAAAAGACCAAAAGTCTGTAAAATACGTATCCCAAGACATACCAACTTTAGGAAAATTACAAGATTCCGAGGCAAGATTGAATACTTCATTACCTGTTGCTCAGATTGTAACTTTTTTTGGTGGGGAAACAGGAAATTCCCTTAATTCTATATTAGGAATAGATACTGGTTTAAATTTTACCATGGAGACTCAAGAGGCTCTTAAGAATGAACAAACTGGCGATCCAGGGTTAATGAACACACCTTATGGTGACTTAATAAAATCCGCTATAACAAGCGGATCAAGAAACGAAATAAATGACGCTGAGATTGAATCTTATGATAAATTTGTACAAACACTTTTAAATCCAGATAAACAATTAAATAAATTAGAAAGAGCTCTTCTAGACGAAGCAGTAACTGCGGAAGGTCCATTATCTAAAAAAATATTTGTTAATGTAAATACTGTAAATCAGGTAAATACGAGAAAGCAAGGATTTAATGGTGGAACGAATGGCTTCACTCTGTATTTTCATTATACATTAAATTCTGCAGGACAAGTAAATTCTAAGCTTTTGTTTTTAGATTTAATGTCTAATATATTATCTGTGGGAGCGGACTATGGACAATTTTTAACTCCGGAGATTAGAATAGAGCAGACATCTTTAGGTCTAGGATTCCCTGGAGGACCAAAAAAATATGCTCAATCTATAACAGATCCTATGCAATACATAAGGGAAGCAATAGGACAGCTTCTTTCTGAGGGTGAAGTAAATAAAAGACTAGATGCTGAAAAAAGCGTAAAAGAAGAGATGGAGCAGGTAGTAAACGATCTTAAAAAGTTTGGTAATGATCCAACTAAAGGTGTTGCTGCAGATTCTAAGCTATATAAATCTTTGTCAGTAATGATCTCGGATTTATTTCTCAAAAAAATATACTATAGTCCTTTAATGCTAAGCGGTTATCCAACTGGAGAGTGGCATGTTACAATAGGAAATCCTTTGAATCCTATTGCGATGATGGGAAATTTGGTGTGTAAAAACGTAAAGATAGAATTTAACGACACATTAGGACCTGACGATTTTCCAACAGAAATGAAAGCTAGTGTAACTTTAGAGCCTGGAAGACAGAGACACAGGGGTGATTGGGAATCTATGTTTAACAGAGGTAATGGAAGATTGTATTTAGGTCAGCTTGTTTCTAGTAAAGAAAGTACCAATGCTTGGGTTAATACTCAAGGGGTATTCCCTAACGACACAGATGGTAAAAATATATACGATATTGTTAACGATAATATAGATCCTTTAACAGGAAGAAGAAGTACTGAAGGTACAATACAATAAAATAAAAATAAGATATGTTAGGAATAGATGTAATAGAACGCAAACCATTTTTTACTAATCCTAATACGCAGGAGAGATCTGTAGATCTTTTAGTTCCATCTTGGTCTCCTAAAAATATACGATATACCCTAAAATCTATAGCAGTTGTAGACGAAGAGACTGAGGCTAGAGCTGACTTATTATCTATGCTATATCTTTATGATCAATCTAGTATGGGAACTATGCTTAAATTGAATAATATATCTAATCCATTAAGTCTTAAATTAGGAGAGATACTCTTTATACCAGGGGAACAAATGATTAATGATCTATTTGATAGTGGTAAGAGTATAACAAACCAAAAGCAAAAAGCCAGATCTTTTAGAAAAGAACTTCAGGAAAAGATCTCACAAGTAAGCAAGGATAGACTCGAATATTTAAATTCTAAAAACATATCAAATCTTGCAGAAACACCTCTCCCTCCTAATCTTCTAAGAGAAGGACAACAACAAATATTAGTAACTGAGGGGAAATTAATATTTGGTCCTGACATAGGGCAATGTAAATCTAGATCAAAAAAGAATGTATCTGTTACTGATATAAAAACTAAACTTGCACAGAAAAATATTTTTAAAAGATAAGATAAATGCCAGCAGAAATAAACGTAAGGAAAGCCATACTTCAATATAGGGACCCTAATATATTTTTGGATGAATTAGCTGTGGTCGATACTTCTACACAAAAAGGTGATCTAGAACTAAATGACCAGAAGGCAGATAATGTCCAGAAAAAATATTTTGGTACTGTTAAACCTTTAGTAAGAATAAACACCGAGATAATAAATGGAATAAAATATTTTAAATTAGATCTAACAGGATTTAAACCAACACTTATACTTAGATTTGAAACAATAGATGAGAAGTTTATTTTCACTTCTTTTCCTAAAGACGGAGATATAGTTTCCGTTTATATAAGACCATTTGGTGAAATGTTTAAACCAATTAGGATGGATTTTATAATAAATGAGGTGATATCACCTTTTAATAATGGACCTTATATCGATTACACACCATCTAGTGGTAAGTATCAATCATACACTATAATGGCAGAGGTTAGAATTCCTAAATTATATAAACATGTTTCTAAAACATTCAAAGGAAGCAGCGCGGACGCTTTATTAAAAGTTGCTGAGGACCTTGGATTAGGATATGCTTCTAATGAGGTAAAAATGAATGATTCAATGAATTGGGTTTCTCCCAATCTTGATTATGAAACATTAATAAGACACATAGTAAATAGCTCTTGGCTTGGTGAAGAAGATTATTTTGATTGTTGGATAGATCAATATTATAACATAAATCTAGTTAATTTAAAAAAACAATTCGACGAAAACAATCCCAAAATAGAGAATATGAGGGTTGCTTATGGATCAGATTCATTTGGTGACATTTTTCCTGGGGGGACAAAACCAGTTGAGGTTGAATTCCCTTTAATGCTAACAAACTCAACTCAGTTTAGTAAATCCCCTCTTTTTATAAAAGATATATCAATAGAGCAAAATGCTGGTAGTATAAATAAAGATCTTGGATATTTTCAAAAGGTCCAGTTCTACGATTCTAAACTTGTTTCAGATAAGCCTAAAAACAAATTTGTTGAATATGATATAGAATCTATTACTAATAAAAATTTAGGTTCTAGAGACGTAATAAACAAAGGTAGACTTGGTGAAAATTCTTACAAAGAGGAGATAAAAAAGACTTATGTTGGTACTATGTATTTTGAGAATGTACATGGTAATTTTCAACAAGCTTCTGTTCAGAATATACTAAACAGAAATGATAGTTATAAAATAGTATTGAACGTAAAAAATAGGGCATGGACACCATTTCTATACAGAGGACAAACTTTTCCTGTATATATTGTAACAGAAGGTGCTCCTAGTATTGGAGCATCCACCAGTTATAGCACTAAAGTAGGAGAGCAATCTATGCTTGGTAATAAAGGCGAGAAAAGAAATATAAATATGTTTCTCTCGGGTAATTATGTTGTTTTAGGATTTACAATAGAATATGATGAGAGTGGAATATATCAAACTATGATGCTTGGTAAAAAACAATGGGCATTAAACCCAGGATTAGCTTCAGAACCATTATCATTAAATACAAAAGAATTTGAGGCAGAATTTGATGATTTCGTTGATAATGTGTCTAGTATAGTTCAAGAAAATACCCAGATAATTAAAAATGATATCTATAGTAAATAATTAAACAAAATGGCAGATTATTTTAGTGGCGATAGTTTTGGAGGAGCATTAGGTAACCAAGTTCTTCCTGATGGTGATGCCTTAAAAAGAAAAATAGACGCGCAGAGAGAAACTTGGTTAAAGGGTATATCAACTACTAAGCACGGTAAAAAAGAAGATCCAACATATCTGCATTTTAGATTTATATTCGACTTTGGTGAAACATCATTTTTGGATGAGGAAACTTTTTTAGCACCTTCTCCTCTTTTTAGAAATGCTCAGGACGAACCGGGGGGATCAAACAATCAAGAAATAACTGATATAGCTGGAAGAATAAGAGGAGAGAAACCAGGAGACAAGGAAAAATCTTATAATATTATAACGGATCCTGCATACCAGCAATCTTTATTAATGATAGATGCTGCTAATAGGGGTAATTTTTATACAGGTACAGATTTCTTTTATGGTAGTAAATTTTTTATAAAAAGTAGGGCAGAGCAAGGAGCTTTTAATATGAACGGTGGTGGAGTAGGTTATATGGGAGCTCAAGAATTTCTTGGACAGAGATCAGTAAAAAGAAAACAAATGCTAAAAGCATTTAAAAAAGGCCTAAAGTTTGTTAACGAGAAATGTCCATATTATTTTCAATCTGTAACCGGATTAGATACTCTACTTAAAATAGATATAAAAAATTTACATAAGGAGGCAGGAAAGCCTTATAGAATGGGGACTTTAACAATAGATTGCTTAGAGTCCATAGACATGAGAATGTTTTCTCTTTCAGAACTTTATAGGAAAGCTATATATGATTATACTTACCATAGAGTAATGCTACCTGAAAATTTAAGGAAGTTTAGAATGTGGCTTGTAGTATCTGAGATAAGAAATATACAGCTATCTTATGGAATTAATGATATATTAAATCCTTTCTCTATTCCGTCTGTAGCGCAAGGGGCTAATTTTTTAGATAGTTTCAATTCACAAACTGGTCTTTTAAATAATACGGAGGGACTTTTACAAAAAAGTACTTCGAAAGATTCTAATTTATATCCATCAGATAAATTTGGATCATATACATTAGGACCATACGCTTTCATTTATCAATTTGATCAATGTGAATTTGATTTTGATGATTCTTATCCGTCTTATGGTACCCTAGATAATAAAGGAGGATCGGCAGTTAACAGTAAATTTAAAATTCACGTAGGTAGGGTTAAAGATTATAAAATTCAATTTAATGCTTTAGCTGATGTAATGCAAAAGGATGACAATGTAAAGAATATGGTTCTTTCGGATGTCTGGGGATCAAGAAAAAGTCCTTATGATGATTATGATTATGCTGGATCAGCTGGTATAGAAAAGGCAACATTTGACGACAAAGCGGATCCTAAGGAATATTTTACACAACTTGCATCTAATTTTATAACTAATAGTGTTGCAGATCTTAAAGAACAGGGTGTTACTATAAATGGTGTTAATCTAAGTGCTACTTCATTACAAGGAGCTTTACTTGGAAATATTTATGGATTCGGTGGAATTAGCCCAGCTTCTGCATTAAGGAGTGCGTATTCAGTAGTAAGTAATATACAAAATTTTAGGGAAAACGGAATACCAAACCCTTTTGCTGATAATAGTCCACAAGCTAGAGGACTAGGAGGTCCTATTGAAAGGGAAGAGAAGGGACTTTATAGAAACATAACAGAAGATATAAATGAATATAAAGGTAGTGTAACTGTCATACAAAACTTAGGTACTGCATATAATGGATCTAGCGCTACCCCTCCAGGATTAGACGAGGATGTTTATCCAACAAATCCTGGAACTTCTTTAGGACTTCCTGATAGGGAATATCCTAAGCCTGGGGGTGACGAATATAAGAATGTACCAGGATCCGATCTAGGTGTTCCTGGAAGGGTTTATCCTTTAATTAAAGGAGATGTATATCCTACTAATCCTGGGACATCACTAGGATTACCCGACCGACAATATCCAGAACCCGGAGGAGATGAATACACAACTAATCCAGGATCAAGCTTGGGTGTTCCTGATAGGGTTTATCCTGAACTTAACGATGACGTTTATCCTGAAAATAATCCAGAATACCCAACAATATCGGATGATGTTTATACAACTCCACCACAGACAGATACACAGAATATAGGCGATGTTTATTCGGAAGAAGACAATCAATATCCAGAAGTTACTGAAAATCAATATGAGATACCATCTTCTACTGAAGTCAATAATATAGGTGATGTTTATGAAGAGGATAAAAATAAATACTCACAAATAAACGAGAAGGTGTACGGGGACAGGATTAATCTAGAAAGTGCGCCTTTAGGAGAAGTATATGATAAGAATAAAGCTGTTTACGGACAGATAAATGATGATGAATACAAAGATTCTGGCTCTTTTAAAGAGGGATTAAATGAGGATGTTTATAAAACTGTACCTGGTAGAGATCTAGGAGCTCCTGGGAGAAATTACAATTCTTTAAATAGCGACGAATATAAAACAGAAAACTCGCCAGTTAATGTTTCTAGAATAGGTAGAATTTATCCTTCAGCTAATAATGAAAACAATTAAGGTAATCCTTATATAATTAAAAATGGGATTAGTAGACAGAAATAAATTAGAAAGACCTAATATTGAGATCTCTCATTATTTAGGTGTTGTTGTAGATAACAAGGATCCGGAATTCAAAGGTAGAGCTAAGATTAGAGTCTTTGGTGTTTTTGATCCAGATATACTAGACGAGGATCTTCCTTGGGCACATCAAAGATTTGAACAGAGTTATGGATTAGGAGGAGGATCTGGTAGAATGTCTGTTCCTAAATTAGGATCGGTAGTTCACGTTCAATTTAATAATGGTAATTATTATAGTCCAGAATACAAAGCTGTACAGGAACTTGCTCCAGATTTAATTGAAGAGATAAGTGCTAGTTATGATGGAGCTCATTCTATTATTTATGATGGGATAGAGAGACTTAAAATGTATTATACCGTAGAGAAAGGTCTTGTAATAGATTTAAAAGAATCTAAAATTATAATAAGAAATGATAACTCTATACTAATATCTCATGCTGATGACACATCATCTATAGAATTAAAAGGTGGAAAGATAACTAAGTATGCTGATCAAGAAATAGAGAATACTGCTATAACAAGAATTAAACATAGTTCTGAAGAAGTTTGGATGGACGGAAAAACAACCAACTTGGGCCATTCTCCTTTGTTCTCTGCTGTATGTGCAGAACCTCTTTGGGACTTCCTTAAAAAATTAGCAATATCTATAGACAGTAAACTTCCAGCTACCCCAGGGGTTAATTCAACTTTAGCATCTAGCTTTGAACAGCTTGCTACAAGTCAGACTGTTAGAGTAACAAGAGAAAATTCCCCAGATTTTCCTGTTGTTCCAATAAATAATGATTCTCCGGTAGGTATACCTAATCCGACAGGAGCGGGTGTAACAGGAGCAGGTGTAACAGGATCTGCTACAGGACCTACTGGAGCTACAGGAATAACAGGAGTTTAGTATGGCAGAGGAAATAGGATCTAGAATAGATGAATTATTAGGGAAGGATTTTTCTCAAATGTCTACTGATGAGATATTAAATATAATATCAGGTGGACAAGATTTTAATATACCTTATGAGGATTTACAATCTAAAGAGGGATTTAATAAGGAATTAGAAAAAAGCCAAAAGGAAGTAGATAACATAATAGATAGCTTAAAACCTCAAGGTCCTCCTATATCATTAAAAAAAATAGAGGACCTATCTTGTAAATATGAGGGAGACGATTTATATAGTAGAATCATTTTAGAATCTATAAAAAAAGAGGATAAAAAATTATACGATGAGCTTGTAAATTCTGATGAGTATAAGAAAAATATATCTGTAACAGAAAAGGATCTAGGAGTAAGTGTAGGAAATAGGGATCTCGGTTTTTCTAAAAAAATACCTTCATCAGGAATAACTAAATATCTGAAAGGAAAAAACCAGGATTTATTAGAAAAAATAAATGAAAAAATATTTGATAATATAGATCCTCTAATCTTAGGAAAACCTTCTAACTCCGGTTCAAGAAAGAAAAGAAAAATGAAAGTTCTAGGTTTTGATATACCCCTAGAATTTATAATGAATAAAACGCAAATAGTCCATGTAAAGATAGGAGGAGACGATCTAAGCATAGATGGAGCATTAGAAAAAATAAACGGGTTATTAAAAGACCAGAATGCAAATACTAATCCTTGTGATGGAGTTGAAAATTCAAGCTCTGAAAGAATAGACGGATTTGATGCTAATTTTTTTCCTGATGGTGATGATCCAATTATAGATGATGATTGTTTACCCGGAGTGCCAGAAGATCCTATAACTGGAGATCCTATATTAACTAAGTCTTCATTCGAAGATATATTAGACGAATTTTGTGATCCACCAACATACGAATTCAATAGAGAAACTTTACCAGATCCAGTACCATCCCCTGTAGATGTTAATGCAATAGATTCTTGTATATCATCAGCTCTAGATAAAAGTAAAAAGCTTGAGGAGGACATAAAATTATTAGCTAGATGGCAAAATTTAGAAAGAGGCCTAGAGGAAATTTTATATCATTATGAGGGGATATACGAATATCAGAAATCTTTATATGAGAATTGGATTGCTAGAGTTCCTAAAAATGATGGTGGCGATCCTAGCGATTTTGGTTTAGGGATCGAAATATTAACTTATAACGATCAAATAAAAGCGTATAAGAAAGAATTAATAGATCAGAATACTAAATATAGTAACGACAAAAAGATCTTCTTAGAGAACAACAATATATTTACTGAAGATCTTTTTTTATTGAACGTTTATGATACAGAATTAAGCGATCCAGATTTAGAGATTCTTTTTAATAATCAAATAAATGCCAACAAATCTCCTATAACTTACGAAGAGTCAACTGCATCTTGGCCAGTTTCCGAAGGGATAATAAAATTTAAGGAAAATGTAGAGGATATAAGAATAATAATTATAGAAAGGAATTTTATAGGAATATTAGAAAATAAAATAAAAGAAACTGAGGATTTATTAAATGCCTCTATTTCTACTCTAGAAGAAAGAAAGCAAGCTCCTGTTACTATAGGAGATGTTGAAAAATCTTTTATTCCAACCAATACAGCAACAACTGATTTATATGGTCAAGGAAATTCATCACTAGATATAAACGAAAGAGTATTTAAAAGCAGTGCACAAAATCTAGCTACTGGTCTTTCTTACGCATACGATTCCTATGGGTACGATTTTTTAGAAGCATTAAAAAAATTCTCAATAAGATACCAAACTAAATTCGTAAAGTCACTAAGTGAATTACAATTTGAGCTATCGTTCGTATCTGATTACGGCTTTCCTTTACCTTATAAAAAAGTTAAAAAACCGGGAAAGATTACTTTCTCTGGATCATCTGCTGAACCTTTATCCGAGGTAGATGAACCTGATGCTGAAAAAATAAAAATAGGAAATGAGTATTCTGGCAATGGAGGAATATTAGGAGGTACTAAAGCTGACTATTTAACATCATATCAGTATATAAAGATAAACAATATAAAGACAGGATTTCCTGATGTTGCTAAGTTCTATGATTTTATAGAAAAAATAATTAAAACAAATGACTCTAAGCAATCTATAATAGATAAAATAGTAGATGATAGAGGAATATTATACGGGCAACTCATAGAAAAATCTTCTTCTAATTGGCTTTTCTTTACTGCAGAAGAAAGAGGAGATAATGATGCTAGGGATCCTTCAAAAAACAGACCCTCAAGTTTCACACAAGACGGAGAGCCAACACCAGTTTTTACAGATTTCTATAGTAATTTTAAACCTAAATGGGATGAAAAATATAGACAAAGCAAATCGAAGTATATAGACCCTGCTATAAAAGATATAAGAGATAAAGCAATAAAGGCTGGAGAGGGATTAGCAAAAACACTACCTGCTTCTGATGTAATAGGTATTAGAATATATGAAAATTATTTAGATGTAAAAAATAAGTACGAGCAGATAAGGGATACTATGCTTCTTGCTTCACAAAAGGTTAGTGAGATAAACGATTCTGTAAGCCCTGAGAATGTTAAAAAAAGATTTTCGGATGTTAAATGTGCAGGAGTAAATAATGAGCCAGACGAGGATGATCCTGAGAATTGTCCCCCTATTTGTTGTGGCGAGCCTGGTTCTGATTTTAAAACAAAAAATTATTTATTATCATCCCCTCCTAGCTCTGATTGTCCAACCATTTTTCAAAGGTGTTGGTGGAAACAATTTTGTAAGGATGTAACAAAAGTTGGTCTTTTGCCATACCCTAACGGTCTGCCTCCAATTGAAGATACTAAATACTTTTTATCCCAGGGTCCTTCAGTAAGATTGGGATTAAAATATTGGCCCGTGGGATATCTTCCGCCATCTTTTATACCTATACCTTTTCCTAATCCTATAGACGGAAATCCTTATATAAGGATACCGCTTCCTATGATATGGACTATAGTACCTCCTATATTAATACCCCTTCCTTTTAATTTGGGATTGCTGGTTATATTCATTCCTTTTATAGGAGGGTTTATGCCAACCCCGCTTGTCTATATAAAAGAGTTTTTAACAGGGAGTTCTCTTTTCCTTACAGGATTAAGAGGACCTAGATTTATTCCTAGAAAATCTGATCCTGTTATAAAAGATCCTTTTGAAAAAATTAAGCAAGCTATATCTTTTGGTATACCTGATAAATTGATACCTCTTCCTGGATTTGGATTAGATAATCAGGATTCTAAACAAAGGGTTTTAGAAGGGATAAGGACTAATTTATCAAAAATATTTGATAGCGTTCCTCCTCCTGGAGATATACAGAAAATTAGAGAACAACAACAAAAGGAAAGAGAACTTAAAAAATCAATAAGAGATAAAGAGAGGGATTATAAAAACAAGAGCGCATTGCTTGATATTCCTAAGCCGGATTTAACGGAAGAAAAAAAACAGCTAGATCTTTTAGTAAATCAAAGGAAGGAATCATTAAAAACTGTAATAAAAAACTATCTAGATAAAAGTATACCAGATCCTAAATCTATATACTTTCCTAAGGATAAGGATAAATTAAAAATTGATATACCTGGTATAATAAGATCTCTTAGAATATTAAAGGAGATGAAAGCAAGTTTAGTTCCTATAGACTGCCCCAACTTTATAAACTTTAAAGATGAGATGAGAGAGGTACTTAAACTTATGAAAATAGTTTGTCCTCCTAAATATTTCTTAGAAAATTTTGAAGTTGCTAATTCAAGTAAGATATTCCTAAGAAGAGATAAGGATCCTAGACTTATGTCAGATGACGAATTTAATGATCTTGTTAAACTGATAAGAGGTGCGTCTTTAATAATAACCAAGATAATTTTATGGGGTAATAGATTCTCTGTTATTAAAAAAGTAAGGGATGGTGCATTTTCAATAGTTGAAAGTAGTGAATTTGAAGGAATTTTTAAATTTCCAGAGATAAAGATAACGAATTCTGCACCTAGAACATTAAAATTTTTAAGAAAGAAAAATCCTATTATAGAGGCTATTAAATTTAGAATAATGGAGGGTCTTTCTACAATAGAATATAGGAAAGAAGATTTTTCTAGATATGTTAGATATGAAGGAGAAAATCCTATATTGGTTATAAGAGTAAAAGATTTAAAGAAATTGGTTTCTAAAAAACTTGGACTTAGCAGAATAGGTCCTTTTGATCCAGTTAGACCACTAGATGAGGAAGATCCTTTAATTTCTAATTTTCCGTATCCTAAAGGACCACTTTCATGTTTAAGCGCTCTTAACGGAGGATTTGGTAATGCTGTTGCTGCTTTTGAAATGCCTACGGTTTTTCCACTTAAGCAAGATCAACTAACACAAACCCCAGGCCTTGGCGGAATTATACAAGTAACTATACCAGGATCTAAAATAAAATCGTTTCTAATAGAGGCTTTAATAAAAAGTCTAGATAATGGTTCATTGGAAGCAGCTATGCCTGAAATAAAAGATGTTGATTCACCTAAATTTTTAAATCTTAATCCTGAGGATATTCAAAAGATGTCTAAAAATTTAGTATTGGATCTAGTAAATCCAGAATCTCCTGAAGTTCCAGCATTCTTAAATATTTTAAACATTCCAGTATTTCCCCCTGCTAGACCAACTGATATGATAGAGCAGGCTCTAATAGGGTTAGGTGCTCCTCCTCCTGCTAGAATAGTATATAGCTTATTCTGGGAATATTATAAAAGTTTACCTAAAACTCCACTAGGAGATAAATTAGTATTCCCTAAGGTTTCTGCTTCTGCAGAACTACTTTCAAAAATACCTTGGCCATTAGCTGTACTATTAGGAAGAAACTTATTAAACATTTTAAATCCTATAATAATGAGCGACGATCATCCTGCTTGGAGAAGAATGAGCTTAAGAAACACTTATTATGTTGTTTATATAGATGAATTCTTAAGAAGCGCAGCTGATGTTTCAGGATTGTTTAAATTTTTCTTAGGCTCTGCAGATCCTGTGTATCCTATCCCCGAATTGCCATCCGAATTAAAAAAAGCTTTTAATTTGAAAAAATATTAATTTCTTGGAAATTTTAATCCAATTTTATAGTATAAACCAATACAAACCCAAATAACATGAAAAATAAAAATTTTAGTTTTTTCGAATATGACACAGAAGAAAGGGAAAAACTAGCTTCACTTTACGGAAATACATTTCCTGACGACTCAGCGAAAATATCGGGTAAAGATTTACAAAACAATTCAGTAGAAAAAATTACAGTAACATCTGTTGATCCTGATAAAGGAATAGCTTTAGGAGAGACCACTTTTGGTCAAACTATTGTAATAGACACGAAGAAGGAAGAAAAGAATATGAGAAAGCTTGGATATCCTTCTATAGAGATGAATCCAGGTCACGTATTAGATGTTGTGATAACTAAGGATTCTTCTGGATCTTTCAATGGATCTGTTTCTGCTGGATATGAAAAAGCACTTAAAAGAGAATTACATAGATCAATAAAAGAAGAGGACTGCGCTTTCAAGGTTAAAGTTAAGAATGTTTGTAACGGAGGATTCATGGTTGATCTATCTGGAATTGAATGTTTCCTTCCTGGAAGTCTAGCTGCAGCAAACAGAATTATGAATTTTGCAGATTATGTAGGTAAAGAACTAAACGTAATGGTTGAAGTCTACGATCAGAAAAGAGATATTTTTGTTGTATCATTTAAGAAATATTTAAGAAAAATTATAGATCGTGCAGTTCAAGATCTTTCCTTCTCTAATAAATATCAAGGTAATGTTACAGGACTATCAGGTAATGGAGTATTTGTAGAATGGGATGATATCTATACAGGAATCATACCTATGGACGATACAAGCAGAGGAAATCTAGAAAAATATAAAGCTGGTGATAGCATCGAATTTTATGTAATGGATATTAAAAATCCACAAAGAATAAATTTATCAGTTACCCAACCAAACGAGAAGATGAAAAATATCCAAGAAATGAAGGATACTTCTTCTGAAGTTTTGGGGGAAAATACCGATTTGAAAATATATAAAGGAGAGGTTACTAAAATTAAAACTTTCGGTATTTTCATAAAGATGGAAAATGGTCTAAGTGGTCTTATCGAAAAAGAAAAATTAGTAAACTCTATTAAAGAATACGAGGTTGGAGAATCGGTTGATTTTTCGATCTTAAGCGTGGATATTTCCACACTTAAAATACAATTAATAGAGAAATAAAAATTGGCTAATCTACTTACTAATGATTTTTTCTACTCAGTTAAGCTTGGTTTCGAATTTGAGTTTTATAGTAACTTAAATAGGAATGAAATATGCGAGGGCCTAGGAAAGGTATTAGGAAAGAAAATACTTCTTTTTAATAAGTATCATTCTAATTTTAAACCAAACAAGGATATTTTTAAATTAGAGCCGGATTATTCAGGAGGATCCAAGATGGTAGAATTCATCACGGGTCCTCTTCCTTATTTCGAGGCTATAGTTATTTTAATAAAAACCTTAAAATGGATAGATGAGAATGGGTATACGGATAAGAAGTGTGCTTTTCAGTTTGGTGTTAGCATAGACACATCAATATATCCTGAAGTTCCTAAAATGACGGAACTAAATATTCTTAAATTTATTCTTGGATTTGATGAGAATGTTATCTATAAAAGATTCCCTGATAGAATGGGATCTTTATATGCTAAATCTATAAAAAGAATTATTCCATCAAATAAGTTCGTAGATCCTAGTAATATTGGATTTATTGATAAGAATCTATTTGAAGTTCCTCTTGAAAAAAATATGGGGATAAATTTCTTAAAACTTCCTGAAGGATATTTCGAGGTTAGATATCTTGGTGGAAAAGATTACCAGAAAAGATATTCTGCTATTAAGGAAATAATAGACTATATAATTACCTATACTGTTGGAGTACTACAATTCAATACAGGATTTACTGATAACGATCTTAAGACTCTTAAAATGTTCCTTAATGAGATATACAAAAACTCATCTACATTTATAGATCCGGACGCTTTCCAGAAGAATTATCCACACATGAATATAATGGTGGATTTAAGATCTGATCCACAAATACTTAGATCTTTTTTCCTAAATATAAGGGAAGTACTTTACGATCTAATAGTTGAGAATAGCATAAAAGAAGGAATAATTAATTATGATAGTTCTTTAGGTAAATTCCAGCTAAAAGATATAAAAACAACTAGAGCCTACCTTTTAAAGGATTATGATATATTAGAAGGAGAAATAGCAGGAAATATATTTAATTGTAGATTGTTTACTTGCAAAATAAACGATTCAACTCTAGAAGATTGCGATTTAATAACCAATAATGAAATAAGTAGATCTAAGATTATGACTTCGGATCTTTATTTTACTAATACTGTCCATGATAGCTATATAGATAATAAAGACAAGGAAATTAATTGTGAGGTTTTCGGTGGAATAATTAGATCAGGATTTATAGGTAAGCTTGCTACTATATCCCCTGAGACAGAAATAGTTAAAGATGGAGACGACGATAAAAAATTAAAAGGAAGTTCTAAGAAAAGACCTTTCCCTAATAGAAACGAAGGGGATTCACCTTCTACTCCAGCTAGATTTTCTGATAATAATTCTAAACCTTCAGGAATACCTGGGGTAAACTTTAAATCAAATAATTAATAGATATGACCGAAGCAGACTTAATCCAAGAAATAAAGGATGACATATCTCATTCTTGTGCTTTGCCTTATAATCTAAACGAGCAGGAAATTAAGAGGATAATAAAAAGAGCTAGGGCTTATTTTTATGATAATTATCAATATGCTGTAGAGGATAGAATATTTGTATTAGGAAGAGAATTATTCTCAACGCCATCATTTAGAGCTACTAGACAAATACAGCTTCCTCAATGTGTTAGATCCATTTACGAGGTTAGAGAAGTAAACGGAGCTGGATTGATAGGAACCCCTGATAAAGATTTTGGTGATTCTAAACTACTAGGGTCGGAACTTATGTTATCTCCTTTTGCAGGGGATAATTTAGTGTATAGAACTGTTTTATATTCTTTCTTCGATTTAGCAAAGGCATATTTATTAGAAACTTATGCTTTTAACTATAACAAAAACACAAAAAAACTAACTATAAACGGTAGAGATCCTAATAGAACATATCAAACAGATGGCGGTAGCTCAAGCTCATTATACAGCGGAACTGATGTGGGAATAAGGGCTTATATAGATATACCAGAAGAAAGCTTATATGATGATGAATTATTTGTAAGGTTCTGCTTAGCTGAAGCTAAAATAAATATAGGTAGATTGTTAGGTACTTTTGAATATAATCTTCCTGGTGGTGTTAGAGTTAACTATAATAATATCCAAACTATAGGATCAACTGAAAAAACTGAAATAATTCAGATGATAAAAGACGAGAACACCCCTTCATACTTCTTACAGTGGAATTAAAAAAAATAATATTCTGTAGAATATATTTTCCATTTTCAGTCTATAATATTAAATAATAAAATCCGGTAAAATAAGTGGGTATTTTTTTATTGGAATATATAGATCAACATGGGAAGATTAAGTGAAATTTATCCAAGGGGACCTCAAGATCCTAATTATAAGGAAGGGTTTCTTCACACTAATGATGATGTGGAAATCTTGATAGGGATGATTAAAAATTGTATGCTGTCGAGGCCGGGGGAGGTTTTAGGAGATCCTTATTTTGGTATAGATCTAGAAGGATTAATATTTGATCTTGAGGTTGATGAATCAACTCTATCAAGAGCAATAGATATTCACTTAGCCACATATGTTCCTATGGCCTTTAGTATTTTCGACGTGAAATACACAATAGGATTTTTAAGAGGAGAAACAAGAGATGCCTGTGTAATAGATTTTGCAATAAAGGGTAATCCTATATTAGGAATTAAAATATTATAAATATGGATTTATTATCGAAAAGTAACGCTAAAATATCCGACCTTCTAACTCAAACTTTTGAGTTAATACAGGCAAGATATGGGATGTCTAACCAATTATTTACTGTAGCTTCTGTATGGGGTCAGATAATATTTGTACTTGACAATCTCTCACAATTTGTTTTATTTTTTATTGAAGATTCCATAACGGAATTAAATATTAATACAGCAACTAGAGAATCATCTGTATACGGTCTTGCTACTCTTGCTGGGCATAATCCAACGAGGAGTATATCAGCAAAAGGTGAGGTACTTATAAAATGGAATGGAAGGGGTGCAGAAAATATAGGAGGTGGAGCGGTTTTAATTCCAAAAAACTCTGAAATAAAATGTGTCAATAATGGAAAAACATATCTATTGAAATTTCCACAAGAATATACTAGATTAAATTTAGATGGGTCTTCCAATTTACTTTGTTCTATAATAGAAGGAACGATAAGTACTAATCAATATACTGGATCTGGAGATATTTTACAGAGCTTTAATATATCTTCCAGAGGTACTTCTGGGATAGAAAACTTTGAGGTTGATGTAAAAATAAACGGGGTGGAGTGGAAAAGATACGAATCTTTATACGACATACCTAGAAATGGTAGAGGATATATGGTCAGAAGCTCTATAATATCTGGTATAGACATTTTCTTCGGTAATACAAATTTTGGTCTTCCTCCAGCACCTGGTTCTATTATACAAGTAAATTATTTAGAATCTGCTGGATCTAGTGGAAATATTATAGTAGAGGATTCTTCACAGATAATATTTAATTTCGATTCGGAGGGTACAGATCTTTTTGGTAATGGTGTAACTCTTTCTGAAGTTTTAAGTGTTAGCTGTACAGTTATTCCACAATTAGGAGCTAATCAAGAATCTATAGATTTAACTAGATTAATAGCACCTAAAACTTCAAGAAGTTTTGTCTTGGCCAATCCAACTAATTACATAACTTATTTTGAAAAATTTGGACAGTTTTCTATAATAGAAGCATTTACGACTTTTGATGATCAATACATAGATGACGACAATATAATATACCTTATCTTAGTTCCTGATATACAGATAACACTAAAAAGTAATGAAACATATTTTGATATACCAGTATCAAGATTTAAATTAACTAATGCACAAAGAAATAGTATTTATGCTTTGTTAGACGAGAGCGGACAGAAAATAGTTACAACTGAGGTTAAAATACTAGATCCGGTAATAAAAAAATATGTAATAAACATAGCTATTACTATATTTGAAGGTAATGATCCCGATACCATAAAATCACAGATAGTAAATACTATGAGTGACTATTTCTTAAATATAAGAAGAAGGGATAAGATACCTAGATCTGATTTAATTGCAGCAGTGGAGGAGATAAAAGGAGTGGATTCTGTTTCTTTATATTTTGTAGGAGAAGAAAACGAAGCAGCTAAAGCACAAAGTCCAAATTCACCAGAGATAGGATTTGATGAATTTGGCGATATAGTTATAGGAAAAGATGAGATAGTTATAATATCAGGGGGATGGGAAGATAGGAATGGAATCTATTATGATCTAGGAGCTGGTATGACAACCCTTTCTTCTATAAACATAGATATTAGATCTATAGTACCTAATACTTATAACTCAAAAGTAAATAGCATATTAAAAAGTTCTTTAAATACAGGAAATTAAAATGGATAAAAAAAGCTGGTACGAATTTATAAATACCCAAAACGACGATAGATCTAATTTGGGATTTGATTATGAGGGTAAAATATTCGAAAAAACGCTTTCTAATCCTGTATTAGACGGAGATTCTAATAGGATGGATATTTTAGCTAGTATGGAAAAAGTTGTTTATAACTGGTTCGAAGCAGCTAAGTATATAAAGAACTATTTTAATTATACCGTTCCAAAAGATAATAAATACGTAAGATAAGATGAATTTTCAAAATCTTTTATTTTTTGATAAAAAAGGTGATCAATATAATTTTGTATGGAATGGTAATTATTGGGAGGGTGCAATACTTTTCCCTATTGTTTCTGAAAAGCTTTTTGAGGTCCAACATATATTTATAATAGAAAAATTTCTAAACCCTCTATCTGAAATAAAATATGGTTTTCCACACTCATACGGTGTTAGTCCGGGTCCTTCTGTATGGAGAACAAGATGGGAATCAGATTATGATGGAAGTACTAATGTTTCTTCTATCATATACACATATGAATTGGGAGTGGATGGAAATCTTGATGCTCCTGTATTAGTTAAAGCGAATAACGTAGAATTTTACCCAGAGATAGTTCCTGGTGACGTTGTAGCATCTCCTAGCGGATTGGTTGTTAGTAGTGATATCAGTCCATCTTCTATGCAGATAAACATAGCTTTAAATTCTGATAGCGAAGGAATATATGATAGGAGATTAATAATAGAGGATTATACAGATCCTAATAATCCAGTAACTATATTAAAAGTAGAACTACATGGTGAGGTTGAAGGAGAAGATAGCAGATTGTCTGTTACTCTCTCCAATTTCGGAAGATCTTTTAATCCAGATGATGCTTTAATAGTAAGAGAAAGTGATATAAAAGAAGAGTTTCCTGACTATGAAATAATAAACAAAAAAAGAAAGGAGCTTTTATTAGCAGGAGAGAGTATTTTCCCTTATTTAGGATCATATAAATCTCTTTTTAATGCTATAAAATTCTTTGGTTATTATGATCTAAGAGTTAAAGAATATTGGCTTAATATAAAAACTGACGAAGCAGATACCCTTACCCCACTACAACAAAACCAAAAAATATTAAATCAATTAAGTCAGCCTAATATAGAGGGACTTAATAAATTGGAACTAATAAGTAGTTTAATAAAGGATGAGAACCAGGGAAAGTTTAAGCAGGTAGAAATATACGGTAAGAAAAAAGACGGTACGTTTGGTTTAAAAAAACAATTCGAAAGTCTTTTCCCGTCCAAGTCTTATAAGAAAACTGCTTTATTTGGATTATTCTATGATATAAATAGAGTAGTAGAAGATCAGGAGGAGGATCAGTACGGATATCCAATAGTTGAAGATGCTTTTGCTTTTAGTCCAGAAGAGGTACTAATAAAACTTTTTGGATTAAAGCAAAGACTTAAAAGAGACTACCTTCCCTTAAATGCTAGGATAATAGATATTACAGGGGAGGGTGTATATTTTAATTTATATAAAACAAGAGGATGGACTGATGTTGTAGATATCACTGAAATAAAAGGAGGTATAAAAGTAGGTTTTAATGTTTATCCCGAAAGAGGATACGTAGAAGATCTTAGACCTTTCTATACAAAACCAAATCAGAGCGGTCTTTTATATCCAAATATAAATGGAGTAGAAGAGGGAATAAGCTATTACGGAAACACAGTAGATCCTTATTCATATTTTCAAGAATATCCTATCTCCACTATACCATCATTAGAAAATGCAGTAAATCTTTTCTATCAGGACATTACAAATGGAGAAATGCCTAAATTTTTAGGTGACGGAGATTATGATCCTCCTGGATATAAACTTTTCTCTGATGGTAGTGATTATGTTTTTCCCGCTGGATGTCCAGTTATTATAAAAAATGATACCTTTAATCTATCTTGGGAAGAATTGAGTGGAAGCTGGAACTCTTTAGATCCAACAATAACTAGAACAGACTTACAAATAGCTAGCTATTCAAGCACTACATCTCCTAATCCTGGGGGTAGCTTACAAACAGTTTATAGCACTTCATTATTTACTTTGCCAACCACATTCCCTGTGGGAATTAATATTAATATAGGCGCAGGAAATAATTGGTTCGACACAACTTTTCCAGATGTTATTTTTGTAAGGGTTGAGTCAGTAGATTCGCCAGGAAATTTAGTTCTTGGATATTGTAGTGCTGGAGACTATAATACATTAACAGGAAACCTCTATATACAAATGATTTATACTAGAGGATCCGGGGAATATTCAAATTGGAAAGTGAGTCCTACTAATTTAGGATTCAGTTCATACGTATTTGATTATTATGAGAACTTTATACAGAGTAATGGATTCTATTCATGGAATAGATTACCTTATTTAGATTTTTATGAGATAGAATGGACTATTTATAAAGACGATGACGATAAGCCTTACTACTATCAAACAAGAGGAGGATTACCAGAATTGGAAACTATAGTTCATTTCTTACCTTACTCTGGTGAATATAATATAAAATGTAGGGTTTGGGATACATTGAATTCTATATCATTAGGTATAAAAAGGGGCGTAGTAAAAGTAGATAAGAGAGGAATAGAATTAAATACATTAACTAGATTCAGGGAATCTGAAAGTTATGATTGGAATAATATGCCTTTGAAATGGGAAAGCTATCCTTCACAATGGATATTCCCAGTAGAAAACACAAATAAAATACTAAGCATATCTGATTTTATACAGAATTACCCAGAGTATTCTAATAATTTTAATGAGGGACAGCAATGTGAGGTATTAACCAAATTACCAGAGGTAAAATCTACCGTTACGTTTGATGTCGGAGTTCAACAAATTGACATATCAACAATAGTTAGTAACTATATTGGTGGAGGATATGATTTAGCTGAAGTTACAACAATAACTCCTCATGGATATTCATCAGGGGATACTGTTTGGATATATGATTCTTTAGGATCTTCATTAGGTCAATATCCTATTACAGTAACAGGAGCTAACACATTCCAAATACCGGAGATTATTATAACAGCAATAACTGGAGGATATGTTTATGGAACAGGTAATATTAAATTTTATGCTGATGCTGTTTTAATAGCAGACTGTAATTTCCAAGGAGATTTAAACTCAACTACTAGCTTAGCATATAGTATAATTAATTCGTCTCCGCTAGATCCTAAGTATAAGGTTATAAATTTAGTGGATTCTGTTACTACTAATTATAAAACTTTTACAGTTCAAGCACCTAATAATTCTGGAAGTCTTTGGAACGGTAAACAATTTATAGTTCAGACAACTGGGTCTCTTTTAATAACTACTCCAATTAACACCTTCTCTGGCGGATTAAATGAAAGGGAGGAGTATGTTTATTATGACTTCAATTTATTACCTAAGAAGGAAATGAGGTATTGGGGAACTAAAAGCTTATCGTGGGAAACTTTTGAAGATTTTTCTTTCGAAAAAGCTTATGCCCATACTTGGGATATGTACGATTATCATAATGATTGGCTAGGAGGGTTTAATCTATATTCATTACAATATGGAGATAGGGTTAAGGTTACTGAAGATTCTAATGGATTAGTATTTGGTGAGACTGATTCTCCCGGAAATAATTATTTAGATCTTAAGGAAGCTGCGGATCAGTTAAACAATTCTATAGACGAAAATATAAAAAGGTTTGATTATGTTGTAAGAGGATTTTCAGAGCTTCCTAATAATTTTTATCCTAACGCTAATCCCATATCTCCAGATCTTAGTACAAATCCAGGACCTAAAAATATACAATCTAAATTTTATAAAGTTCCTACTTATTCGCCTGTACTATTTGAACCTACAGGAATAGCTTGGGATGCTGATGGTGATATATGGGTAACCGGTGAGGATGTCATAAAATTCGATGGTGTTAATTACACAAATTATGATTCAAGTAACAGTGTAATGCCTGGAGTATCTCTTCTTACTAATTGTATAAAAATAGATAGAAATGATATAAAATGGATAGGATTAGAAAACAATCTTGTACCTCTAGTTAAAATAAACGAGAAAGATCCATCAGATAGTTTTGCATATTCTGTTAATGATTTTGTAGATAATGGAGGAAATCCAATATCTCCTATAACACCTTCTAGTATAAATTGTATAGAAATAAATCCGCAGAGAGGAGACATATTTGCAGGATTTACTTGCAACTCTTCGCCTTCTTATGACGGATTACTTTTCTATGATTCTAGTGCAAAATCTTGGAATCTTTATACAACTTCTAATTCTGATATACCTTCCGATAATATAAGAGATCTTAAATTACAATATTACTCGATAAACAAGTGGTACTTATGGATAGCAACAGATAACGGAATTTCTAGATTTGATGGAGTTAATTTCAAAAATTATAATACGGGTAACTCAGGTATTCCGTCAAATAATGTTTATTCTATTGAATTAGATAAGCTAAATCATAAATGGATAGGAACTTCCGATGGTTTAGTTTATTGGGATGATATAAGATGGGCGGTTTGGAACAATGCTACTAATCCTGAACTAAATTTAGGCTCCGTAAAAAGCATAATAGAAACAGGAAACAGTAACATATGGTTTACTATAGATTCTAGTTCTTCACCTTCTAGTACAGAACTTTATTATTTTGATGGATACTATTTTACTAAAGTTTTATATAGAAATGATGGAACTACTCTTATAAATCCTGTTGATTGTAATTTTGGTAAGATATCATTATCCGCACCATGGAAAACTATTAAAAATGGAGAAACAACTTTCCCTAAAAATCTTTTAATTCTAACAAAGGATGGAGAGATAGGTAAAATTGATTATATAATACCTCATATACAGGCGACATCTAAGGATCCTGGTACTAATGGATGGGATTTTATTTATCACAATACTTCTAGTCCTCTTCCGTCAGTAGAATATATTTTTGATTCTGGTATAGGCACATCACAATTAGGTTTTAACTTTATAGTTGGTCCTTATTATGATAATATAACTTTAAACTCCGATTACACCAGGCCTATCATGCCTAATGTTGATAGATATTCTTGGTATAAGCCTATTTGGCAGCGTTACAGCATCGATCGATTGAAATACCAATTTCCATCTTTGAATATAGACGATGTCTTCTTATACGCTCCCCTAAGAGATATTTTGAACGACAAAGCCAATAAAGAACCTTACTGGAAAAACTCACAAATAGAAAGAATAGCTAAGAAAAAATCTAGAGATCTTTTTGATAATTTCGAATGGGTTATAACACTAGGTAATAGCAATCCTGATCAAGGTGTCAAGGTTACAGTAGACAACGAGGGTGACATAATAGCTATTGGAGACTTTACTGGTACTATATTCATGGGTGAGGTTAATAATATAGGTACTCAGGATCTATATCTAACATCATTAGATCAAGGAGTTTATATAGCTAAATATAATAAAGGTGGAGTTATACAATGGGCTAGATCTATAGCATCAACATCACCTCAAGGTCCTATCTATGCTAGATCTGTTATAACAGATACGAATGGAAACATATATGTAGTTAGTGATAATAATCTTACTGGATTTATACAAATAGATAAGTTTAATTTTGATGGGGTTTTATTAAATTCTTTGAATATACCTATTACACCAGATCAATACATAGGTGATATTAAAGTAGATAAGTATGAAAATATTTATATATGTGGAGGATTCCAAGGAAATCTAATCCTTGGCTCGTCATCTTTAATATCAACCGGACAAGATTCTGGATTCTTAGCTAAATTAGATCCTTCTATGACTTTTGTTTGGGCTAAGCAATTTACGAATACCACGTATTCTAAAGCATATGAGATAGGAATACTAAAAGAAGAATACCTTTATTTAACTGGAGTATTTGATTCTCAGATAGATTTAGGACCTATACAATTAACCGGTGTGGGTAATCCTGATATGTTTATAGCTAAATTCTATACAGGAGACGGGGAATGCTTATGGGCTAATAGTATTGGATACGATTCTTCCACATCTTTTGGTTCTTCATCAATATGTTTAGATCCTAATGGGCATGTATTAATTAGTGGTTCATATGAAGGAACTATAAAAATAGAGAACCAGACATTATCTTCATTCCCTGGAACAACTGATATATTTGTAATAAAACTGTTGTCCACTGGAAAATTAATTTGGATGAAAATGTGCGGTGGATCGGGAGGTGATACTGCTCACGATATAGAAAGTGATTCCGATGAAAATGTTTATATAACGGGATCATACACTTCACCAGCGTATTTTTCTCCGGAGGAAATAGAATCAAGAGGAGGAACGGACATATATCTAACTAAATTCAATAAGGATGGATTATTAGTAGATATAGTAACAGCTGGAGGTATTAACAATGATTCAGGAGCTGATCTAGTTTTGGATAAAGAAGAAAATATTTATATAACTGGTTATTTTGAAGGTGAATCTGAATTTTCACCTTATGTTATTTTATCCCCGCCTGGAGGAAATCTAGATGCTTTCTTGGGAAAAATACCAAAGGAAAGATTTAAAGAGGGTAATAAGATAGGATCAGTACAATCTTGGCTTGGATCTCACGCATGGTCTTGGAAGGAGGAAAAATTCTATAGAGATGAATTTGAA